CCCATATTATAGGATATGGACTGCTCTTGGCTCATACTCCCAGTGTCGGGTGGTGCAGTGGCAAGCTGCTCGATTACTGCCGTGGCTGCCTCCTGGAGGTCAGCTTTACCCATTGGTAGGGTAATGGTTGTTTGATTCATTACTATGTTACTATTATTTATTAGACATCGACACACATTATTATATATAAAGAGGCAGTGCGCCCTTAACCCCTTGTCTAATGGCATAAAACGCTCGAACATAGAAAAGAGCTTACCACGCCAGCGACATTACATCGCAAGCAGGGGAGTTCACACTGCCATATATGTATATGCAGCCTCTGTATCAGAGGCACATCATGTGCTTCGATACTTTCTACGTTCCCGACATTTTATTTTTTTAGACGGTGCAAAGATAAGGAGATTTCTCGAAACAACCAAACATTTTCTAGGGAAAATTACCTTTTTCTGTAATTTTATGCCAAAAAAACTTGCGTAATACGTTTTTTTATCGTATTTTTGCAGCGAAAATAATATATTAATAGGTAATAATATGAAGAAACTGGATATTAGGCGTGCTCTTACCGAGCACAATATGAGTCAGATTGAATTGGCGAAGAAATCGGGTATCATCGCTCCGAATATCAGCGCCATCATCAAAGGCGGCAACCCCACCGTTGCCAAGCTGATGCAGATAGCTGAAGGCATCGGCTGCGACATCACCGACCTTTTCTATCCCGACCCTGCGGAAGAGGCAGAAGAGAAAGAGACTCCTGCCGAAACGGAAAACGATAGTGAAACTCTGAACGCTACGCTACGTGGAGATCTGCCGGAAGGTTTCATTCTTAGGGACGTGAATTTCGTGCAGCAGGTAGCAGGGAGCGAGCCAGCCTATCCGGTTCACGAAAACGGACTGGTATCAGAAAATCAGCAGCAGCAGATGATCCAGACTTCCACCTTCTGCCCTCACTGCGGAAAGAAAGTAAGGGTGGGAGTGGTGCTGCTGCCCGAAGAAGGATGAATGATGAATATTGAATAATTAATAATGTATAACACTTTAAACGGAATGAAGAAATGAAACAGAATTTTCTAACTATGATGAAGCGTTCCCTGCTGGCTATCTGCACAGTGGTGGCTGCGGGAATGGTTACGGCATCGCTCACGGCTTGCAGCAGCAACGAGGACGAGAGCGAGAAGAATGCGGCAAAGGTGAAGGAATATCTTGTCGGCAATGAGTGGACCATCAACAGTACCAGTGGTACTTACTCTTATTACAAGAACCACATGGTTTACTATGAGGGCAGCGGCAGCATGAGCTCGGGCGGTCTCTTCGCCGAGCCTAACACCGCCTTCGGCTACTGGCAGATGGATGGCGACAAGCTTACTACCCGCTTCGAGGTGGGCACTCCGAAAAGCTTCAATATCGGCCATCTGCTGAACGGAACTCTATCGGGCGTGCATCTGCAGGAAAGCAACAAAATCATGGGCAGCAGGGTATCAATAAGCATCGATATGCGCCCGCTGATTGTGGGCACCCTGCCTAACGGATATGAATGCCAGATGAGATGCGGCAGCTCGCTGGATGATATTTCTGACGAGACGGACCACGATGTGGCGCTGAGAGGCACCTGGTATTGCGTCGTTACCTATACCAATGCCGAGAATGGAAAGAAGAGGAACTGTATGGCTTCCATGACGTTTAACGAGGATGGCACCATGCACATGGTGATAGAGAGTGTCAGCGATCATACTGCTACCTACACCACAAAGAACGGAAAGGTTACTATCAATGGTTTCCTGAGCAAGAGCGATGTGGTTACCTTCTATTACAAGAACCTTTCTGGTGTAGAGATTAAGCTATATAGCTGCGAGAACGGCTATCTCTCTTCTATATGGTTTAAGGATAGGGAAGATGCGGCCCGATATTGATGCGCAAGGGCGATGCTAAAGTTTATAGTTAATAGTTGATAGTTAATAGTTGATAGTTAATAGTTGATAGAGGCTAGCGCCGTTGAGCAAGAATGCCCTATAAACTATCAACTATTAACTATTAACTCTTATTTATCCTTCGCCGCCTGGTCTGCCAGTGCCGCCGCCACCTTCGGTGGTGCCTGCATCGGCACCTGCATCAGGGGTAATCTCGCCCGTAATATCCAGGTCGCCCAGCTTCACCTTCAAATCATCGGTTACCAGGGTGCGGAGGTAGCTGAATCGGTTGCCGATTTTGTGCTGACCCTTGTAGGCCTTCAGTACCAACTGGTAGTTGTCGCTTCCCTTCGGGTTCTCGGTGGATGGCTTGTTGGCCTTCCACCACTTGGTGGCAAACTTGCTCTTCGCAACAAAGAGCTTGCGCACGGACTGCTGCGCTCCGGTGTTGGAATCGGAATAATGATGATGCACGGCTGAATACATCTTTCCAGTCTGCTTGTTGAGGGCGATGTAGGTGCCCTCCTTGCTGCACAATTTGCCACTGATAGACGTGAACAAATCGCTCGGTTGAACTTTTGCCATAATCTTTACATTTTTATGGTTCGACAATATGCCTCCTCGTGGGGGCGTTAACACTTGCAAAGATGGCTCGGGAGTGGGCGTTGAGGGCAGCAAACATGGGGGCTGACCTGTGACGGAATCGCATGGAATGGGGGCGAGTGGGAAGGGTGGGTTCCTTTCCCGGTTCTCCAATAATCCTCCGATAGTCCTCCAATAGTCCTCCAATGATTTTCCAATCATCTTTCAATCACTTTCGGATGATTTCCTAATGATTTTCTTCCTGTTTCCTAGCGTTCGCTTTCGGGTAATCTTATGATGCAAAGGTAGCATTTTTCTGGGAAACGGGGCGGACATGAGCTGTATAATTTTTATGGAATAATGCCATTATCCGTATGATTTCCGTTGCGAAAAATTCGGATAATTCTTCGGGACGAGCCGAAAATTTACAGATAATTTCTTGTTTTTCTCGGAATTTTTTATAGTTATTTGGATTTTTCTTCGTACCTTTGCAGCCAATCTATCATGACCCGCAAGGGTTATGGTGTTATAATCTTTAAAAAGGTATTAAAAAAACGATGAAGCCCTGCCGTCCGTGATGGATCGTGGGGCTTTTTTGATAGTTGATAGTTTATAGTTTATAGGAGGTGTTATGGCGAAGTCTCTATTTCCATGTTGATTTTTCCGTCCTTCATATAGATTTCTATTTCTGCTCCGTTATCAAGAAGCGAGCTTATCTCCTTCTCGGTAGGAAGGTCTGCTCTTATGATTTTCATTTTCGTCATAATAATTGTTTATCAATATATCAAAGTTCTTGGAATTATTATTCCGCAGTAACTTCCTGTTTATTAAATCTCTTTTATATTTCTGTTTGATACGCACACATTCATACCTACCTTTAATGTAGAGAAACCGATAGAAACGTCTATCCATCTTCAGCATGATCCGCTTGCGTATATCGTAGCTATTGCAATGACGCATCAAGCCAAGATAGCTATTGATGGAACAGACGTAATGTTGCAGCGTTTCTATGCTGAAGCCCTCGGAGAGCGTATTCATGTAATGAATCAACTGCTCGAAGTTGCTTACCATGCGGTTGCTGGCGTAAATCCTATCCCGCTTCACTACCATACCCGTAAATGTGATGCCTTTATATACCGACTGCATTTCTATCTTTCTAGGATGTAGGGTTGCGCCTAAAACTATCAGATAAGATCGGATTTTAGGAATCGCATCGAGTAACGACTGCTTATCGGGATAAATCACGTAGAAATCATCGACATATCGCCCATGCCAATAGATATGGAGGAATATATCAAACATCCAATCAAAATCATTGAGCCAGAAGTTGGCATCATGCTGGCTCGTGAGATTCCCGATAGGGAGACCATGGCCAGGCTTCGCGCCCCTCAGCGTCTTTCCTGCCGGAACCATCTTCATTATTTCTTCAGGAGAACGCCTGATGCAATTCTTCGTAGGATCATTCATAATTGTTACACGAGACAGATAGCGTAAATCTTCTATATCATCGCCCTTGTAATTTTCGAGAATAAACTTATCTACCTTATCTGCCAACTGCTTTCGGGGTATGCTCATAAAGAATCCTTTCATGTCGCATTTCAGATACCAGCATGGACGAGTGAAGTTTTCGGAACATTCCTTAATATCTGCCGCCAACTGCATGACACCATATAGCTGTCCTTTACCCTTACGGCAATTATAAGTTCTCTCGCTGAACACGCCTTCGAATAGCGGTTCTAATCGAAGTGCGATGTAGTGATGAATAACTCTATCACGAAAATTAGCAGCGAATACCTCCCGGTATACAGGCCGAGAAACGACAAATGTTATGGATGGAAGCGGTTCGTAGGTACGAGAGTTGATAGCATCCGTTAAATCTGTGATATTCTCAAAGAGATTTACAACAAACCTGATAGCATCAGGAGATGATGCCTTATCTTTTAGACAATTCTCATAAGCCTCTAATATATCTTCTTCCTTTACCATAATTGTTCCTATTTCTCTAACTCTTCAAACTAATGCTGTGACCGGGCGAACTCGATTCGAATTGTCAACCTTACCGTTGTTGCCGTGATTGCCATTGTCAAAGTTCAGATTCCACGCATTGTTGCCGGAATTCTCGACACTAGACCAGTAATTCGTCCGCTATTTTCTCGCTCTGGGTTATACATCTTAGCTGCTTCGCTCCGTCGTACAAATGACGGTGCGAGGTGACAGCGGCGAGACCATTATTAATGGAGAGTCACATTCTACAATAAACCTTAGCCGATTGTACTCTTGCTTTTAATTCAGAGCAGGACTAACCTTTCTTTGAATTTCCCCAAGCTGTAGCCTGTCTACCGATGATGGTAGTTAACCGACAAATATCCGCGGCCTGCTTCTCCGAGAATAGCTTTCTACGGAAAGCAAGGCGAAGGATTGTTTTAAGGAGTTCAAACTTGACACGGAATCCCATCATGTAGTGATGGCGACTATCCGCATACATATTCGCTAGCTGGATATATTCAAAGAGTTCGAGCGCAACGTTCGTCATCTTTTCACCCAGATCATAGCGATACATTCGCGGAAAATTCTGTTTCATCTCCGTGAGTTTATCAACCAGTTCGAACGTATCCTTGTATATCTGTAAATCCTTTGCTAAAGCCATAAATATTTATCAATTATGCTGCTAATAAATCGTGATAGCGTTATATTTTTTTTGTAATTTTTTTTATACGTATCAAAATACCTCAACTGTACAAAAAACTGCCGCATGCTCTTTTATGGAAGGGTACAGAAGTCCGGCGGCTTACGCCGCCAGACTTTTCTTGATCGGCATTCTTGCTTGCCGGCCTACGGCCGGAAGAGGTAAAGAGATAAAGAGATAAAATGATTAAAATGCTGTGACCGGGCGAACTCGAAACGAAGCGTCAACCTTACCGTCGCCGCCGTGAATGCCACCGCCAAAGTTCAGATTCCACGCATAGTTGCCGGAATTCTCGACACTAGACCAGTAAGCCGTCCGCTGGAGCAAATCAGCACTCTGCTTGCCTGCATTCTTGATTCGCTGCAAAGCAAGATTGACGGTCTCGAAATGAGATCGGATAATCTCAAGTTCGCCAGTTGCAGGAAGATACCATGACTTGGCGGGGATGCTCACATCTCCTCCAGGGTCGCCAGTGTGCGATTTTGAATATTTGTAGCAATATGCTACGGCGTAGGTAGCAGGATCATCGTTCTTGTAATAACTACTAGCCATCACTGCCGCTGTTCTCGTCTTACCGTCGAGAAGGCTCCAATCGCTGGATGTCTGATAACCTACAGAATTTTCATTCTGAACACTGCCCCACTTCATAGCACCAGGTTCGGTTAAGGCAATACCGAGACGCAGACTGCCGTGCTGAACGACAATAGCATCGGCATCGGCTTTTTTGATACCGATCTCCGTAGTCTGCCATGGGTCGCATCTCATGTAAGTTCCCCATGTTTCCTTCTGGATCTTACCGATGTAAACACCATCCTGTAAAGAACGCAGGTTTTGCTCCATGTAAGCCTTCATGCTTACTGCTGAAGCATTAGTAATAGCCTGCCCGTTTGCGGCAAGCCACTCGCTCATTTTCTTTGTTTGAATACCCATAATCTTACTTTTTAAAAGAATTTATTTACTTCTCAAATTACTTATCTTTATCTTCCTTGCCTACTATGGCGAGGACTGCATCTATTACGCAGGGAGCGCAATTCTGGACTACCAGGTTGCGGATGATTTCCGCTTCACGCTCGGTGTACTCCGTGTCGGCAGCGCCGTTCCACATCTTCGTGGCAAGGGCTACTCCTTCCAAACCCAGACCATTGCCCTGGTTGTAGATGAGGTTCGCAATACTCTTGCGAAGATTCATTACCTGACAAGCAGACTTGTCGAGAGAGGTATAAACCTCTACATTTTCAAAATTCAATTTCATTTTTTTATCTATCAATTATTGTCTATTTACATATCTCACCATCCATTCCGTACCGTCATACCAGAACCAAGTTACCTGCCCCCGAGTGCCGGAATACCAGGTTTTGTCATTTGCGCCACTGTTGAGGTCGTGGATATTGGTGTTGAGTGCTGACTTGAAGTTTATCCGCCCATTGCCACGCTGGATAACCACATAATGCTGTCCCCATTTCGGACTAGCAGGCAGCGTCAGGGTTATTGTGTTAGTCTCATTATAGCACTCGACGTTAAAATTGTAGTCGGATAGAGCCAAGTCTTTATTAATGCGGACAAAAGAAGGTCTGATACCTGCCACATCGCCCGATTCGATGAGTATGGCATGGTTGCCTTCGTATGCATTTGTCATATCAATCTCTCCAGCATCAATCGTCCAATCGCATTGCAAATGTAGGGCAGCAGCATATTTGGCTATTGGCCTATTGACAAGAACAGAGAAAAAACCACCTTCATAAATATCATTACCGCTACTGGAAGAAGAAACAGCCGTCAGGCAACGGTGATTCCTTCTGCCCAGTTCTATACAATATCCGTCGAAATTGGTAAGGGCTGCAAAGTTTCCGAAATGAATATAGTCATTCTTAAGGAACATATTGCTGCCCTCACGGGTACCGAGACCATACTCCCCGATTCTGAATCCGCCAATAGTTCCGCTTACACTATATATCTCGCCGGATTTCGTCACCGAGAATGGAGCATCACCTCCAGTTGCCGCACCTAGCCACAAGGCATACACGCCATCATCGCCATTCTTTGAAGGGATTCTGTATGAACCGAAAATCTGTCCGTTCTTATCCGTGAGATTGATTTCGTTAGACCCCAACAGATTAATCTTGGCATTCTCTGAAAGAAAGAAATCGGTGGCGATGAAATCCACCGTCATATAGGCTGAATCCCAATACTTGGCAAACTCAGTAGAACCTACAATATTCCTTGAATCAGACTTGCCGGTGGAGTAATATGATTGTATACATCTATACCACGTCTTCTTGCCGCTTGCGCCTGTGAGAAGCACTGCATCTATAAACTTCTCATCATTTCCGCCAGCTTCATACTTGTAAGTTGCCGTCTCCGATGCTTCCACAAAGCCACGATGCTGCCGCCATACGGCTCCACTGCTGCCACGTTCGCCATCCACTCCCTGACGGAGTACGGTGAAGGTGTTGCTGGCAAGAACGGAAATCACCATGGTAGATGTAGGAATACCCTGTGTCTTTTTAAGCGCCTGAAGATAATTGTATCTATTAGCTACAGCGGCGGGACCTGAATACCAGAAGAATTTTATCTGATATACGTTTTCTTCCTTGAGACCATTACCCGTGATAGTGCCATATATATCGCTATCCTTATCGCCCGAAAGAACACCAAGCGCCTCGCCATCCGCTCCTATCGGAAATATAAGAAAATCGAGGGTATCTAAGATACCCGAACAGTTCTCCGTCTTGTCACCCGTATGCCTGAGAAGGCGATATTTACCCAACTTGGTTGTCAGGAATTTACCCGTCTTTCCGTCGGCAGACACGGTGTTTGAATCCAGCTTTATCTCGTAGGTTACGGCATCTTTGCCTTCCACCTTCACCCATTTATACTGATTCCAGTCGCTAGGGTCGGGGCTGCTTACGGTGTTGTAGCATACGCCCATATACGCATAAGACAAGCCAGCCGGATTGGAAGTAGTAAAACCTTCCACGTCCACCATCGTGCCGGAAGAATCCGTCTTGATTCCGGTGGCCCATGCCATGTGGTAGAAATACTGAACTGCCGAGTTGCCAGGTTCGCCCTTGATGTTGCCGCAGTTCACGAATCCGTTAACGATGCCCGAACCCGTTTCACCCGTATACACCCATAGTTCACCATTGATAAGATAGCAGTCGCCCATCTTCTGACCGGAGCTAGGCAGCGCAGAAGATGAAGGTTTCGAGCCTTTGATGCTCACCGACGTTCCGTTGTTGCCATCCTTGCCGTTCAGACGAGAATAAGCTGGCTCAGACTCATTGCCCTTTTTATCTACCTTGATAACCCTCATCCACAGATAAGGCTTATCTTTTGTGGTAGGGATAGGCATATCATGCCAAGTTTCAACACCGGGGGAAATTGCCGAGCTCGCCACGCTCTCTGTTGCGCTGATGCCGAAAGAGTATTCCGTGTAACTGCCGTTCGCGCCAGACTTTCCCGGCTCGCCTACAATGCGCATCGAGCCGCTCCAGACAATGTCGGTGCTCAGTTTTTGTCGCATCCACACGTCGCCTGGAGTAAATCCGTCGTGCCAATTTGTATTATCAGCGGAATACTGACATAAGAGAGATGCGCCGCTGGTGCCATTGGCTCCATTATGGATGATAGGGATGCTTATCATAGCGAGCGGATCACCGATAGACTTATTTGTAGTTTTATCCCTAGCAAAGACGGAAACATCCACTACAGTGGCACTGCGGGGGATCAGTAGAGTAAAAACACCCTTATCGAACGCAAAACTTTTAATGAAAGCGCCGTCCGCAACATAGTACAACTTCTCGATACACAACTCTCGCTGGGAACCGACCACCTTGTATACCGAACAAGTAATCTTGGCATACCCCTCGCTTGTTGTCGTGCCGTCTGCCCAGTTACCATTAGCTTCTATGAGCAACGAACGGGTAGAGGGTACAATCTCGTAAGAGACTGCATCCTCACCGTTTGCTACGCTAGATATATTAAACGTTCCACGAACTAATGTCATAACTAACTATTTTTGAGTTTCGGTAATCTCACAGACAATCTCGCCGTCAATACCACCATTGTCTGAGATAAACGGCTCCGGAATCACGAAAACCGTCTTCTTATCGGAATCAAGGAACGGAGGATTGTAGCCCGCCGAATCTTTTCCGTTGAGCTTGGTTCCTGCTGAATTAAACAAGCCCATGGTGAATGAACATTTGTCAGCGGCAAGCTTGTTGGAACCTGATTTAACGTAAGGCTTGAAGACAGCAGCTATACCGCTCCCCTTTACGCAGACCAGCGTAGCAGGCTTGTCGCTCGTCTCGCTAGCCACAGGGTTAGGGAAAACCTGCCAAGGGTCGGAAATATCATTGACGCTACAAATATCCGTGCCATAGAGATTCTGTTTACCTGCGTCGCTATACACCTTGCACATGAACAACGCACTGCCGTTAACCATCGTCTCCAATACGGTAAGCGTATGTGCCCCCGAATCAGTATTAAGGTTCGTCCATGCGCCGTCCTTCTGCTGGAACCATTCAAAGAAATAGCCATCCACCGTGAAGCCTTCGCCCGAGTTTGTTACAACCACGGCCTGAATCTGGCATTGTCCACCTCTCGCCTCAATGGTGAAAGGAGTACCCTTATAGCTGGCAGGAGACTGGATTCTTACTTTCTTGGATGATGTATCACCATAGGCAATAGTCACAGGGAACTGGGCGGAAAGTTCGGTGCTTGTATTCTCTACCAAACCCGTAGCGGTGGCAGTGATGGCAAATGAACTTCTACTGTTAATGCCCGTCAGATTCTTGATAATCTGAAGGCACTGGATGTTTACACCGTTAATGGTTTTGGTGATGCGCTTGAAATGACCGGTTTCGCTGCCGTTGAATTTGTTGGTAGAAATCTGTCCGGAGAAGGCGAGTTCCACGCCATTCACAAACCACTTGATGTTGGCATCAGGCACCACGATAGACTTGGCACTATTCTCTGAATCATAAACCAGGAATATCACCGTAGGGCAGTTAGTTCCTCCAAAGGTAGGGAACACTGCACCGCTATCATCATAGAACTGGTTAATATCGCCCTGGTCACACTGCATGATGGTGTAATAAGTCTTACCATTCGAGATGCTGATAATTCTGAAGGTTGCACTACTTTTGCTCATCTGTTACCTCACTTTCTTTTTTATCTGTTTCTGACTCTGTTTTCTTCTCTGCTTCAGTCTCCGATGGGGTAGGGGTTTCAGTATTCTTCTCAGGTTTTGGAGATTCAGAATTTTCTCCCGGCTGAGGAACTTCAACATTCTCTCCCGGCTGAAGGACTTCAATGTTCTCTCCTGGGCGGAAATCCTCAGTAGTGTCCTCGTCCTCGTCTCCGCCATATTCCTTCGGGGTGTAGCAGGATGCGCAGCTTGTGCCGTTCACCTCGCCAGCCACCTCTAGAGGAGTAATCAGCGAACCGCCCACAGCGGCACATCTTTCGGAGAGTGTATTACCCTCTACCTTAGAGAGAGCAGACTGAAAAAGCAGATAATTACCATCGAAGGTTCTCTGCACTACCAGGTAAGCAGGCAACAATGCCTCTCTCACCTTCTTTGTTACTTTAACATAATAAGGCATAATATGTATCTTTTAAGCATTAAATACTAAATATTAAAAATATCGAGGTATCAATCACCCTCGTAATCTCTTGTGATGATAACGCTGCCATCGGTATCGGTAAGCCATTCACCCGTATCGGAAACCATTACCTTGTTGGTCCCTCTATCTTCAATATCGCAAAAGAAATCCTTGCCGTATTCAGCAGGCAGCATCACCTCTTCGCCGCGTGCTCTTTCTATCTCCGTGGTTCCGTCTGACACCTTCCATGAAGCGTAAAGGTATCTGTTCCAGTTGTCGAGTACACCCTGGTTGTCGCTTACGATCGCCTTCACGCAGTTGGCATCCGTCGTAGAACGGAGACCATCGCCACGGATGATGCACGTAAGGGGCGGAAACTGGCGCTTGATGGTGGTATAGGCTCGTGAATCGGAAGGCTCGGGCGAGCTAGGGAACTTCTTATCAGCCCGGAACATGGCGTAAACTACGTAGGTCTGTCCTTCACCAATCAGTTCACGGTCGATAACCAGCGATGTGATACTGCCGTTTTTGCTCTTCACGGCGGAAACCACCTCGATATTATCATAATCGGCGTTGGCGGTGAGCGGCGTTTCCGTCCCCCTTGCGTCACGTCGATACCACATCAACTTGCATCGCTCGTCGTTCGTTATATCCGTGGTACCCTTGATAACGGTTACGTTGATGGTTTGCTGCTCGGGCATACGGAGAGGGTTGTAGGCGAGTGCCGCAGGTGAATCAATCATCAGTTCGGAACCTGCCGGAGTCACATCATTCGTGATAAGAGGAATACTTCGGTCGAATTTGTAGGTGTAACCGTCCTCCTCGTAGATACCTACGAATCGCAAAGCTCTCGGTTCGCCTACCTTACCGTTTTTCTTGACGACGAGCTGACCCGTGTAGTCGCCGGATGCAATCACTTGGTAGCCACTAGCCACCGTACCGCCCTTGGAATAGATGGAAACCGTTCCGTTTTTCGTCACCTCAAACCACTCAAACGATTTCAGCATACTGTTGTAGGTCTTGGAAGCTACGGGCGAATCCGGATCAATCAAGACGCAGCGAGGAAAAAGGTTGAGTGGCGAAGCCGAATAATCAGGAAAAAAGATTCCGCTGACCGCATCGTAATTCTGCGTAGTAGGAGTGTAACCATCTGCCATTACTTCGATATTGCAGAGCATTGAGTAAATGACAGGAGCTTTCTCCATTTTCTTTCTGTTACTTCTTGCTAAAGCCATAATTAAAAAAATTAAAATTCTATTTCGTATTCTGAGGTTAAAACTTCTCCATCCTTGATTTCTGCCGAGCATTTAAAGACGCAGGGATTGTTGGTGCCCCAGTTGTCGCCCAGGTCGCTACCCGTGAGTGGCAAATGAATCTGATCTTTACGCTGCGCTACCTGCTGCGCCCATCTGTTATCTTCCGTCGGATTGCCGGTATCTCGGGTCCATACAACATTGGTTAAATGCTCCGTCACATCATTGTTGTAGAGAATACCTCTTATCGTGATGATAGTAAAAGGTCGCAATTCTCCAAGATCATCCCTGCAACCGAAGATATAATTCTTCGAGAAACGGAAGCCATTGGAAGATGATATGTCAATAGAGAACTCAGGGTTGCCTTCCACGAACGCCCATCCTGTACTGGCGTATCTAGGTTCATCCGTGGTCTTGTCAACCAAGCATCGCCATCGGCATCCGTAGTGCCATACGTCATGCACCTCAGTATTCGTACTCCGATAAGGATTGTTGCCTTGGGCGGTTTCCAGCGACCATTTCCCCCTATCCACCACATTTTGCTTTACATTGCCCTCGTAGTCGGTTTGGAGAATGTTCTGCACGGCGAGATATTTGGCATAGAAAGCTCCGTCGCGCTTGTCGGCAAGAGGATAATCAGCAAAGATAAACGACAGTGCATCGGGAAGCTTGCCGATAGCTACGGAATAATTACTCTTATCGATGATTGGCTTGGTAACGTGGTCGAGCCAGACGAGTAAGCCCTCGGACGATGAAATATACCAACAACTCTGTCGGTCCCTGTCTGTAGCATTACCCCATCGGATCAGTCTTGCGAGCTCGCAGGGAGGATAGTTTTTCTTGCTAGGGACCTCATTGTTCGGATAACAAACCACATCGATGGTATTCTTCACCGTATTCACGCTAAGTACCCGTAACCACATATCGTAATACTTGCCATCCTGCAGCAGCGTATTGATAGAAGCTAATATCACATCATTCTCCTTGAATGCCGTGAAATCGTTCTCCCATCGCTTCTGGAGCTGGAGTGTGTAAGTTGTATTGCCACCTTCGCTTTCCGGTGCATGCTCAGTTACCTTCTCCACCAATCCGCTTTCCGTAAAGACAAAGTTGCTCTCCATCGCAGTCTGTCGGTTCACGATAAGTTCCTTGGCGATGATGGAGCTTCGGGACGTAATGCTTTCAAACTCGGCATTTCCGAGGGAATCAACTCGGGCACCCGTACCGAACAGAATGCCTTCAATAAACTCTCCAAAAGTGGCTCCACCTTTAAAGCCTGATTCTTTTTGAGCAATCAAACCATCGAGAAACTTCTGTATCTTCTCAAAGGTAATGGTTCCATGAGCAACATCATCTTTGTCTTTCGACAAGAAATGCCTTTCTCCAAACAAGCCTAGGTATACAGGAGTTACCACCTTGTCGTTGCTATTTTCTAGCGTTTCGGCAGTAGCTATGCCCGTGAGTTCGCTTTTGCCGAGGATAAGTTTGTTGATGGTAGCCGATTGGGCAGCCAGTGCCTCGAAATCCGCCTTCTGAATGGTCTTGAGGAAGGTGACGGTATCGCTCACGCTATTATACTTCCACCATTGACCTTCTCCACCGCTTGCCAGGGCTTCATCGGTGGCAAGACTGCCGCAGTCTACATGCTGCTGCCATTCTCGCATCCTAGTTTTGCCGTCGCTATCAGTTTTTACCTCCGAAATAATACCTTGCAGGAAGATATAATAAAACTGCTCATTACCTATCTGCTCACCTTCGGTTTCTATTGTTGAGCCATCTTCGCCTTGGGTAGTAAGAATGGCTTTTCCGTAGAGGTCAATACGCTGACTAGGAAACACGATGGTAGCCTGGTCGTTATCCGAGAGGCGTTTGCGGGGTATCGCTGCATACACATATTTCTTCTCGCTATCGGGGAAGATGGAAGGGTAGGCTACAAGCGGCCACCGCTGGTAGTTGTGCCCTGCGTCGTATTCCAAGCCCTTAACGCCCTGCATGTAGCAAAGGATGGAAGCCCCCGATGCCACGCTGCACTGCGTGTAGTCGGGTTCTCCCATCGCATTGAGCTGAATATAGAGGGCTGTGCTCGAAATCCAATAATTCGTGGTCTTTGCTTCTGTTGCCATTCTTTCTTTTGAATTTTATTGATTATACGGCAAAGATAATGGGTTTTTGGTTATCAGTAGGGACAAGGGTTTCCGTTGATACCGAGCTTTGCAGTGAAGGAAACTGAGTGCATAACTTTGTTGGTGTTATCCTTGATGGTGATCTCATCTTCCATGGCAATGGTGCAAGGGAGCCAAATACCGCTTGCCCTTAACCACACGTACTTGCTCATCAAGAACTCGTGATAATACCATCGCAGCCATTTTTCGGTTAAAGGGTCGCTTTGAAAAAGCCAGCCTTCTTTATCGTTCTTCTTATCTACAACCGAACGAGAGAACTCATTAAAGGTTTCCTGAATCGCTTTTGTATACTCCGTAGTTTCTACGTTCATCTTCTGAGAATAAGACTTCGGAACACTGATACTCTCCAAACAACCGAAGCGGTTAATGAAACGGAAGGTGGTGCGGTCTTCAGCTTCAGAGGCTGACAGGGCATAGATGGGGTGTCCGTGAATGCTTTGCGCACCTTCCTGCGTGATTTCCTCTTCCTCGGATGATGGGGCTTCGAGCGTTGCGCTATCCAAGAGATTCTGTGCTGCAGAATAGGAGACGGGATAGACGAAACTTTCACCTACCACGGCGAGTTCGTGGGTGTCTGTAGGTTTGCAGGAGAGAAGAGTTACTGACTGGGTCGCACCTGCCTTTAATCGCTCTATATCGCTGAAGGCCCCGGCTATGCAACGCAGATTTTTCGTACTATCCTTGGAACCATCGGCAGGATAATAGACTTCGCCCGCATTGGTATGCACTTCGCCGTTGCTATCCATGTACTCATCGTAGGCTTTTACATACCAGCTTACCACGGGGTAGGTGGACGGGGTGGCAGTATACTTGTAACTATCCAGCGAAATGCGGAGAGCAGAGGAGATATCTAGCGATACTTCTCTTTTTTCTGTGGTAACGGGGATGGTGAGTTTATTAGTTTCATAACTGCCCGTACCATCGTCAAAATACACTTCTACGATAACCCGATGGAAGGAAGGCTTCGAGGTCAGCGTATTAGGCTGAATAGCGAGAGTTATCGGATTTCCGGCAAAGACGGAACCCGATGTGAGAGTGATTTTCTGTGCCATATTATTCTTTCTTTTTAATTACGAGATTGACTACATCGGAAACGAGCTTACAATCTTTCGCTTCTTCGGGGGTGATTTTAATGTGGAACATCATTTCCACCTGCTGGATCATATCGAGAAAGTCAATAGACTCCAGTTCTACCTCGTCACGGAGATTAGAGTCAGGGGTTACTTCGTGTTTTACCCACGATGTTTTCAGGCTGTTCACGATGGTGATAATGCGAGAGGTTATTTCTTCTTTTTTCATAACTATGCTTTTGAGATGATAAAGGATGAATTGGTACCACCAAAGCCGAAGGCATTACAGAGAATATGATGAGGATCGTAATACTTAGGGCGCATCACCAGGTTAAGATGAGGGAAGGCGTTCTCCTCGGTGGTGGCTGCATGGAGCAGACGGCCATAGGTAAGCATGATGGTAGCTTGTACGGCTTGCGATACACCTGCCATCCAACACTCGTGGCCTGTCATGCCCTTTGTAGCTACTACGTTCGGGCAGATAGGGAAAATCCCCTCTATTGCCTTTGCCTCGGCTTCATCGCCCATCGGGGTACCGGTAGCATGGGCAAGAACTACATCTATCATGCCTTCGTCCAATCCTGCGTTCTCGATAGCTTTCACCATAGATACCTCCTCCTGATAGCTATCAGGGGTAGTGATAGCTTTTCCATTGGTAGAGAAACCATAGCCGGAAAGGGAAGCGAAGGAAGGCACCTTCTCTTCTTTCAGACGAAGACTATCCGAGGGTTCGAGGACGATGCAGGCTGCACCTCCCGATGGTGCCAATCCGTTTCTGCCTTTGCCGAATGGCTGCACCTTATCGGGTGAGAAGACACCGAGGGCATCGAATGCTTCCATGCAGTATTGAGATCCGCATTCCTGCGCACCAATCACAATTACCATTTCAGTCTGCTTGCTATCGAGCAACATCTTTGCCAGTCCGATGGCGTGGCCACCTCCTGCACAGGCTGCGCTCACGGTAAGTGATAAGCCATGAATACCGAGGATAGTAGCCAGATTCATGCTGATAGTAGAATTGAGCGAGTGAAACAAGGTTGTTACCGGCAAATAACGATTATTGTCGCCCTCGTTCACATGATCTACTACATGTCTACTCTCGTAGCACTCAGAATCATTGCTTACTATGAGGGAGACGTTATGTTTTTCCAGGAACTCCTTACCGACCTTCGCTTTCTTCAGCGCCTCAAATACCGCTTCGAGCACATAGAAACCATGATGAGGCATACACTCGTATTGCGCATGAGTAAGGATTTTCTCATAATCTACTTCCCAGCTTTCAACATCTCCACATAAATCGGAGATATAGCTATCACGGCATTCATTATGATGCAACCCGCATTTACCTTTATAAAGGTTCATGGCTACTTCTCTGGTATTTCTGCCCATGGCAGAAATGATACCGGTTCCGGTAATCAATATTTTTCTATCCATTTTTATTTTGTTTTTTATGTTATAAAGCGTATACCGTTAACTCTACTTCGCCCATGCCTGTCTTGGCATCAATGGTAGTATTCACCTTGTCTATGAGGCATTTCATGCCACCTATATTCCACCAATCCTGCCAGTGATTCGGTATATCGGCCACTTGCGCTACGGTGGTGGTACATCTCACCATAAACTTCTTTCTGTTCAGAAGGAAATAGGCGTATGGGAGAATGAAGGTATCAAATAAGCCACGGGAGCGGATTTTAGTCACCACCTTGCCGTTCTCATCTACTTCATCGGCATTGCAGAGTACCAAATCCTTATACTTCGGATCTTTCAGCCACGATGGTTCCTTGAAAGCACGTATCTTCAGCGAGAAACGTTCGCCGGTGCCTACACCTTCCTGCACACCATTATAATCAAACACATTGCCCATCATATCCAGCGAGTCGCAAGCCAGGGCATACTGTCCCGCATTGGTTCGCCATTTTGACGTGCCGAAATGGTCGTAGTTATAATCGTAGGGTTGCAGGGTGGCATCGCTACCGCCACCACGCATTAATGCCAGGGCAAAGCCCCATCGTGATTTATCCTGCAACGGTGAGTTGCCATCATCCGTGCCAGAAGGGTCGTAGCTTTCCACGAGCTTCAGTTTCTGCTTCATATAGTAATTGCAGAAGGCAGAGGAGATAACCTGGTTGATTTCCTGCTCTACAAACTCGTGCTCCATATCCTCATCTACATAAGCGCAGAGGATGGGCTGCTGAGCCTCTGTAATCTGCACTACACTTTTTAGCAAAGGCTTGCCTTCAAAGTCAGTCACGTCACCTGTATGCGAACCATAGGCTGCCTTTACCTCCTTGAAATAATTCACATCATTGAAAGGTACTGGAGTGAAATCAATGGAAATATCGTGTATGAAATCTTCATTCTCCTCACTGCAATCTCCATATTCCACACCCTTGAACTGACCTACCTCGAAGAGTACTGGCTTTAACTCGTTGGAAGTCTTTGCCTCCTTGTTGACCTTTACACAATAGGCATTGCCGGTGTTGCGGTCGATGTAGCAGTTTTTATCACCAGGGTTATGGATGTTATGGAAGAACTCAATGTACTTCATATCGGTGACGGTTCTACCCATCTTGCTGGTGTCGCCATCGGGCAGTGGATAGTCGATGAAGTTGTAATCGGTATCGTAGCTGGAATCCTTTAATTCGCCTTTGGCGTTGCGCACATAACTCTTCTGTTCCTTAGCATCCTCCTCGGCTGAATAGCGCATACGCACACCAGTAATCTTCTCGGTCATCGGAATCATCGAATGGATTTCGCAGTGGAAATCCCTAGTCTTTCTGCCGCTCTTTCGCATCACGTCGCGAGTGAGATAAGCCGTGACCTTCTTCTGCTCGTAATCGTAGGAGAACTTGATACCGAATGCGTTTTCTAGAGAAGAGATGACAGTGCTCACGCTCTCGTCAGGGAAATTCTCGCTGTTGGCAACCATATAGAGCACGTTTGCCTGCACCTCAAACTTCTTGATATTCGATTCGATGGTGATACCTGTTACTTTCATTCCCTTGCCAGGAGGAAAAGCAACTACCTCGCCCACCTGGATATGGCGGGTGGTAGCCACACCGTTTTCAGTCAGCGTAAGGTCGAGTTCCTGCACGTCCTTATCTTCTGCCTTGGTGATTTCAATCTGACCGCCGCAGCCACGGCTCTCCAACCAGGAATTGATATGCTTCTGATCCTTAAAGAAGCCCGTCTTGATTTCGCCTACGGATTTAGCAGCCACGATTTCCATCTCAGGATTCGAGCCTTTTACGTAGCCCTCTTTATTCACGATGTCCTTTGCTTTCTGAATTTCACTCGCAGTGTAATAACTACCGTGGTGTGGATGCTCGAGGGTATCATAACTGCAAACGGTAGTGAAAAAACAGAGATGCTTCAAGTCTTCTATCTCCATCAGCGCATCCTTATCGAAGGTGACACCCAAATAGGTAAAGAGGCAGTCGAGGAAATAGAGTACATAGAAGCAGATGCCCGATTGCGGACGTTTGGCATCCAACACCCAGTAAGGATAGAGGTCTTCATTCGTCCATGAGCACTTATCCATTTTGATGAGGTCACTCGATGTATTCCCTTCATCATCCAGGGCATGATGCTTGTAACAGATTCGGGCATTGCAGTAGGTAGCAGGTCTGCCAGCGCCATCCGTCTCGTCATAGGCTGCCGAGGTATTAATATAGTTGCCGTTGGCAGTCTCTTGCGGTACATTGATTGTTATCGCACCAGAAGAATAAGATTTCTTACTCTTGTTGTAGGCATCGCCGATATAGTGTGCCGTATCAGTAGAGGTATATTCCTTGCAGCTTGCGGGATAGGAGAAACCGAGTGCCTGTGGTTCCAGCACCTTACTAGCTCTCAATGGGTCGGTCGTAACGGTGGCGGTGGCATTCTTTCCACCTTTCTTACCATCGGAATGGAGGTTGACTTTTACTACCGGGTTACTCCAAATATCCACCCTCACATTACCAATTTTCTCACCGATGATAAGCTGGTCCTTTACCGGAATATCACGGCATTGCAGGTCGCTGATAAGTTCGCTGAAACTCTGCGTGCTGGCATCGATGCTCATAGAGAGAGAATTGGTTATCTCTTCACCATCCTGCATAACCAGGGTACCGCTGCGGAATGGCAATCCGTCGGCATTGATTCTGACAGGCAGGTGCTCCATGTTCACGGCTTTCATAGCAGCGTGAACGTCTTCGATGTTCTTTACTAGCCAGCGGTTGCCGTCTAGCGGGATAGAGAAGGGATAGGAGAACATTTCCGTATCGTTGAATACCGGGTTCTGATCCTCTATATCTATAGAGAAATCATCGGGGAGCGCCACAGGCTTATCATTGATTAATATAGAGAGATGTGAGTTCATTTTCTGATTTCTATTTTCTGATATTTACTTTCTGATTTCTATCCTGGCGCTATCATATAAATCTATGAGGCGATGGGTAAAGGTATCTATCATTGCCGTACCAAAGGCATTGATCTTCTGATGCCCATGGTCGTGAAGGGTGCCATCGGTAATGAAGGCTACACTCTGGTCGTAGCATTCCGCTTCCTGGCAAGTTACCAGATGGGCATAATTCCGGGCGATTCCGTAACCTGCCTTGATGGTTGCCTTGCTGCCATCCAATAACTCTATCTTACAGCCTTCATTCATCACGATGGCGGTAGCCGCATTATGGAGAATGACGTGCGCCTTGCCGAGGACGTATATCTTTCGGGAAGAGTAGAGGTGGATTTCCTCGTCTGCATCACCCACAAGGACGGTACCTGTAGGCGAGTCTTCATTATAGAAGATACCGCCCTGGTTAATATCTGCCTTAAACTCCGGATATACGGCTTTGAAAGCATCGATTACCTGCTGCGGAACCTCGGTGATTAAGCCGTGCCAGTACTTGCGCCACGCCTCGCACATTTCGGGAATGCTCTGCGTGCTTTTGAAAGCATGCTGAGATTCCTGGCAGTTACCGCTCTGGGAGAGGATATGGACGCACAGGGTCTTAAAACGCTGCGTGCGCTGTTCTGGGGTTTCTTTATTCTTTGTCATTTTTTTATGCTTCGGAATCCTCTTTGGCTTCTTCTATAGTTTTTGTGAGAATAGCTTCATAACCGGAAAGCTCCTCTTCGGTCACGATGTCAGAGTAATCCTGGCGAAGTTGGTCTATGCGCTCCTTGATGCCTTTCACTCTCGTCTGGGTAGATAGCTTATCCTTACGAAGGATATACTTGATGCGAGCATCGGCTTCAGCCTTGTGCTTGGCGGCTGCATCACGAGCTGCCTTTACTTCTGGGCGGTCGTTGGCAATCTTCTCGGCTACCTGCTCGGCAAAAAGAGGGTCGCGTGCTAATGCCTTTTCATAGAATGGCTTAAACTGAGTGCGGAGAGTCTGAGGGTCGATGGTGAAGGCCTTCTTTGCGTAAGCGATGTATTCAGGGTCTCCAGTCTTCTCGCTCAGTCTCAGATAGCATTCGCCCATCTCTCTATCTACAGCCTTAAAGATTTCCGGAAGAATATCGCTTTCGATTTCTACGGCTCTTGTGGCGAATTCGGCAATCTCAGCCTCGGTATAGATGGCGCTTTTACCCTGCGAGATAGCTTTCTCGTTGGCTTCTGCCATGGTCTTCGCCTGCTCTGCCTTGCTTGCCATCTCGCTACGAAGGTCACGCACGGTGTTCACCTGCTCCTGAAGGGCAGTAGAGAGGAACGGACGCAACTGCATCAGGTTGGGCATGGTAGCAGCGATACTTTCGCCGTTAGGGTTGGCTACGATACCATTATAGGTAAGCGGCTGCACGGTGGTGTCGGGCTTCAGATTAGGAAAGAGAGACTGCTTCGCCTCTTCCATGGCTTTCTTTTTCTGAAGTTCGGCATAGGCTTCCTGTTCCTGTTTGGTTGGGCGACCTACACGTCGCTTGTCGGCAGCAGATGATGATGCAGCGTTGGCTTGAGAGCTGCTGTAGCTATTCAGATAGGCGATCATCTGTCGGGTACGGCGATGATAGTCTTTAAACTTACGTGAGTTCTCGATAAACGAGTGTGCATTACTTGCACCTTCCAGGAGAGACAATCCCTGCTCATAGGCATCTTTCTGCTCCTGGGTAAGCATTCTTGCACCGATGGCAGGTTTCAAAATGTTGATGATTTCCTGTAATGATAAATTTTCCATAAATCCTTGTTTTTGTTGTTTATTTGAAAATTAAGAATATTTTTAGCACAGAATAGGGGTTACGAAGATACGAGAACCTTTTTGGTTGTTGTTGTAGCCTTCGCTGCCGCCCTTGTCATTCGATGATGAAGCACTGGAGGCGTTACTCGTCGATGAGGAGGAGCCGCCTTCTGTGGCGCTATCAGCTTTGGCTGCATCGAGTTTCGCTTGCGCTTCGGCTTCCTCTTTCTTCAGCAACCGATGAATGCTTTCCCTTACGGTAATGGAATCATTGTGCGCCGTGGAGCGAGTCAGCTTATCAAAACTGATAACCGATGTACGCTCCTTGAGATAAGCCACTACAAGCTGGCGTGCCTTCTTCAGCATCTTGTCGTTCTCGTCGGCCTGCAAGAGACGAGGAATAAAATCTTCGCCAAACGCTTCTTCCAGATATTCACTCTGAATGAAAAGCATATCGGGGATGAGACGAATGAACTTATCCCGACTATCGTAGATGTCGAGATACTGCTGCATGATTTCGCAGGTCGGAATAAGGAGATCATGATGCAGATAGTAATATCGGCTCTCCTGCCACAGGAGGATAATATCCTCTAGGGCGGCGTGAATTTCTTCCTTGGTAGGCTGAGTTGAAGGGTCTTCTGTATCGCCATCTCCTTTCGTGCTATCGTCCTTTGGTACGTCAGTACTTTCGTCCTTTGGTACTTCGGGGCTTTCTGAATCTGCACTATCCGTGTTATCCGTGCCTACGATTTCCGCCGGAGTATTCGCCATCTTCGCCATGTTTTCGAGCATGAGCAGAAGGTTGTTGAGGGAAACCAGGGCTTCCTTCTTATATCCGGCTACACCTTTATCCAACAGCTTTTCACTGGCTGCATCATAGTCGTTGCTGGAAGCAATATTAACTCCTGCACCATTGATGGAGATAATCTGCTGATAGGCGAAGCGGGCCATCGCCTCGTTAGCCACTACACGCTGGGCATTCAGCAGAAGCTCTTCCCATGGATATTGGATATAGGTACCATCCTGCACGTGGTTGTAGAAATCGAGCGGGTCGAGCTTCTTGTATTCCTCACACAGGCGGTTGTAGAGTGATGCGCCGAGCTTATCCTTCAGCACATCTTTTTCGCTATTATCCAGTATGCCCTGGATGGTGGCTATATCGTCGATTGCGTTGCTTGGAACGTGCAAACGCAATTCTTGGTTGGTGGAAATAATCATAATTTATAATTTATAGTTTATAATTAAATGCTTTCCTGCTTTGCCACTCCGGTCTTCGAGTTATCGAGGGTGGTTAATACCTCTCGGTCTATCTGCCACACCAGGTGCTCATCCCAATCGTTGAAGCGGCTCAAAACTTCCAATGGGCGTATCATCAACTGCTGCAATGGGGCAAACTGGATTTGCTTGACCAGGAAACGCTCTCTCAGGTCGGTACCGCCCGATGATGCTGTATCGCCAGGAGTATTACCGATGAGCTTTGCATCAAGACCCATGGCAAAGAAAATGATACTGCTTATTTCTTGCAACTCGGTCTTATCGGCATTTGCCTGATCATTTGCCTTGGTTTCGATTTCCACTATTTCCCAAGCTTTGTGCTCCTTGCCGTCGCTTCCCGTGAAAGCAGAAGAGATGAGCGCCTGACCAGCATTATCTGGGTTAGAGAGCCATGTGTTAATAGAGGTAAAGATTTCGTTCTGAATCTCACCGATGGTTTTCTTCTTCTGCTCGCCCTGCTGCTGATAGAGTTTGTTGATATAGTCCTGATGGATATAGATCACTCTACCGATAATGTTACTGTTGCGCTTTCGGGTAAGGCGGTCATCCACGATAGTAAAGGCATATTCAAAGATGCTGCCGGCAAAGATAGAGTGCCAAAGGGCATCGGCATAGTAGGGACCGCCGAAATCTCTTGGTGACATGATGAAGCGGGTAGGGCGTTTCTTGCGGCTTACCTGCTTCTGACGTGCCTCACGGATATTGCGCTGCAAATCCTTTACGGCTGATGTGGTAGGGAGATAGGGGATAGCAGCTATCTTGCGGTCTTCCTCTTTCTGCACGCCGACGTATTGGGTAGGGTCGAGCCATTGATTGCTCACGTAGGCATAGTTGATGCGGTAGTTCTCGTCCATGCGCTCCAGTCGGGTAGTGAAGATGCTGCGGTGCTTCAGACCGATTACCTTCGGGGTCCACTGGGCAGTAGGAACCGCTTTGCCGTTCTCGTCGAGGGAACGCTGATTGAGCTGAAGTTCTACAAAGCACTGCGACATCAAAGCCATATCTCCTGCCAGGTCGAGGAAGGTCTGCATCAGGTCGTTGTTTTCCAAGAAATCACGAAGCTGGGCATTGGTTTCTTCCCATTTGCGGAGAGCTTCTTTCAGAGATTTCATCTCCTCGCTTTCACCTTCATCGGAGGATAAGACCTGCGATTGAACCGCAGAGAACGGTGACTCCTCCTGCTGAGACTGCCCGTTCTGGCTCTGCTGCTCGTTCTGTCGCTTGGCTTCGGCGGCTGCCTCTTCCTTGGCTTTGAGGTCGGCAATCTGACCGCGGAGCAGGACTCCTGCACTCTCGTAGGGGATATACTTCTCCGTGATGTTACCGCCTACATACTGGGTGTAATGATACTTGGCTGCGGGACCACGACCTACCAGTATCTTCTTGATGTAATCTACTCCTGCTGCTGTAAAAGGCGACATACGGGAGAGCATCCAGATAAGGTTAGGCAGTCGGTTGGCCATACCCCATTCCATAAAGCCTAAGCCTTCGGTACCTACGCCTTTTGGTTTGCCCAGGTTCTCGCCGCCACTTGATGCAAAGATAGTGGAGACTTGCTGACGTGCTGCGGAACCGCCTGCGTCGCCACCGCTTGCCGACATACCGGCTGTGGTAAGTAGCATGCCGTGAACGTAGTCATTCCAGGAGAAGACTTTACCGCCGCCATTTTTAAGCGGTGTAAAGGCATCGGGGCGAACGGCTACATAGCCTGCATCTTTCAGTTCCTCACTACGATTTTGGAGCTGCTGCAGGGTGGTTACTCTGTTTTTGTTTTTGCTTGCCATTTTTGCGTTTCTTTTTTTTATATGTTATCCTGAATGTGATTGAAAGAGAGAATGGTGGCGATATACGCACACCTATTTCTCTTGTTTCTGAGTGTAAAGTTATGGTTTTTTATAGTTTTTGAGGGGACAAATCATAATGTTATTTGCTGTTATTTTCTACAGCCAAATCCCAATTAATCTTCTCATCGTAACCTTCTATATCAGGAGTAGAATATATATCATATGGACGAACATCATTCCGGCTATGTTCTTGAGCTTCCTCGATCATACCTCGTGTATAGAAATCGTAGCACATGAGATGTGCCAACACTTTAAATTCGTCTTGCTCAAGACACACGCTTTCTGAACCACACTTGATTACAACCGTATCACTTACGGTTGAACGGGATAAAATTACAGAGTGTTCTCTGAATTTATCCTTCTCTATTTTTAATGTATTATGACTCATGAATCTTTAATCATACTCAATGAATACTCCTGTCCTTGGGAAATGAGCCAAAGACATCAAATGCTCTACACACAAACGTTCGTATCGAGTATTTAGTGTTACGGCCACCCCCCCCATACAAACATTCAAAGGCTGTTGTCTAACCATATACAAATCAAGAGAACGAGTCAGGCTCCAAGTTGGCGATATAACAATAACACTTCACGTCGTATTCGCTAATAAACATTCGCCAGTTCTGTTCGTCGTGGGAGAAATGTTCATGCACAAAATGAGTGCCATCGCGTCGCCAACAAAGAAGCGACCCTATGCAATGCGGTTTCTCTTCGGCTGGGTGCCATAGTTGAATAATGTTGCGATATTCTGCTGTTTCATCCGTGTCGGCATCACAAAAAGACGCATTTTTGATGCTTATGCCATTTGCTTCATTCTCAAGACAAACTACATCTTCTGTTGTCAAACTTTCTATCATCTCAGAAGCCTTTGGTGATAAGAATATCACGTTAGGCAGTCGGTTGTTTCTTTCCATAATCTTATTGTTTTTATAATCATCATTTTTCTCTCCTCATCTTTTCCATTTCCTCATTCTCTTTCGATAACCTTTCGAGGTGTTCGAGAACGAGGGAATAGGATTGAGTGTTGACCTGATCTTCCGTTAAGCCGGCATACTTCTGCATCGTAGCGGTGGTGGCGGTGTAGATTTCCATCGGGGTTTGCGGCTTCTTATTATCTACCTTCTGCACCTTGAATACGTGAGGGTAGCGACGGGCTAGGGTGTGCATGATGCCGCTCCACCAGAAGAGGATGACCTGCCAGTTGGCTTCCGGATATTTGACGAAATAACCTGCGTTCTCGGTGAACTGCTTTGACTCGTAGTGAAAATCGTATTTCGTGATGCCTGTTGCCGGGTCGATGTACTGGGTGGTGGTGTTGAAGATGGTGGCAAGGAACATGTTTCTGGCGCTGGCTACACTCTGGGCTTGCGTCTGGAGTTGTTCCTCGGTGAATTTATTCATCTTCTTCATCTTTATCAGGTTGTTATCCAAACGGGTGTAGGTCTGCATCATATCGCTGGCAAAACGGTATTGCTGCCAGGAGAAGCCATCGAGGTCTGGGTTCGGACCACGGAAGGCTTTTGCACGACGATACCACTTGGCTTTCTGTCCGATAATCGGATAGGGGAAGCGGGTGAGGAAATAGCCACTATCTGCATCCAGCCAATCGAGAAGACCTGCGCCCTGAGCGATGTACTCTGGGGAGGTTTTATCATCGGTCTTAGCTTTTGGGGAGAGCCAATAGTTGAGCTGCCAAAGATAGAGGGGAAAGTGGATAGCCGATTTGGTACCAGCGACGGAATCGCTGGGAACGGTGGCGCAGAGGGAGAGGAACTTCTTCAGGAGGCTCTTTTTTTGCGGCTCTATGCTTACCAGGTAGTGCTGCTCATTGATGGGCAGACGGGGGTCGGGATAGGTGTTGATGCTTATCCCGGCAAAGAGAAAGAAGACGGCTACTTTCACCTTCTGCATATCGAAAGGGTGATAGCGGTCTGCCTTGGATTTCTCTATCTGCTCCAGCATGATAAGGGCTATCTGCTCTAGCTGGGTGGGGGTGCATTGGTTCCAGCTTTTCGGGATGGTGAGGTTTATCTTTGCTTCCATATTACCACTTTATTTCTTTGCCATTATTGGAGATAAGACTGCCGTAACTGATAGCATTGAGACGACGGAGCCAGCCTGCCTCGAAGCCCTTCTGACTAGGGCACAGGGCAATGACTCTAGCGATGTATTGCTTGCGGCGTGCCTTGATGCGCTCGAAAAACCGCTTAGGGTTCTGGCTATTGAGCGCCTTGAGAGTTTTGTTGCCTACGATACCATCGGCGGTTACGCCCAGCATAGCCTGTACGAGGGTGATGCCTGGTGTGCCGCTGATCCATACCCAATCTACCAGGATGTTGGCGATGCTCTGGTCTTTGATGCCATCGGCTTTCCATCGGTTCCAGTAGCAACGGCGAAGGATGGAGATAGCATCGGCTTTTGTGATAAGCTTCACGTCCTTTGCGTCTATGCGGCCATCATGGTTCTTGTCGTAACCTTGGGTTTGCCAGGTTTTCAATGTTACGCCCATGTTGGTAGGACCACCCTTATCGTTGGGGTGGTTCACGTAACCTCCCTCGAAGGAGAGAATGAAATCTGCAAGAGGTTGAATCTTTGCCATATCTTTTCTGTTTTATCGTTTTTATTCTGATGGCAAAGATAGCAAATGCTAAAAAGATGATGGGGACAAAGAAAGCCTCCCTGCGGCTTTTGTAGGCGCAAAGAGGCTTCAAAAAATGTTATCCCAATCTTTTTACTTTAAATACTTGCACTCGCTAGTGCGAAATCTATATTACCTAGTTCAAAACAAACTACATCATCGCGTGAGCGGACATATAGTCCCATATCTTGGTACAATCGTCTTCTTCGGGTTGCCAATCTGCATCCTGGAAATAGAAGAGATAAGCTGCCTTGATGATTTCATCTTCTGTCATATCGCTGCACAGGTCAGCGTACATGGCATTAAAGGCAACATATTTATCCCAATCGTTCACCTTTTCACGGAACTTCATGCCCTTGGTGGCATTCACTATCTGCGATTTGGTCCAATGCGCGCCGGATCCTATCAACTCACCATTCTCACCTTTCTTGCTGTACACAAGATGGCAGACATCATGGTTGGCCATTTTCTCACTGTAATGACGATCATAGAACACTGCGTGCTGGTGACGGAGGATGCGCCAGTACAATTCCGGATTTGTTTCCTCCAGGGAGGCGAGGTCGCAGCTCAACTGCTCCATCGCCTCCATCATCTTCTTCTCAGTAGCCACGCCGTGAGCACGGGCCTGATCTATTAACTGAATATACTTCATCGTCTTTTACCTTTCCTTTTGTTAGTGGATAGTCATGCGATGGTGAGTGTTAACGGAGCATCGCACACGAAAGTCTTGCTACAGGAGCAGCAGGCTACCTTGACAAGACGGTTTTTCACGCTGCCAAGAGATGTGGTAACGTTCGTGATTGCCGTAGCAGAGAAGACAGGAATGGTGAAATCCTGACTTACTACCTGCGAGCGGGTGCAGCAGGAGCCGCAGTTGCAAGGCACGTAACTGATAACACCCTCTAAGTGAATGGTTATGAGATATTGCGAAGTACCCACGTTGGCAATACTCTTTACAGAGAACTGAGGGTTGAAAACCGGAGTCTCGTCCACGCATGAAGGAGCACAGAGCTGCTGCGTGATATTTACATCATAATAGGGAGCAGTGGCGGTTGCACCTACTGCAAGCGTAGCCATGATGCAGGCTGGAATTGTTCTTTTGTTCATAGTCTTTTCTGTTTTAATAGAGCGACGACTTCACCGCCGCATTAATGTTTCACTTGATAGCCCTGGGTCTTCTCTACCGGAAGGTTCTTCTGAAGAAGGTCGGCGAGTTCGTCAAGATCCTCCTCGTCAAAGGTTATCACACCCTCCAGGATAGAGAGCGGTCCTTTGTAGCGAAGCTGCTCTACCACATCGTGCGCCATCTGCGGAATGCTCTCTTCGGGAATGTTCCCGAAATACTTGGCGAGCATCGGAGTGACAAGCGCATTGACCACAGGCTGAATCATCGGTTCTATATCGGCTTGCAGAGAATAGTTGCCGCTCACCAGTCCCATGCTGCCGATGGTAGCCTGGAGAGACTGGAGCATAGGCAAGTGCATCAGATTGCCAGCCGCTATCTGAGAGATGGCAGGGCGTGCCCATTCGGACACCACCGCTGCCAGGATTTGCGAGTTCTTGTAATCCATATCGTTTCTTCCTTTTATCCGAAAATACGGTTACTGGTTACAAGCGCATCCACACCCCATCTGACAAACATTGCCCGATGGAATCATCAGCTTGGTAACACTCGTGAGTGAAGCCACCTGCGATTTCAGCACGTCGATGTTGGCGTTGGCAGCGGCATTGTATGCCATCTGCTCTGCGTTGACCGCCTGCTGTGCATCCTTATTGGCATCCACCTTGTTTTCGAGCTGGCGAATCTTACCGTCAAGATACTGAGTAACATCTACCATCTTCTTGTCGGTATAGTTCTCACTCTTCTGGATAGCAAGTTCCGTCTTCAATGTAGAGTTCTCCTGAATAAGGTTGGTCTCACTCTTGGTTACAAAGCGTGCATCCGGATCACTCGGATTGGCAGTCATGCCATTGTTGCCTCTGCCGAGGTTAAACAAGGATGCACCGCCACCCAGCAAACTGGTAGCCAAACCTGCGATACCAAGTCCAAGGGCGGTATTACCCAATCCCTTGCTGGCAACATCATAGTTGCCATCATTCGTTTTTACCTGCATAGTTTTTTGTGTTTAAATTCTTCCAATATCGGAATCGTATGCAAAGGTAATAGGAATGAAGTAAACTGAAAAGTGATTTTTATTAGATGTTCTTGCGGATAAATCATGAAGCAGGAACACTAATAGACAGATAAGAAAAAGTACAAACGTGCAGAAGTACATAAGTACAAATGTACTTTGGTACTAAGCTACATAGTTTCTTCCAAAGCCTTGATATACGGGATGGCTTCGTCCCTGATAATGTCGAGGAAGAGTTGTGCAGAACGCTTCATGGGTACATCCTTCATCCAGTGGGCATTGCTCATCAGTTCTTCTCCTATGCCCTGGATAGGGCGAGCTATAAGGGTAGGGTGGTTCTTCAGATACAGCTTCGGCATAAAAGTAACCAGGTGAGTATCTTCTATGATGGCAAGGTCTTCGTCGGGGTCACTGAGGATACACTTTACGCTTAATTTGGTGAGATCGTTCTGCAAATATTGCTGAAAAGTGTTGAAAACACGTTCGCCTACATCGGGCATGATGATACCGTGCTTCAGCAGGTCATCGTATATTATCTTATCTTTCCTGGCAAGAGGGTGTGTGTTTCGCATGATGGCACAAATGCTGAATGGGATGCAGGGATGGCTCTCGATGCCCTCGTTGGTATAAGCTTCGTTCATCGTAAAAGCGAGATCCAGCATGTGGTCTCGCAACAGGCGGTTCAGGCTCGTTGCCTTGGAAAATTCGGCATTCACTCTTACGTTAGGGTATCGCTCCATGAATATAAGTGCAGCCACACGGATATAGGGTGCGATAAAGGAACCTACACCGATGCGCAGTTCTCCGGTCATGCAGTTGTTGAGTGCATTGATATGCTCCTTGCAGTCTTCCGCCAACTTCAGTATTTCCTTGGCACGGGGCAGAAGTGCCTCTCCGTTCTCGGTAAGCATGATACTGTGCGATGTGCGTATCAGCAGCTTGCATCCCAGTTCGTCCTCCAGAGCCTTGATGTGCTGACTGATGGCGGATTGGGTAACAAAACATCGGGTGGCGGCGATGCTGAAAGAAAGCGTCTCTGCCACATACACAAACGAACGTAAATGTCTTAGTTCCATAATCTCTTACTATTTTAGTTACACTATATAAATTAAAATTTCATGCTGCAAAAATAAGAAAAATATTCTATGCGGAAACGCATTTTGCATAAAAAAATCTAATTATGGGATAAGATATTAAAAAATGAAAGATATTTGCAGTTTTAAATGCGAAAAGCCCCGGTATCTTGCCTTATTTTACTAAGGATCAATACCGAGGCTTTGATTTATAGAGTGTAAATTGCCAATGGAACGCATTGGATAGGTGAGCGATTATTCATCATTCTCGCCAAGCATAGCGGTTTCATCATTGATAGATGCTACCTGCTTGCTCCGCTTAGATGACTGCCGGGGAGCGGAATTGGTATCGCTCTTGTCAGTTCCGCTTACACTTCCCCCGCTGTGCCTGCGCCATTACAGAGAGAATCCCATCCACTTTCTGGTGCGGCAATCTCATAACGGCCGAAAGTTGTCGGACTGAGGGAACCGCTCAGTGTAACTACACGATCATCTTCTGGTTTTTTGCCCGTGTCTCCTTTAATATTACCGGAGTCGTATTTGAAGTCGTGCTGCTTGTCGTAAACGATGATTGATTTATCACCGTCCTCGATGATATAACCACACTTGAGGTTATTGAGACCACGAGCCACATAAGCAGTATCGGCATTTACGCTCTCAAGAACGTAGTCCAAGGTCTGCTTGAAGCCTTTCTGGAAACCGAGGTTCTCCCAGGTGTGACCCTGACCGCCATCCTGGCACTCAAACTTGTAGAGACCCTTACCTTTCTTGAAGGACGCAGCAGTCAGCGCTGCATAGGTGTTCTTACCTTTCTCTGGTGAGAGAGGAGCAGCAAGCTCACTCTTGATAAAGACATATACGTTTACGCCAAGACCGCCGAAGTTTTCCAAGCAATCGTTCTCGGAAAGCAAATCCTTGATCTCTGGGCATGTTACTGTTTCTGCCATAATTGTATCTTTTTTGATGATTAAACGAAATGGCGACGGAAGCCATATTCCGCCAGGTCAGGCGACCGCCGCCGAGGATTTATAGAGGACTGCCTTTTTGCCTGTTGGACCAGCGATGGAATCGCTGGGAACGGGGGGGGCAGGAGAAGGCTAGGCTTTCTTGAAGAAGGCGGTGTAAGCCATGCTTGTGCCACTGGCGATTACCTGGATCTTCTTCTCCTTGCTGCCGTTGCTCCAGTGGTCGAAGGCGAAGTTGGTACCATCTACTGCCTCAAGAGTCAGCACGTCGTTGGCTTTGGTGTCAACTGGCTTATCGTAAGGTTTGTCATTAACCTTTACGCTACCATCAATCTCACCTGCATCAGCAGTGCTGTTCTTTGCGAGGGTAACGGTGAGGTTAGAGTCGGTGTAATCACCAGCCTTGTAGCCTGGGTTATCAAGCTTACCTGGGCTGACAACCATGCTGCTAGAGAATGGCACCTTAATACCTGCACCCTGAATACTTTGAATCTGGAAAGAGATGGTTCTGTGGTCGGTGTCAGAGCCTACACGAACGCTGATGAAAGTCTTGTTGCTTTCTGTATCAACACCGTAAACGAAGTTGCCCTTTACAGTAGCATACATACGATCGCCAGTACCAAAGTCTGATACAGGACAGATAGTTACCTTAGAGTAACCTGGCAACTTAAAGTTGTCACCTGCCTCAGTCTCTACCTTGAAGTTGCCGTGATACTTGTTAGCGTAACCGGCGGCGATGTTGCGGGCAGTAGACTCGTTCATATAGACCATTACCTGCTGCTTGCGCAGACGAGCATCCCACTTGAAGTACCAGTCGATGAAGTTATCGAATGGAGTAGAGTCGTTGTTGTCGGCTGGCTCCTCGATGGCATCACACTGGATAAGGTTGCCGTTAGCCTCAGAGATAAGACCATCCTCGATGTCGTGCTTTACGCAGGTATGATAACCATCATACAATGCAAGAGCCTGATCCTTTGCAGGAACGGTCTCATCGCCGTTATCGAGGTCAATATTACCGAACCACAAGCAAGCTGTAAGGTTGTCGGCGTAATCCTTCAGGATAGCCTCTGCAGCCTGGGTAGAGAGAGGATACTGACCCTGTGCGTCTGTACCGAAAGGTGTCTCGCAGTAGTTATCGATGTTATCGTCAAAGTGGTCCCAAGTAAGCTTCACTGTCAAAGTACGCTCCTTGAGGAATCCTGCCTGGCTGCTCACTTTAGCGTGAACATCCTTACGGCGGGTAGTACCACCCTTACGGAGGAAGATGTTGAAAGTGCGCTTAAACTGCACACCACTGATAACCTGAATGCCGAGGCGATCCATTTCCTCTGCATCGGTGTAGCCTGGACCCATGAGGATTTCCTTGCTCACCTGCTCGGCTACGTGCTCAAGAGCTGATGTGCCGATAAAATCTTTAGGAAGATTTGCCATAATAATTAAAATTTAAATAAGATGAAATGAAATTAAATGAAAAATGAAGATTACTCCTCGCCTCGCTTGAAACGCTCGAAGGCCGCCTTGCGCTCGGCATTGGTCTTATACTTCGTTGGGTCGAACTCACGGAGATTCTGAGCCTTTGCACCCTCACCGTTGTTCTGAGGTGCTGCGCCCTGTGCTGGCTCCTCACCTGGGTTCTCGTTCAACTCAGCAATCTGAGCGTCCTTGTCGGCGATGGTCTGCTGGGCAGTAGCGAGCGAAGCCTGTGCAGTCTTCAACTCCTCATCCGCCTTTGCCTTCTCCTCATCAGCCTTTGCCTTAGCGTCGTTGAGGGCTTTGATGTCCTCATCTGCCTTAGCCTTTGCCTCTTTCAGGTTCTTAATCTCCTCGTCCTTCTGGGCGATGGTTTCAGCGAGTGCGTCGTGCTTTGCCTGGAGATCGGCAAGACTCTGCTCTGCTGTGGTGGCTTTCTGCTTAGCATCAGCCACTGCCTGCTCCTGCGATGCGAGATGAGCTTCGAGGGTGTCGAGCAATGGGGCATTCATGAATGCGCCTTCCTCCTTCACCTCAATCTGCTGACCATCCTGCATACCGCAAGCGGCATTGATCTTTGGATAATTTGCCATATTGATTTGATTTTTGGTGTTTGTATGTTGATGATTTTCTTGTGCAGTGGATGCTGATGCCTGCTCAGGCTCGTTGTCTTCCGGTTCTGGCTTTTGGATAGAAGCCTCTCGTTTGATAGGCTCGGCTATGCCATTGTAGAGAGCAAAGCAACGCTGAACGCAACCCATAAAGGTGCTCTGGTCGTCCATAAGGATTCCCTTCACGTCTTCAGCACTAAATATCTTGCCCTTAAGATGCTTATCGGTTGCATTAGGGCAAGCTTTCTTTACGTCAGTTCTGAACTCAACACCCAACTCGGCAAGCTCTTTTACGAGTTCCTTATTGTCGTTCTTGTTGGCGATGTCACGGTAAGCCTTATTCTTGTCGAATGACTCTGGATCGTACTCCTCGTGATAAGTCTCATCGGTATATTTATCCTTTGAGCCATTAGCCAAAGTATAGAAGGCAGCCATCACACCGATACAACCAACTTCATCTTTCGGATTCAAATAATATCGCTCATCGCAAAGAGAGGCGAGATACATACCTGCACTGGCGCACATGCCATCTACCAGAGCAATAACCTTTTGACCTTTGGAGTGGGCATAGTCGATAGCCAAGGCATAATCATTTTTAGCCCAAGCCGAACCGCCAGGAGTATTGATGATAAAAAGATGACCTCGGCAAAGCGGATGATCAGCCGCACGCATCATCATATCGCGATGGTCGACAGAACCATAAGAGCAATATCCGCCATTTCGAGTGATAGGACCATCTACGGTGAGAACCGAAACAAACGGAAAGTTCTGCGCCCGCTCATCATCTTCCGGATAGTCGAGCTGATAGTTAGTTCTCACCTGCTTGCCATCCTCGGAAATCTGATATTCCTCCGGATAGTAGGTGTTGCCTTTATCATCCTTTGCAGTGACGAATCCACAAGTCTTTTCCGGTTTGGTAAACGCTGTATGAGTATTTAAGTTCTGCTCGATCGTTTTGCGAATGCCATGCACGAAATCGGGGTTCACCATCCACTTCTTCTCGGTCAGAATTTCATAAAGACCTTTCATTGTGGGTAATAGAATTTTAAAAATTAATGTATGTTATCGTTATCCTGAAAACAAATCTCCTTACCTTGATTGCAAAAGAAGACTCTTATATATTTTCTGACGGCAAAGGTAATGGGAAAACGTGGGCAGATAGGGACAAAATAAGCCTATATGTGGGATTTCATTATGATTTAGGGGAAAACAAAAAACCCTGCTATCTATCACAGACGGCAGGGCTATTAATTCAAATCTTACTAAACTAAAACAAATTACATTTTTAAAAACTATAATAATTAAGAATCGGCAATTCTTTTTAAAAACTGATTATGAAAGCGTAATCGGGATAAACTCCGACATCGCCTGGCAGGTTGCCGTAACGCTGCGGGTTTCAGCATCGTTCTGACTGGTTACGGAATCGGTGATGCGGAAGGTATTAGGCAGCGTATAGCAGAGATAAAGCGAATCATCCTGCTTGCGCAAGACTATATAATAGTCGTTTCCGTGCATATTCTTGATGATTTCGGGTATATTCTCCTTTCCGGCTTCGATATTGGCGGTAATCTCGAAGCTGAATGCGGTGCCGTTGCCACCTTCCTGGGAAGTCTGCTTGGCGGTGATGGCATCTGCCACCACGTAATTATCGCCTTCGCTGGTGGCAATATGGAGTGCTTCGCCGGCAAACCTGCAGCCATTCATCTGCAACACCCGCTGCACAATGAACGGGATAGGAAGGGAACTTTCCCTTGCAGCATAAAAATAAGCATCGGTTACTCCATCAAGAAATAACTCTCTGCAACTATTTACTTTTTTCATATCTTTTCCTTGATTTATCTATTATTTAACGTTTATTATATTATGAATTAACACCTATTATAAAAGGTGTAAAATCATAGCCACTGCACTTCATCGATGCGATTGGGCTTATCACGGCTATCTTTATACTGCATATCCACGCAGGAATAGCTCTTGAAGAAGCAGTGCTCCGTGCGGAACCACCTGCCGATGATGCGGCGCAATACGTCTTTCTCTTCCTCGCTGGCTTCTATGCCATATCGCATTAAGTACCGTTCCAACATGGCGTTATGGGAGCGGGCGATAACCCTGCCTTTGGACGTGCAGAAGTCGAAGGTGGATAGCGACCATTCTACGAGGCTGCGCTTGAAATCGTTGTTGAGTGAGACTACCAGGGCACGGATGCCGTACGTATCCAATGTAAAGGTAGGCTTTACGGAATAAACGGTATCGACAATCTCTACTTCGCTGGGCAGACGGATGCAGAGATAATCATCATGTGCGCCCTTGCCATCAGTAAGGCGACCATTGAGCTGCTGAACTTCCTGAAAGGTGAGCCAGCTTCCGGCATCACGGCGCATCATTACCTTGCCTCCGGCAGGGTGCCTACCCGTGAGCATATTGCACCATTGCTGCTGGGAGAAACAGCCGAGGTCGATACGGCTGCTGCGGGCTGGGGCATTGATGAGGGAGTTGCGCATGATGAAGTGCTCGTGCGAGTAGTTGCTGAACACTACCGGCTCATCCTTTGCCAGGGTGAGCTTGGGATCGCGGTGCCGGAAGAACTGGCAGCGGGAGGTGGGGAGACGAAGATAGATATTTGGCATTTTTTTTATTTTAGGGCGATGCCTTTCTGCTGGGCATAGTAGAGCATGATGGCATCGGTGACGTTAAGGAAGTATTTCTGCATGCTGTTGCCTTCCTTGGGGCGTGGTACCAGCTTATCGAGCTTGGCAGTCTGCTCCTCGGTGAGATTCATGAAGAGCTTCATGCCGTCGATGTAGCAGCCGCCCGACTCGGTTTTGGCGATAAAACTCTCGTTGAACTTCTTGTCTTCTCCAAAAAAGAGGTTGATGGCTTCCATCATCTGCTCTTGAGTGAAACCGGGGAGGGAAGGGTGCAGTTTGCGGTATTTCTCGGAGTAAGTCTTCATGCGCTTATCTACAAAGGCATTGATGCTATCGGAATACTCGCAGTAGAGTTCATTATCCTTCGACTCGGGGTTTTTGGTTCTCGAAAAATTGAAGAAGACATCTAACTGCTTCAACACCTGGGTCACAGCATCAAACTGGTTGAACTCTACGCTGCCATTGAAGATTTCCATCATATCAGCCTGAATCTGTCTTACGATGCTTTCCAGTGCGTCGGCGAGGAACGCCACCTTGTTAAGGTTGTCGGAAAGTTTTGTTACCTTCTGCTGCATATCGGGCTTAGAATAGTCTACGTAGTAGCGAAGCAGATGACCGAAGTTCAGAAAATCATAGCTTACTTCGCTGCGCAGGTTTATCTGTACAAGCAAGCCATACATCTGTTTGGCGAGTTTGGTATCTCTCTCCTGAATCGCCTTGATAAGGCCACCCATCTGTGGTGAGTTAGAAGGAACACGGTTCGCGGCACGCACGAGTTCGTTACGGTTGCGCACGGCTGCAGCGAAATCGGGGTGGGAGAAGAGGGCTTCCAAAGCTGCGGTATATTTCTCGGCAGGCACATCCTTGAAATTAAAGGTGTAGATGGTCGGCAGATTTCTGATCTGCTGCTCACGCTTGGCCAATGCCTGCTGCTGTTGTTTTTTGTTTTTTGTTCCCATTGCTTTTTATTGCTTTTTATTGCCAAGCATTGATTGGCAATATACTCTATTAATCATAATCGCCCTTATTGGGCAATCATCTTATTTCTTTTGAGTCTCGAACATTTCCATTCTTTCGCTGATGATGCGGTTAATCTCGAAACTTACCTCTTTGGCGTTAGGATGCGCCTTGCCGGTGGTTTCTCTGAAGCGGAGGTCGAGGATATGCTGCCACTCACTGATGGTATAGGTGTAGGCTACCACCGTATAGGTATCAAGAGGGAGAATACCGCGGGCATCCTGCGGCTTCATGCCCGATTTCAGCAATCGGCGATAGAGCCAGTCGGAAACCTTGCAGCCGGAAAGATAGAGAAATTTCTGCCATTTCGTACCCTCATGCAGCCAGTGCGGACGGGCAATCTGAACGCCACCTTTCTTCTCCAGGTTCACGTAGCGGGTGCTCTGCTCGCTGATGCAGTTAGGCGATGTGCGGTTCAACTCACGGCTGGTGCTGATCTGCGTAGTAACGACCAGCGTCATGCGGAGGATATTGAGTGCTTCTATGAAATCATATTTCTGCGCCTTTTCGATAAACTCGGCTTCCTTCACATTGAATGGGGATAGCATTTCGAGAATGCTGCCATGCTCGCAGAGGAACTGCATGTTGCTGCTGATCCATACCTTCTTTTCCTGCACTGCATAGCTGATATATGGAGATGCGATAAGGAAAGACCAAAGGTGTTTCGGCAGTTTACTATCGTTCTTGATAAAAAAGTAAAGAGTGCCGTGTCGATACATGGAGCGATGACCGCTCTCCCAGAATCGGTTGGCCAACTTCACTGCCTGTTCTTCCAAGAACTTCTCTTTCTGCTCTTCAGAAAGATTCTCGTCAGGCTGCTTACCCTTGCTCTTGTAGCAAACTCTGCCTACTCGGGCAATCTGTTGAGCGGCGGTCTTCTGAGGCCACCACTCAACACCAGGAATTATCATTTTCATATTGTTTCTTTATTTGATGTTTATATATTAAAAATCTGCTTTCTGCTCCACGGAAACAGATGGTTTCTCTTAAAAGAAGGCGCTGAGAAGGCGGATGAAGTTCTGTGCTGCCACTCCTCCTTTTTTCAGTCTCTCTTCTGCCTCTGCTTCATACTTCCGTGTTTCTCCGTTAGCAGTTCTGATGCACTTCACTACATCCAGCGTGGTAATCAGCAAGCGGTAGAGCGATGAATTATTGCTGATAACGTAATCGAAGGAGTTAATATCCAGCGATACACGATATTCATCACGGTTGGTTCTTTCAGGGGCGATGCCGCGAGCCTTCAGCGTTTCGGGCTTGGCAGCCACATAAATACTCATCAGTTCAATATCCGGAAAATGCTCACAGATGCCCAGGAATCCTTTTTCGTCAATCACATAGATGGCGACATCTTCTATCTGGGCGAGTTCCGTCCAATACTCGTAGCCACCATATTCGGTGTAGGCAAGCATATCCTCCTTGGGAGTCTTGCACTCCTTCACGAAAAAATGCTCCTTACCGTTTACCTCGCCATCCCTCATGGGACGGGTGGTGAAGGAACAGAGCAACGGGATATTCAGGGCGATGGAAAGGATGTTTGCCACCGTGTCCTTGCCTGCTCCAGATGGACCCATAATTGCGATAATCTTTTGTTTCATATCTTTTATTTTGTAAAGTTTTATACTCATAGAGAACCAATAAATAGCATACGGCTTCGATATGGCTTTGAAACGGCTTCGATATGGCTTCGATATAATGGAAGTTTTTAAAGCCATCTGTAAATTTATTTTCTCTACTCTCTAAAGACCTTGTTTCCTGTAGGAAAAAACGTAAGGTTTCTCAGGCGTTCCAGCGAAGGATATTGCTGATTTACTCTATCACGAAAATCATCCATATCACCCATATCTACCGTATATTTTCCCAATGTCATTTCAAAGTTCACCGGGAACGTCATGGTGATTTGACGGAGGAAATTACCCCCCCCCCGACATTACATCGAACACTACTTTCATCCATCGCTGACCTTTCTGGTCGAGCCATGACCCCTTCGGGATTTCTACATTTCTCTTTGCCATAATCTTTAATTTTTAAATGTATTAAAATTCTTTTCTATGTATTCTGATATATTTCTTTCCAGTCTTCCTTGGTAAGGATGATGCCCGAACGCTTGCAGTAGTCGAAGAAAGTTGCCTCAGAAATTCTGTTGTAATTGGCAAACTGGTTCCATCGCTTACGGAAATCCATTTCATTGTGGCCGCAGGTGGAATCAGCAGGACGGAAACGGGAAACTCTTCGCCATAGGTCGTAACCTGCTACTCTGTCCACATGGTAGAGCGACATGCCGCATTTAACCCAACCCAGATAACCGCTATTAGCATCCTTTCCGGCACAAATATCTATGCCTTGAGCCTCAATCTTCTCCACCAATCGCAGAGCTTTGCGGTAGATGATTTCCGGCGTATCACGTCTATATCCACCATGCGGATAGTTTCCGCCGAAGCCGGCACCAGTCGGATGACTGCCACTGAAAAATGTGTTGGCATAGTTCATCACGGGCATCGGCGTAGGCACATTATCGGGTAGTTTGGTGTAGGGCATCGCACGTTCATTAATATATATATGCTGCGGATCATCCCATGAAGCGAAACGCACACGGCCGATATTTCCGCAAGAACCATCGAGCATGATGCCCAGAGCAGCATATTCCTGCAATAATGCCTTGAACTGCTCTTTGTGACGTTCGGGGTAAGCCAAGCGAACCAATCCGAACAGTCCAGTTCCGGAGCAGGAACGCATCAGCAAAGCTACCTCTGGACGAAATGCCAACACTCTGCGGATATTCTCGAAATCGGCTATGCCCTGGTTGTCTTGCAGGTCAATATCTATCGCCAGCCATCCCGTATGCTGCTGAAGGTGGCTTTCTCTTCGGGAAACCATCACCCGCTGACCTGGATGGGTAAGGCTATCGTCCTCGTAGGTAGCGAAGAGACCACTCAGCGTGGCACCAGGAAGCATCTTCTTGGTATCTACGTATTCCGGCATCTTCTTAGCTGCACTGCCATATTGCTGCCGCATGGCTCTCAGCTTCTCTACATACGGCTTCCACCTATCCGTAAGACAGAACTCACGGATAGACATCTGCGTGATGCACTCGCCCGTCTCCATATCGACGTATCTTCCAAGCGCATCCTTCGCATCCCGATAGATGGAACATATCTCGTCAAACATACCTTAACTATTATATTTCTTTTCTAAAACTGCTGCAAAGATACAAAAATAAATCGAAAAGAATATAGGTTATCTATATAATATTTGAAATAAGTTATATTTTTAACATTTAATATGGGTTTGAGAGAGGAAACCAGCGACGGAATCGCTGGGAACGGAAGCGAAAAGGATGTTTTTTCAAAAATGGGACCAAACTTCCGATTTTGGTCTCAAAAGTCTCATTTTGGTCCCATTTTTATTTTGAAGGGCGAAATGTTAAAGTCCCCTAATGAAGAAAATGAGGGATTTTGCCCCACTGCTGACCCACCATTGTCCCACTGCTAGCCCCCTACGATTTTTTGCTATTTGCTTGTTTTTCAGCGATTTTCTTATTTTTGGTCTCATTTTTTAATTAATTTCTATAAACTAATGTACGCAGGAATGCAAAAATATATTTGGAATATGCAGAAAATATGTAGAAAATCCTGCATTTCTCTCGCTAGCTGCCACTCCCTTATATCCTCATAACTACCTTATTGTCTGATGTTTACGGCAAAGCCGTTAATGCTACTAACTTCTAGTTTGAGGTTAGGGGTTTTTGATTTTAGGGAAAAGAAAAAATACACGGAAATTTTTATATATAGTAGTGAATTTCGGGGAAAAATGGGACAAAGATATGCTTTTGAGACCAAAAAGCCCACTAAATCAGCGAGTTATCAAAAGCCCACTAAATGATGGGCTTGGTCGCAAAATGGGACCAAAAAGAAATTGTGTCCGTTAGGCGTTCCTGCGGATTTGAAATCCGCAGACAAAAAAGCTGCCACGCTTCACAGCGGAGCAGCCCTGCTAACAATTAACTAAAACTTTAAAAACTAACAACTAAACAATCAACAAAAAATCGTTTTCTACTTGTTCTTCATAAACTGATTAGCCTTATTCAGGCTATCATGCAGTCCGTCACGACCGTACATATTGATCTTGGCGTTGATAGGTTCATTCAGACGCTGAATGAGCGCATTCACGGCTTGCAGGAGAGCCGCATTGCTTGCAATGCTTGCGGAAACCAGGTCGCCTGCCGCTGATGCGCCAGGCGAAAGATTACCATTGCCTGCTTGCGTGCCTGCTGCAAGAACATCACCCACGTTGCCATCATCAAATGCCCTTCTTGCTGAGTTTCTTCCTGAGTAGTTGCGGTCGTAGTTGACGAGTGCTTTCAGCAAGCCTGGGTTGTTCATCATCATCGCATGGGTAGTTTCCCTACCAATGACGATTTCTGGTCCTCTCTCGGCTACGAGAGACGGCTGCCCGTTCACAGTAGTAGCGGTTGGAGATGTAAGCATCTTCACACCCTGCATCTGTCTGCCATCATCCTCAGTTGTCCAATACACTTCGCCGTTATTGGCCATGAACGGCTTCTTGCCCTGTTCTTTATCATTATCATCAGCCATCCAGTACAATTCACCATTTTCGTCCACAAATGGCTTCAAGTCTTGAACGTTTCCGGAATCATAGGTAAGCATACCGGTTACAAGCTTGGTATTGGTGGTATTGGTATTACTCTTCTTCTTGCCGCCGCTGAATGCAGAGTTGAGTGCCCACTGGAGCAAGCCCATGAGGGTAGCCATCACACCCGCAGCTGCAATAGGACCCGCAATAGGACCCAAGAAGTCGAAACACTTACCGATGGCACCAGCAATAGAGAAGGTCATTCCTGCTTGCGTGCGGTCCGCATCCGATTGAATGATGGCCTCGTTATTTTCCTGCGTTTTATTAAGGTTCTCAGTGAGCGCCGTTTGGGTCATAGCCATACCTGTATTCAAGGCTATCTTTGTGCCCTCGGTCTGCTCCTTGTTTCCGGCATCCGTCACATTCGTGATGTTCTGAACACCCTGCGTTGTAACCTTCTCACGATCCTTATTGCCCTTCTTTACCTCTTTGCTCAGTTCCTTCTGGTGCTTCTTCTCTTTCTTTAACTGCTCGGCTTTCTCCTTGTCTTCCTTGGATTTGCCGCCGCCAGTCTTGAACTCGGTATTCATCACACCGCCGATGAAGGAACCAGTGATACCGGCTGCGGCATCAGCAAAGGAACCGCCACCTGCGATAGCATCGGCGGCTGCTGCACCAGTTTGTGTTGCGGCATCATTGTAGAACGCATTAGCATTGTCTCTGTTGCGATGCTCCCATGCACGAGGCGCGCCACTGCCCTGTGATTGCGTATTCTGCTGCTCAGGAGTAGCAGGAGGCGCATAAGGAGGCACAATAGCCTGACTGTTAGGATTGATAGGTGTACCATCAGGATTCCAACCGAGAGAAGGCTGCTGTGGAGTCATCTTCTCAAAGTTAGACTGCGGCTGCGGAGTAAGGTAAGCTGCACCCTCATCCACCAGTCGCACATACATCGGGTTCGCCTTTGTGCCGAGATTCGAGAAATCCTCCTTCACGGCATTGGCATCAGCGTTGGCTCTCGCTGCATCAATACCAGGTTGTGCTTTCCTCTTACCACGTTTGGCACCTGCATCATTGATAGCCTTCCACATCTGCGTATTCACGTCATTGAGTGCCATATTAGCCCATGACTCAAGCATAGACTTCAGAGCGTTCTTGATAGCTTCCTGTGCGCTGCTTACGTCGTTACGCATTTCGGCAAATGCCTTGCCTACCTCTGCACCGAAGGTTTCGATAGGCTGCACGAGCTGCTGCATCTGAGAAAGGCGGTTCTTCATCGCCGTTGCCATTTGGTTGACATAGGCAAGTTCTGCCTCCTGCCGAGCCTTGTCTGCTTCGTCGAGGAGCTGCTTGTTACGTGAGTTTTTGAAAACGAAAGCATAATAATCTTCTGCCATCTGCATCTTCATCTTCATCAGCTCCACCTCTGGGTCGGCGGTGAGATCACCAAGACCGAGGTTAGACCACATATTGGTTCGCTTACCGAAGAGCGCACTTTCCTGCTGCATCTTGCGAAGAGCTTCCTGGTTGGCAAGATTGCGCTTATTTACCGCCCAGGCTTGATCGGCAATCTTCTTTGCATAGTCGTACTTACGTTTCTCTGCCTCGGTGTAGCTATCCGTATATTTAATCAGCTCGATATAGAGTGCCTTTAACTCCTGCGTATTGAGCTTTGCAAAATCGAAACCGCTATTTGCTACGGAAAGATAATCAAGAAACTGTTGCTGGAAACGCTGACTTTCCGGATTGATGGTATAGAGTATAGCCACCGTTGAGCGAGCCTTTGTTGTGAGTTTGTCGAACGCGTCATTCATTTTCTGAAGGCCTTCCTCTGTAGCTGCATCTACCCCACTCGCTGGGCGAAGGAATCTGAGCTTATCGAAATTACTACGAGTAGAACGGTTGACTGCGCCCGTGTAGTCATTCTCGTTGAGTATCTTCTGAATCTCCCGCTGCTGGGCAAGAAGTTTTTCTGCTGCCTCACGCAATTCCTTAGAGCCATTGGCAAAGATTTGATCAAGAAGAGCACCCAGGTTCTCTGAGAGCGTCTTATTGTTCTCTCGTGACAAATCACCCGATAGCTTTTGGAAAAGATCGTGCAGCTCACTAATATCCGATTTGCCGATAGACTCCAACAAGGACTTGGAAGTTTCATCATCATAGATAAGCACATCCTCATCCATGTGAGAGAAAAACTTCTTAAAATCATCACTCATCGTTGCGATAGACTTACGAGCCGTACCGAGTGCCGTCTTCGTCTTAGCGTCGAGAAGAGCAAGCATCTGCTGCTGCTGACCCTCGCTTACCTTCTCGCCATCAGCATTCATCTGCGTTACCCATTCCAGGTACTTACGCTTCTGCTCTTCATAGAAAGCCTTGATATTGGCAATAAGGGCATTGGCGCGGGTCTTTGCCTTCTGCTCCTCGTTTTTAGCAGTGTTATCGGTCTTTGGAGTATTCTTGCCACCGCCAGAGCCGTTGTTGCCGGAATCGCCACCGTCGCCTCCAGTATTAACACCTCCAGGGATTTCTGTAACAAATATCCCAGGAAAATCTTTGTATTTCTTTTCAACTTCCTGCTGTGACTTTACGCGTGCTCCGCGCTGGCGGATGTAAGCAACCGCCATGGCAGTCATCCGTTCCTGATCAGAATATTTATCACTATTATGGTCAATATGTTTTTCTCCATAAACACCCTTAGAAGAAGAGATCCAACTATAACCGGCGGATGGAGTGCCATTCGTGTTCTTAATAGCTGTAATTAAGCCTTTATTATGCTGAGAACCATAATTTTTGCCAACACCACTACGCCTGATAACTTCATTGATTGTGTAATTCAATCCATGCTTTGCGAGATTATCATCCACAAAAGCCTTCAGCCAGGAACTACCATACTGACCCATTTTGTTTTTCTGCGCTTGCTGGTCGTAGTTGTAAAGCAACTGCGCTTCTCTTCCAGCCTTTGGTGCCACATGTTGTTGAATATCCTTCTCAGCAGCCTGAGCCATCACTTTGCGCTCAATGGCATTGGCAGCTTCATTGTAGGCTTTCTTTAAGTCGTTTACAGTTGACTTCTCGGTAAGCAGCTTGGAAAGATAAGAACCGAACTTATTATTAAACTGATCTATAGCTGCCTGTCTTTCCTTTGTACCTTTCTTAGCACCGTCGATGGCACGCTTATAGCCGTCCAGCTCAAGAGTAGCACGTCCTACTTCAGATTTTACTCCGCTTAATGATTTTGTAAAATGGTCGGCGGCATTGGCTGCATCCTGCGCTGCGTTGGCATTCTTTTGAAAATAAGCGTAAAGCGTTGACAGAACTCCGAGAACCAAACCAAAAACATTTGATGCCATGGCCAGATTCAAAGCTTTCTGCGCAATAACCCAAGCCCATACAGCCTTACTGATATTGACAAGCTGAACTGCTGCCATAGCGAGACCCTTACCAATGAAGAAGCCAAAGAGAGAAGGCAACAATGCTATCAGTGTTTTGCAGGAAAGCACAAGTAGGTCTATCGTACCCAAAACAGCTTTCTGGGATGCAGTGGAGGTTGTCAAGGCACGAGATAGATTATACCAGGCTATCGTCAACTGCTTTACGGAGTTAATTCCGTCAGGATTTGTAAATGCCTTATTCCACATATTGTTGGCACGCTCAAGAATACCCTTTGCAGTATCCTGCTGGATGTTATACTCCTGGGTTACGGCCATACCTTCATCGAAAGCCTTACGAGAGGTAGCTACAGCTTTATCGAGCATATCTGCCTTTTCTGCCATCGTAACCATTACCTTAATAAGGCGAGAGCCATCCGAACCCAGATCCTTAAAGAGACTATCCAGGGCAAAGACATTGCCTGATTCACGCATCTTATGGAATATAGTCTGCAGGGCTTCAATACCCCTACCCTCTTTCAGAAATTCAGAAAGTGTACCCTTTGCCAAGCCAAGATCATGTTCAATAGAAGATGTTCCCTTTCGTATCTCTGTAATCAGTTTTGCGAATGCAGTACTTGCTACTTCTGGCTCAATCGCCATACTATCTACGGCTGCACCAAGAGCAAGAATATCGGATGTAGAAAGCGCACCGACCTTACCCATAGCGAGGAGGCGATTACTAAAATCAATAATCTTTCCAGACGTAGCAGTAGAGGTAGATGCCAGTTTGAAGATAGCGCTACCCGTCTTCAACATACTCTGTTCTACACCCATCTTAGGGATAAGTCCCATTACTTCAGTTATCTTGGAAAGTGCAGACAGCGCTTCATCACCGAGGTCTTCCTTCAATGCCACGTTTACCTGGTTGGCGGCCTTTACAAACGACTCCAGTCCTTCCGGTCCATACTCACCAATACCGAGTTTTGCACCAGCATAAGCGATGTTCTGAAGTTCCTGCACAGATGTACGGGTATCAATCTTAGACAGAGATACCGCCATCTTGTCAATATCCTGATGAAGTAAGCCTGAAACCTTACGAATGTTGGCCAGCGAGTCTGACATATCCAGGTTCTTCTGAATAACACCAGTAAGTAAAGTTTTAGCCTGATTGAATACCGCAAACATACCCACGTATGCCGTAAGGTTCTTTAATGCCGTACGCCAGGCATTGCTTTGCTTGTTGGCTGCACCCGTTGCATCATCAATAACCTTCTTGAGATTCTTCAGCTCCTTCTGTCTGTTTGCAAAAGCCTCGCTCTTAGTATTAATTAGATTCAGTTCCTCCTCCAACTGCTTATAAGTTTGTCTCAGCTCATTGATATTTGCCTTGCCAGTCTTACTGCGGGCAACTATATCATTGAGCTGCGCTTGCGAGAGGCGAGTGCCTTTCAGAGTTTGCTCCAACTGGGCATATTGTCTGCGTAAATCAGATACAGCCTTGCTTCCAGCAGGGAGTTGCTGAATTTTCTGCTGAATAGCGTCCATTGTGCGCTTAATGTCCTCACCCGAAGCCTTGCCAGGGTTTGATAAAACCTGTCGCATCTGCTGCCAACTGATCGCTGCCTTCTGAGCCTTGCCCGATACGGCATTCAAACGCTCTTCAATCGTTTGAAGTTCGCGATTATAAGTTTCTATAGCACTTGCGTTACCGATAGGTACTCTGTCACGAACTTCTGTAATCGTAGCCTTGGCACGGCGCAAATCGGACGCAGAAGCGTTGCTGTCACTTACTGCTTGGCGAGCTTCCGATATGCCCATCTTCCCTTTGCGTCTATCCTCTTCTGCCTCCAGTTGCTTTAAGGTACTGAGGTTGTGATGATATGAAGTACCTGTCTTTTCGAGTGAAGCCACGAGGTCTTTCTGTTGAACAATAGCCTTACTAAGCCATTGGTCAGATTGATTCCTTACGTTCTTCAGTCCTTTTTCAATCTTCACATACTTGCCTTCGAGCAATCGCACCTCGTCGCCTACTTCCTTCATCAGAGAGCGGATATGTTTTGCTTCTTCCTCCTCTGCTTCAGAAAGGCCTTCCAGTTTGCGCTTGCCTTCACCCAATGCACGGCGAAGGTTACGGAGCGAAGTATTACCGAGGTTATTAACCACAGCTTCCAGCCGCTCCGTCGTCTTGATGGTCTGAACCTGGGCAGACTGCAAGGCTTTCACTTTCGCCTCTGCCTCCTTGTATTCCTCTGTGCCAGGCTTCATCTGCTTCATCTGATCGGTAAGCTCCTTTGCCTTATCGAGAAGGAGTTGCAGCACTTTGATAGGCTGCTTGCCGTCCATCGTAATGATGGATTCTATTTTACCTGCCATAATCTTTTTCTTTTAAAATATTATTCTCTCTTGATTCCGTCATCCTCCAGCGCCTTTGCTATCTGCATGATAGCCTGCCAGCCGTAGTAATCGGCAAGATGGTTCTCATATCTCGTTTTCAGTCTGCGAATGGTTCGCATGATAGCCGGACGGTGAGATTTACCTTCCCTTCTATCCCACTTTCTGATATATCGGGTGTTGTACTTCGCCTTCCTTACTCGGTCCACCTTGTCAGCCGTGATATGAGCTTCTGGATCGTGAGGATTTCCGGTCAGACCTACACCAATATCCACGAACTTCAGATAATCGTTGTAGCGAATACCTACGGTGAGTTCACCCGTCTCCTCATTAGCCTGATATACTGTACCCTCAAAGGATTTTGCGCCATCGCCTCTTGACCACCACATGTGGTGCTTTCTCCGGTATTGGTTTACCTTCTCGTAGCCACGATATACCTCTGTAGGGTAGATACGCTGCTTCTGGAAGTTCAACTGAATATCGAGCAAAGCCTGCTTGAGATAGATTCCGGCTACATCTTTCAAAGGCGCAAAAGGCGATTGGATGGGTTTAGTCTTGATTCCCATAAGCCGTTTCCTTTCTATTTAGTCGATGCAGGAATGATATATTTCTGCTCCTTCCCGCATTGGAAGTTATATAGCGGACGGATAGTCTGCCAATAACAATCAGCAAGGAGCCAGCTCGGACCACGGAAAAGAGGGTTTACACCATAGGCAAAACTCTCTATATCGACGGATGATAACTCTATGCCCAATTTAGGCTCTTCCGTCTTGAAGTTTCTGCCCGTGATAGGACAGATACCCGTGCGGCGAAGCTGAGTGAGATAAGAGGCGAGGTCTTCGCAATACTCCATCAGATCATCCGATGCAGCCTGCAATTTGCTGCCATCATATCTGCCCAACGTAGCAGAGGAATCTTTCAGTCTGGTAAGGAAACAGACCTGATAAGTAATCAGGGCTTGCTTATCCGATTTCAATTCTCCGGAGTTAACCACACGATAGAGCATACAGGGAGAGTGAATAATATTGGCGTTTCGGGAAAAGATATTTTCCTCGTCAATATCACGAATGCGGAAGAAACTCTGTTCTTCCAGCTTCTTGCTTGTCGGGTCATGGGATAAGGGCTTGTAGATCGTAGCCCAGTGTTCCAAAACATTTGATATTGTCATAATTCAAAGGGATTTTAACACATTATTAACTGATAGCGTACAGAAATTAAGAGTTATTGACACTATATGTCGTAAGCATCGTCGGCAGATTTCGACGGAACCCATTCATCCTTATCTGCATCACTTTCGCTATCCTTCTTATCAGATGATGCTTCTACTTCATCTTTCTTCTCAGCCTTCTCTGCCTTCTCAGCCGATGGAGTTTCCTCTTCTTCTTCCTTCATCAAGTCTTTCAGCTTCACATTGAAGTGCCTTTCGGTTTTATCGGCTACAATCTTCTGCATCACTCTTGCCCAAGGTGCCCCATTACAGGTACTCTCGTTTTCGAGAATACTTACGAGCTGTACACCACAATAAATGGCGGCAAGATAATTAGCGAGATGAAGAGGGTTCTGAAAATCGAGTATGACGGTATCTACCATCGTGGCCAAGAATATCGCAAGAATGAGGACGGAGAAATCTTTCACCATCTTTGCCATTTTCTTAGATTTCAGTTTCCCGTCGATTTTGCATCGAGGATCTTTCTTGATAGCCTCCCGATAGCGGGAATAGATGCGGCAGTTGCAGCGCCATGCCGTGTAGCAGTCGCAGATAAGGGCGAAGAAGCATACGGCGATGTAGTTAAGAGATGGTTCCAGTGTACACCACACTAAGCCGATAATGGCTGCAAAAAACCTTGTAAGAGTTGGAATTAAACTTTGCATTTCTTTTTTCTTTTTAATGTTATCCTATGTTGTCTTAATACTATTGCAAAGGTAGAATATTTTTGCCCTATGCTAGGGACAAAATATAGTTTATAGTTTACAGTTTATAGTTTATAGAAGCTAACGCCTTTGAGCAAGGATGCTATTAACTATAAACTATCAACTGTCAACTATCTCTCCCTTGTCCCAACCATTTAGGGGAGATTTCGTAATTTTGTGGGCAGATATAAAAATAACATTAAACACTGCAAAGCAAAATGAGCCAATTAACGCAAAACACCCTGCAGAGGATAGACAAGTGGCTATCAAATGGTCTCAGCATGGAGACGATGTTCCCCAAACTGGAACAGCGGTACCGCATGCAGATTTGTGCTGAGTTCTACAAACGCTGGGTGCAGAACAACGATATAGACCCGCGTACCACCTGCCGCAATATCGCACGGCGCGACTATACGCTCTTCGTGAACCAGGCAGGACAGGGCAACAAAGAGGCGCAGGAAATGGTGATGGCGCTGCATATTGATATTGACGATGAAGGAAATATCAAACCTCGCACGGTTACGGAACTGAATAATGATGTGGCAGTCTGCAACCACATTATCCGTTTCTTCCAGACCGATGAAAGTCCTCGCCACAAGGCGATGTATCTGAGCAGCGCTGAATGGCTCATCCGCACAGGCAAGCAGCAGAACAACGACCGCGCGGTGGATAAGGGTATGCAAGCCCTGGCTAATGTATATGGCAACTTCGTGGAGGATAAGGATGCTACGGATGAGATGCCGGATATGAGCCGTATTGCCATTACGCAGGATGTAAGCATCGTGAAGCACGACCGTATCAACTATACCGATGAGTATAAGCGCAAGATGGCTCGCAAGTACGGTTTGACGGTGAAGGATATGCAGCAGATAGCCGATGAGGAGAGTCTGAATGCTACTCCGGAGAAAGCTCCTGATTACTTCGACTACATGGAAGAGGTGATGGAAGAGAAGGAGGCTGACAAACAGACTAAAGAAATGAAGGAGGAACCAGCCGATGAGTAAGCGATACGAAAATCATCATCCCAACAAGATACCTCCCTTCCGTCCTGATCCGGAACACTGGACGAGGAAAAGCAGCCACGGTTGGAAAGCCAAGGTTGCCTACGAGAGTGAGGATGAAGCCTGCGAGTTCCTGCACCTGCACCCTAAAATCATGGCTGCCGGATATACGGCTTATCAGTGCAAGGTTTGCTCGAAATGGCACATTGGGAAGTTAAGAGTTGATAGTTTATAATTTATAGTTTATAGAGGATGGAGTTAAATAAGATTTATAATGAGGATTGCATGGAAGGAATGAAAAAGATTCCGGACGCAAGCGTGGATTGCATTATCTGCGATTTGCCTTATGGCGTTCTCAATAAAAAGAGTGAAGGCGGTGGCTGGGATAGTATTATCCCGCTTGAGCCATTATGGAAGGAATATCTGCGCATAACCAAACCCAATGCAGCGATTATTCTTTTCTGCCAAGGTATGTTTACCGCACAACTTATGATGTCACAGCCGAAACTCTGGAAATATAATCTTATTTGGAGCAAACAACGGGTAACAGGCTTTCTGAATGCCAACAAGATGCCTCTGCGCTCGCATGAGGATATTGCAGTATTCTATCGAAAACAACCTGTCTACAATCCTCAAATGGTAAAATGTGCGCCACATCAAAGGAACCATCGAAGGGGAGATGGCTCTCATAGTTTGAAGCGAGGTTGTTATGGCGATCATAAAGAAGTGCCTACTATCGTATCAGATGAAAAATTTCCAAAGAGCATTATATGCTTCGACAAAGAACATTCTAACGATACCTTCCACCCTACCCAGAAGCCAGTAGATTTACTCCGCTATCTGATATGTACTTATACCAATGTGGGGGGGTGCGTTCTTGATAACTGCATGGGCAGCGGCACTACCGCCATCGCCTGCATCAGAGAAAAGCGAAACTTCATCGGCTTTGAGCTGAACAAAGAATATTACGACAAGGCTTGCAAGCGTATCAAGTTAGAGATGATGCAACCGAGCCTGTTTTAAATCTGCGAAATTATGGCAAAGATTATTTATTTCGGAACCAATGGGTGCTCCGGGCACTACCCTATCGGTATTGATATGACACTGACAGGAGAGGAGTATAATAAATGGTGCGAGTGTGATAATGAAGTCTGGATAGAAAACATCCGGAAAAATCCAGGTCGTCACCTGATTCAACACCACGGCGAAACCTATACTAACTATGGCGTGCCTTTCTCTGTAGATGAAGATAAGGTCGGAGACCATACCGAACTCTTCTGGGAGGGAGCACACTCAGAAGAAGAAATGATAGAACTCATAAAGAGCAACCAGTTCTTGAAACGACAATTTAAAATGTAAGCAACAATGATAGTAATAAAAATAAAAACATGGAAAGACTGGAAACAGGACTTCCTTAAATGGGTGCAAGCACCTCGGCGCAGTACTTGCAAGGAGTACGTAGATTATATGGAGGCTTTACAAAATCAGGTTCTCTACAAAATAATAAACGACACTTGCGATAAATACGGCAATATGCGTGAGAACCAAATTCAAGACATCACCGAGGCAGTCGAGAGATGCGTGGCTGAGTGTGCCAAAGAAACACGCAAGCTAATCGATGATTGCCAGCCCGCAAAATTTCTCTAAGACTGTAAAAAAAAGACCTGACATATCCGTTAGGCGTTCCGCCGGATTTAAAACCAGCAGGAACGCCTAGCGGACCCTATTCTGTTTCACCATCGCGCCTACCGCCTTTATGATGATTATACGGATGGCAAACTTGGCAAAGTCTTTTTCGTCTTTTCATCCCTATTGGAGATTGGGTCCATGTTGCTCCGCAATCAGGACAGCGCCAATAAAAGAATAAAGCCGAATAAGCATTCACTTTTTCAGGTGTTACCCCACCATTAGCCTCTTCGTCCCAATATGGGACTAATTGAGGAGAAATCTCTGATATAGAATTACGAACAGCTTTAGGATAAAGAAGTTTGTATATATCAGCAGTATCTTTGTTTAAATCGACCAAGATCATTTCTATCGACAACATATCGCACAAGGTATTCATTAATCCTTGAAGATCAGCCTTGTTGTAATCATAAAAAATTGTAGAGTCGTTATGACTATCACTCTGCCACTCCTGTATCCGAATCAGTCTTACGCCTTGTCTTTCCAATATTTCAGACTTTCTGCAATCTCTTTTAATTTGCTTTCTATTATTATGATAACGAACACCATCATACTCTATACCAACCTTAAGTCGTGGGATATAAATATCTATAGATTGCCTCGTACCTTCAATCTGTTTCCACTGGTCTATATCTATGACTTTCCGCAGATAAAAAGCAATAGCCATTTCTATGAAAGATGAATGTATCGTAGGTCGGCATATAGGACAAAAACGTCTCGACTTCATATTGCTTGCCGTTGCCGAAAATACATGATTATTCGGACATTTCCAGTAGTATGTCTTGCCTGAACCTGGAGCTATATCATACGGAGTCAAAGAGCCATTTAACGTAGGATGCCACCAGTTAACAAACCTATATACCGTATCACCGAAAGATTTGTGCTGGTCAACAAGAAAATCTTGATTTCTCTGCTCGTCTCTTTTATGGACCATACTTCTAATTGCGCACAATCGGCACATCGGTTTCTTTCCCTTTCTTTGAAAAACCTTCGTTTTCCACTTAGAACCACATATAGGACACTTGCATTTTATCATATATCGGCTGCCAGACGGGACCTTGCTTGGGTCAAGATCATTTTGAGAAAAATCCCACACTTCCATTATTTCAGGATAATCCTTACAGGATCCCGTTTTCTCTATCATGGCTGCTTGATATTTTTCTGCTCGTCGTTTTGCTGCACAATCCTTACAATAGAAAGCATGATTACGATATATATCAATTATAGGATGGCTCGTAATCTTGCCACAATCTGCACATCTTATATTAACTTTCACTTTATCCGTCTTGTGTAACGTCCGAGGGTCCGGATTATCATCACACCACAAAGCCATTATTTCGGGAACATCTGCTAAACTCCCATACCGAATAAAGGATTCTTTTTCCTGGCTCGATTTGTTCTTCTCTTCAAGATAACAACTCCTACACATGCCATTGCGAGATATAACCGTCTTGCCCGTAGCAATAAAGGGGGTATTGCATTTTGCACACCTCCATTGCAAAGAGTTTCCGTAAGACCCTCCGATATTATGAGGATCTAATCCATTATTTGCTTCATAATCCCAACAACCTATTAAGATAGGATTATCTGCTATAGTTGATTTTCTCTGTGGCATATTGACTTTTTATTTTTATTAGTGCAAAGATAACAAAAAGAATCTGTAAACTAAAAAATAATTGTTTTATTTTTAAATAATTAACCTACTTCTCGTATTAATATCACCCTTACCTGCAAATAATTGTCCTTTCCCTTTATTTTGAAATACATAACTTTGTTGCATAAAAATAAAATTCAAGAATATGCAGCAACCACATCAAATATATTTAAACAGATTCCAGCAAGAACTCTTTTATATGGGAGCAAAAGATGAAATCGTCATAGCTGGACGACGCACAGGTAAAACTGATGGCTTGGTAGCGCCACGCGTATGGGCAGTGTCGGACTCTATGCCAGGCATGCTGGGCGCTTGGCTTGCTATTTCCAGACAACAAGCTTTTTCTAAAACTATTCCTGGCACAATGGCAGCAATGGAGCGAATGTTCGGTTTCACAATAGGCATCCACATGGGATGGGGAAGACCTCCGAAACACGCCCGTCCTGCAATTTTTAAGCCAAAAAATTATGATAATATTATATGGTTCGCCAACGGCGCACAATGGGCTTCAATATCCCTCGCACAGACCGCATCAGCGAACTCATATACGTTCTCACACGCCATTTTGGATGAAGGTAGATTTGCAAACAAAAAGAAAATCGACGAAGAGTTTATGCCTTCTCTATCAGGACAGACCCATCCATTAGGCAATATAGAGTTTTCTGAATATAACCCTTATTATAGAGGCAGGATGTTTGTTACAGATGCCTCTTTGACGGCGAAGGGAAGCTGGCTGGAGCGGGAAGACGAAAAATTGGAGCTTATCATAGAATCCGGACCTTTCAAAGGAAAGACATATCAGTGGGTGCAAGATAAACTTGAAGACTACGCCCGAAAGGTAATACGTTATAATGATTTGCTCTATAACTCAAAAAAAACAGGTCATACACCGCACGTAGTACCAATAGAAGTGAGAAGTATGATCCGAGCTATTGCACTCAAAATGATTAAACATGAAGGTCAATTCAAAATATTACCTAATCACGGAAAGCAGCTTTCTAAAAACATGGTCGATATGGCCGTAAATTATCATCTGGTAAGTACAGATGATGCAGAGTTAATATTCGATTATGAATATCTGCTTACCCCAGAAGAGTATTGGGAAATGCAAATGTTTGACAAATCGGATAAATTCAGAAACGGGTATCTTCGAGAGTTAAGAAGGGTCGGATTTGTAGTTAGACGTGCATCTACATTAGAAAATATTGACATTCTCGGTGAAGATTACATCAAACAGCTAAAACGAGATCTCCCTGCATACACCTTCGCAGTATCTATACTCAACGTAAAAGTCAAGAAATCTAATGATGGCTTCTACTCAAATTTAGACATAGACAGAGTGCATGGATACGTCAATGATAATGAGATAGATCCCCTTTCGGTTGCTAATTGGAGTACACAGAAGGCTACCGGCATCATCGGCGGCAAGAAGATTACATCAGAGAGCTATCAGCCGGATTTGAAGGAACTGTCCGAGAGAAACGATTGCCGTATGGATGCTGACTGCGTGAACGACCTTCCTCTCTATCTGGCATTCGATTACAATGCGAATATCAATACCCTGGTGGTAGGTCAGGTATATCAGCGTGACGGAGTAGAGGCTGTGAATGTTATCAAAAGCTTCTATGTGAAGAACGAACGCAAGCTGAGGGAGTTGGTAGATGATTTCTCACATTACTATGCTCCGAAGAGAGCCATCAACAGAGACGTGGTTTACTTCTATGATGCCACCGCAAAGCAGGGTGCATCGTATGCTTTGACCGATGAGCGATTCTACCAGGCAGTGATTAAGGAGTTGGAGCGCAATGGTTGGAATGTTACGGCAATAGATATGGGTGTGCCAGAGAAGCACGAGGTGAAGCATCGCATCATCAATAATGCCCTTGCCGGTATCGAATATCCTGCTATCCGTATCAATCAGACTCAGAACCCTGATTTGATTATCGCCATGCAGCTCTGTGAAGTAAGTATCGGCTATCAGGGATTCCGAAAGGATAAGAGTCAGGAGAAGAAAGCGGAGACGGAAGACAACCTGCCGTTGCAGCAGAGAACCGACTTCACCGATGCCTTCGACTCGCTATATCTGGGCTGCAAGTTCTGGCGAGGAAATATCGGCTGGTTCGTACTGCCGGACGGAAGGAACGTTTAGTTTTAGTTGATAGTTTATAGTTAATAATTTATAGGACGATAAAGGGGCGGGTGTCATCACGACAACCGCCCCTTCTTTCTTTATACAAAACCAATTATTACATGGTAATACAAAAACTACTACATTATTACACGTTTGACCTTGACTAAAGAAACCTCCCGCGTTATCACAACGAAGGAGGACTTAGGTAAACAAAATACATTATAAATAAAAACAATCTTATAAAACAATCTTGAAACAAGATTAAAAACACTTATATATATTATTTAGAAGAATGAAAAATTCCTAATTCTCAGGATGATCTCTGAGATATTTTTCACGGAAGTTACGGAACATAAGTTCATGCAGCTTCACTTTTTCGGGACTCAGTTTAGCCCATTCCCCGCTCCACTTTACCTTTTTACTATAAGAGGCTATGCGGACCACGGAGGATATAGGAAATTCAGTTTCCGTTCTTCCTGTTTCCGGATCATCATATCTAATGCGAACCACCGGAAGGTAAACATCGTAGATACATGCGCCACAATCTGCTACTGCTTTGAAGAGCTTTTCATCTTTCATTAGCAGCAGTTGGATGTCATCACCGGAATAGGAATTATTGATAAGCGATTCAAAACTGCGGTTATGCAGTTGTATAAACCTGCCATCGGTGAAATAGATTTCTACCACCTCTTCCCGGTAATCGCCACTATCCTGGTTGAGATCAGTAATCTCATCCCATAGCGTTTTATTTGCGAAGTCCATCTTGCCGGAAGAGTCCATCATCAGCCAATAAATTGACTTGAGCTGTTGCAGCATCATCTGCTCCTCTATTTTATCCATATACTATACTTCTTTTTCTGTTTGCAAAGGTAATACATTATTTTTTGATGGGCGGGACAATGAACCTAAAGCTTCTTTACCAGCAGCAGCGGACCACCTATACCGCAAGCCTTCACCACATAGCCAAGACGCTGGTACCACTGGAGAACGAAAGACCCGCTCTCTTTATCATATTCCAACTGCACAGACTTGCATCCCAATTTCTTAGCTTCCCTCTCCGCAGTCTCCATCAGGAGGCGTGCCACACCCTGCTTGCGATATTTCTCATCCACCCAAAGGTTATAGATGGCGCAATCGGCATGCTGATAATATTTATCCTTATACTCTCCAGGCTTCGGTATCTCCACCTGCACGGTGCCATGGTTGATTTCATCCACGACCACGATTTTCTTGTCACATTTCCAATCTTGAATCTGTATCATCATAATACTTAGTAAATGATTAAATGTATTATTTCTTATTAGTCATAATAAACATAAGATAAATCTTTCTTCAATTCAATATCCAATCCATGGTTACGCATAAGCTGCAGACAAGCTTCTTCCGTAAGATTCTGCCAGTCGATATTATCCTCGTCCTCTTCGGTCAGTGGTTTGGGGAGGTAATCTTTTATTTTCATAAACAGATCTTGCGTTTTCTCTATTCTATCATTAGGGCAGAAATAAGCCTTGTAGTCAAAATAGCCAAACACCAAGCTTTGCCAAATCTTATAACTACGGACAGGGTCTACGATACGCACACATCTCAACATAGGGAAATGAGAAGACTCCACAGCCAATAAAGCATGAAAACGCTCCAAAGCTATAGCCTTTGCCTTACCACGATTAATGGCTGCCAAATAGAAGGAGAAATACCTATCATCTTCCCCAGTCTTTGCGAACATGACAGCATCAAATATTTTGTTCCAGGAATTGTAAGAGAGGTTCAGTACTGAAATGTCTTTGGTTTCCAAAGACTCTCCTACGTAAATTTTGACTTCATACCAGTTTTCTTGTCGAAGCGTCTGCTCATCGTCAATATCGTATTCCTCAACACTTCTATCACCGTCTTTATCAGCAAAGAAATCGGCTTTCTCTTTATCGGAAAACACTCCATCGATGTGGTAGTCACTATACTCGCCCGATGTTACCACGTAAGCGGTTTTAGGCTCATCGATTGGTGCCATAAACAGGGCATTGAGGGATGTTGCGGGAACGTGGTTCAAATTAACGATATACTCTACGTGGTATAATTCGGGATGTCTTGCGGCGAACTCTCTGCGCAGCAACGGTGCCCCGCCGTATGCCGGAGTACCGCTCGGACCAAAATCGAAATGGTCAAACACCTTGGGACCCGATTCATACATTACAAACAATTCAGGTCTCTCTCGATCACCTTTCACGTCCTCGATATACTCGCCTTTCGCCCAATCTATCGCATGGTAGAAATCCTCGTCGAGATACATATATCCATAATAGTCTTCTCGAAATTCCTCCTTGCCTTCTTCAGACAGGGTTTGCGCCTCGACATCGTAGAATCGGTCTTCATCCAGATAGCTAAACATATCTGCAAAATTTTTCACGATAAAGAGAGAAGCATCATCGCAGCAAACAATAAACGGCTTACCGAAGTCTATCTCAAAATCCTCATCGGTAATAGGATGCCAAAGGGATTTCACCTTTTCTTGTTTTGTATATAAACTCATATTTTTTATTGTTTTAAAATAATCAGTTGATGATTAAATGAATAAGTTTTTCTGAATCCGTCATGATATTTATCGGACGGAAAGGCTTATTCAAGTATTCCTCCGGAACATCATTCAGATAACCCTGCCATGCAGATTGTATATAGTTATCAGGGGCAAGCCAATCTATACTGACCTGACAATACTCATCGAGAATAGTGCCCACGAGGTCGCCAACCTTTAATGGTGAAAGATGCAGACGCTTTTCCTCCTTCTTATCCTTTACAGGCGGTATCTGCACTATCTTTTCGCCGATAAGATAAGGAGTAACGATACTCACATGTTTACTACCATCGGCATTGAAGCCATTATGCTTAATGGTGAAAGCATTTGCTTTTCCTATTAAGTCGAGGGGCATTGCCTGAATCGCTTCTGCAAGACTTGGCTTAAAAAGCATCGGATGGTCATAGGTATGTTCTGCTTCAAAAGAAGGAAATACCTGTCTTACTTCTTTCTTGCGACAATAATCTTCAGACGGATCATTCCATACACACGACTGGTGAAAGATGTTCACTTTCGGATATTCAAAAAGCGCATACTCTTTTGTCTTCAAATCAAAACGGAAGCAGATAACGCTGATGCCTTCAGCTATCTTTTCTATCTGTTCCTTTGTTAATTCTATCTTTTCCATAATCTATAAATCTTTTAATCATTAAAATGCGTCTTTAATATCGCATCCGGCTACGGCCTTATATTCTGCCTTGAGGAAAGCAATCTCATCTTTCAGGCGCTTGATTTCTGCGGTAGGCTGATGGCGCTCTACGTTCTCCTTCCAGTTGCGGTAGGCGTAATAGAACTTATCGCATAGCTTCAACTCCTCGTTGGTGTACTTATGCAGATGCAGGCAGTGTGCATGTTGTATCTCATCCAGCTTACCATCCGCTTTAAGTACAATCAGCCCGGCATAATCAGGAAGGAGAGGATATACTTTCGCACTAAGGTACCAAGGTACGCAATAGTAAAAGAGATTCGGGCGGCGACGCTTCTCATCCCCATTCTTCAGCAATTCATGCTTCTGCCGCTTATGGGTGAAATCGTTTTTAAAATCAGCAAGGGAGATTTTACATTCCACCTCATACCAATACCCGCTTCGGGTCTTGATGAGCATATCACTCTCCCAGTCGAACACGTACAGGTTTTCTACGATGTACTTAGGGTTCGATTTCCAGCCGCGCAAATGCTGCTGAAGAAGCTGCTCTGTTACCTGCTCCTTGGTAAGGAGCGGTGTTTGTTTACTCTTTGCTCCCATCTATCTTTTTTATTTCTCCGTTCTCAAACTCATAGCCTATTTCTCGTAACTTAGACTCCAGTATCTCGACTTGAGCCAGGGATGCCAGCCGGATTTCTACACCATCGAAATTATTAGAAACAATATGAGGAGCGATTATGTTAGCAAAGCCTTTTGATTGCTCGCTATGGCGGCCTTCTGCATTCACATCGCCCACTAAAAGCGTAGCGCAAACACCATCACTTTGCCATGAGAAATGAAAGGTAACCATCTTGTTCTCACGCCATAGATTACTCTTTACACAGATAAAATCTTTATTCTTCGTGTTATAATCTCCATGCGTTAAGAAATAAATTCTATCTTCCTGCAAGTCTTCAGGACGAAGAACTACAGTACCAATATTCTCTCCATACTCACAAGGCTTAACTCGATACTTACAGTTTTCCGTATCTATATCACAATCCTCTGGGTCGAAATCTCGCCAATTAGGTTCCTCCAGTGGGCGATACTCCACGGGCTTTCCTTCCTTGATGGCTTGCAGCACCTGCAGCAAGCCATCAACATCAAATAAATAATTCTTTTGCATAACTATTCTTCATTATTCTTTTCAATATATCTTTATTACCAATGCACATTTTTCTGGTATTCATCTCGTTCAAATTTATGCGAAGTTTTATTCCATCTGTACCACTGGTAATCTGTACGGTAATTGTAATTGTCCTTCTTGGTATAGAAAGACGTTACCACGCATAACCTTTTCATACAAAAATCGGGATGAGCCTTCGCAAAAACTAGAACTTGCGCTATAGCTGCATCCGCATCAACAACGGAGAGAAACTGCTTCATGTGTTCTGGGATAGGACGCATAAAGTATGTTTTACCTTCGCATGCCGATGGGTTTGTATAATAAAGATTGGCGTAAAACGTTTTGTAATTACTTTTGGGTGCTGCCAAAGCTTCTATGCTTAGTTATTATTTCTTTTTATAGATGTGGATGTATTTGGTGGAAAGCGTTCCGTAATCTGCATAACCTTTTTCTACATGCCACTTATCGGGATTTTTACTAGCCATTCTTTCTACCATCTCGTCGTAACTTATGCTAGGTTGAACTAACTTAGTACCGACAACAACAAAGCTAGGCTCTTCGTCGTAACCAGCAATAAAAAAATTACCACCTAAAAGATCTATCTCACGCCCTTTATAGAGTTCCCAAATCTCTTTAACCGTCAATCCGGAAATATCCTCAAACTCGGAATCGCCAAGCGCAAGCGTATTCTTCTGCTCCGTTCTCTCCTCAATAGGCTCTACCTCTAACTTGACACGCAATTCTAATTCCTCACGCTCTCTTTTGCCCTTTAGAACTCTGAGCTTCGTTTTTCGCCAGCTATCAGCCCAGCCAACGAGCAGGAGACCTACGGAGAAACCAGCCAATACCACGATAGTCGCCTCTAAGCAGCAATCGTATATCTCCTGCGATAGAACGCAAGGATGGGTATAGGTATTCTTTAACTTGCCGAAGCCATAGATAAGGACAACGGCGAGGAGGGGTACTAATATAGCCAACAGGTTAACGCCTATAACCTGAGCGTAATACTTCAATTTACTTTTCATAATTTTCTTTTTGTTTTGATTCATAAATCTTTCTTATCTCATCGAGATTTCTGACACACAAATTTCTATAAGCACCTTCAAAAGTTTCTGCCTGCTTATACATACTATCCTTTACCATGAAACGGCAATCAAGACCGCGTGCCAGGGTTTTAATCGCGATAACGAAACCGACAAACTCGTTCGGATCATATCTGTCCTTCTTGATAGGCGACTGGGCACCAAAGCGTATCTCGTCCGTAATCTGATATGTTTTCTTGATTACTTCCGATGCGGTATGAATACTCGTTATTGGCTCTAAAGACACAAAGGTCTTAATCTTGTATTCATCGTGCAGCTTACGCAGGGCTTCGATACGCTTCTCTGTAGAAGGAGCACCTGGCTCAAACTTATCTTTGCCAGTGATAGTAAAACCGATGGTGAGGTGGCGGGCTATATCCTTATAATCTGTTGTAAGGTCTCGAAGTGTACACTTCCACAAATCAGTCTGCGACCAATTTACGTTTTTTGTTAATATCGTGACCGGAATACGGTCGAATAGTAAATGTAAAACCGTCCCATGCAGGATAAGCATATCTGCCTCTATATCGAATGGGTCGCAAGTGAAAGAGAAGAAGATACCGCCATCCTGACGTAGTTTATCTATTCCTATCTTCTTTAAATCCTTCGAGATAAGAGCATGGGTGGCAACGAGACTTTCATGGTCCACAACACCTTTCTTAATAGCATCATGTGCAGTCATATTGTTTTTCTTCAGATATTCATTGAGCTGCTTATCTCGCTGCTTAATGATAGGTGCCGCCAGTTCCGGCTTATCGCCGAAGACGTGACTCAACACACCTCTGCGGTTATAACAATATGTGCAGCCGTTAGAGCAACCATGATATAGATTGATTGCCCACTTAGCATATTCACCAGCCGCACCCTGCGGCTGGTAAATCAATGCTCCTTTTACGGGAGTTCCTTCTTTATTCTGCATAATCTTCTTCTTTTAATTTCTCTCTAATGATAATATCGCCGTCTGAGTCAATATCAACATCACATCTTCCTGTTTTATGCCAACCATACAAGTATTGAAAGGTTAAAACCTTATCTCCCCTAGAATGACGAAAAGAAGGATTTGTTAACAGGCGTATTTTACTAATCGCTGGTTCGAATGAGCGAAAACAAATGCAGTCCTGGGTTTGATCTTCCTTCTTAGGAGCTGAAATATGTCTTATCCATGGGCCGTCATCAATCCATGCAACTAGATAGATAAAAGCATCATCCCTTGCATTTTGAAAGGCAGGGGTAGATAACAATTCTTGCTTTGTCATACGCTATTTCTCTTCTTCCTTGTTATCTTCTTCCATGAGGAAACCGATGCCGGAATGGATGTTACCTAACTTACGGAATTTCTTGGATAATGTCAAGACGTACTGACTGAAAGACTCTTCGCTAATATCCAACTCGAAATCTTCATCCTCATCTGGCTTATGATGTCTTACGTATCCTTTACCAGGAGTATAGACGAGGCGATGATAAACACCAGCATGGCAGAGATAGAGACCACATTCTTTATGATGAGAGAAAATACTGTCAGGATTCTCTAAGTAGCAGAGAAGCACGTCGCCATCATAAATAGGGATGTAAATCCTTCTATCGTCATCGACTCCATCGTACTTTGTACTTTCTATCTCGTCTGCCTGTCGTGACATACCGACAATCTCGAAACCGCTATTCATCATGTCGGTGACAGCCGGAAAGGTTTTCGGGTCTGTTATATTGAACTCCTGTTGAACCAACTTTTCGCCTGGTTTGCGGAAACTTACAAGAATATACTTGTATCTTGTTTCAGGGGAGTGTAGTTCTACGTAAAAATCGACACGATCATGATTATAGGTAACATAGGCTTCCTCAGCAATAGCCAGGACGCGCTCCAAAGCTGCCGATTTCTTATAGTTCACCATATAATATTCCTTCTTCATCTTCTGAAGAACAGAGTACATATTCATGGCTTCGTTCTCATCAATACCATACTTTTGACAGATGTACTTGTATTTATCAGGGCGAACCCCATCTGCCAACTGCTCTAGGTTGTACATAGTCTTCATTGCGGCTAGGTACTCTTTTGCTTTTACAAGATAATCGTTATTCTTTGCCATATCTTTTTCTATTAATTTCTTTGTTACTGACTATTACTCTTCGCTATTTTTCTTTATTCTCTAAATCCTCACTCTGCTCAAAGTTCTTATTCCAGCAGATGATGGTACCATCTTCGGGTACTCTGTCTACGAAACCTGGGCAGCACCAGCATTCAACGGAATCTGTTCTGACAGGGTCATGGTTTATCTCATCCTTTTCTCCGTGAGGACACGGAATGTTTTTAGGGTACTCCGTAGCTACGACTTTTATTTTATTATAAGCTGAACGAAGTCTACACTTCAAAGTATTAATCTTTTCACGCAGCTTGATAATCTCTCTTTCCAAATCGCTGTTGCGTTTATACATCCTACAAGCGGCATTACCCGTCAATCGTTCGTACTGCTTACGAAAACGATGGTTGGTGTACTTACGGAAGAATTTAGACTTACTGCCCGATTCTATGATAAGGTCAAAGATAAACCCTGCAATCTTCTCCTTTATCTGTTCTATCTTTATCTTCATACGCAATCGTTTTAATAACTATCAACTAATCTTTTGTACATCATTTGATAATGATACAGACGAGTGTCACCAGGTGCATCAGAATGATAGCCCTTGCCGGAAAGCCATTCATCTGCCCATGAACCCGAAGTAGGCTTGATTTCATTTTCAATGAGCAGAACATGAACGCCTATTTCTCTTGCTTGATTTTCAAGCCGTCTAAGCATTTCCGAACCGATACCTTTCTGCCGCACCTCTTCATCAACGGAAAACCCACGGATATAACCGCATACAGGTTCCTTTGCTATAGGATCATAAGTCTGGTCAAATACCATTAAAGTGCGTGCAGTGTTGCTTCTGTTTTTGATTTCGAGAGTAATTCTTCTGCCGCTACCATCGGGTAGTTCACTTCTATCGTGAATCCAGCATTCAAATCTATAGCAATTTTTGTAGGTGGTAGGATAAGAGCAGCACGTATGTCCGCTATGCTTTAATCTTTCTCCTATCTGCTGAATAATATTATCTATCGTCTTGCCAGGATATTCTTTCTGAATCTCCTTCAGAACGTTCTGACTTGCAGTCAAGGATATATATTCTTCTTGTGTCATACGCTTGCTTATTTAATTTAACAATATAGGTAATCTTCTCCACACCCCGCCATTAGGCTGAAATTTGTTCTGCCAATCACGATACTCTACATCGAAACGGACACCAAGGTCTCGGAATTGCTGAAGATTCAGAGTAGAAAGAAGCTCGTCATTTTTCTCCTTGCGGTCCATTAAGATAAGCCTGCAGCTTTTCATGGAAGCAAATATCTGAAAGAAAATATCCAACGCATTCTTCCCTAACATACCTTGTATAGCCCAACGCTCACGATTGGTTCCTTTAGGTGAGATGTTTACGCCATCAATATCAGTATAAACCTCATTTTTGTTCCACTGCTCTAAGTTGTGGTACATAGAATATCCAGAAGTATAAACATAAAGGTTTTCTATGTTTTTATATTGACCTCGCAGATTTTGCACGAAATCAGCAAAGTACGGAATCTTGAAAGGTTCACCACCTGTCAGCAACACCGTTTTAGCGTTGTTAAGTTCCTCTACCGTTACAACCGGAACAGAACTTAAAACGTATTGGTCATTACAACACAACATGCAATGATTATCACAATTTGTATTTAACATCAGATGAATAACGGAATGATCCGCATTTTTTTCATCTTCATAATATTTTTTCATACGCTATTTCTCGTTTTTTTCTATTGAACATCTTCCTTTTTATCCTCCACATATTTCTTCCCGCAGAAAGGACAATACTCGGGGAGGATATTGACCTTGTTCCACTTTTCGCAGAAGGAACCATCCTTCTTCTGTTTATGGAACAAACCATAAATGTTTACCATCGCAATGCCCGATGGAACACCGATACCTGTATCAAGGCAACCACTCTCGTTGGTCTTCTCCTTGATAAGTTTTTCAACTCTGCTAATACAATTACATGCCATAATCTTTAATGTTTTTATTATTTTAATCTCGCAGCCAAGGCTGCACGCTCTTCTTCTTTCATACGCTTTAAAAATTATTCTTCTCGATAATTAAGACCTAGGCCAAAAAGAAAATGCTGCAACTCGTGGATGTAAACAATATCTTTTTTGGACGGAGTAACAAAATCATAATGTTCTAAATGAACATTCCAATAATTTCTTAGCATAGTGCTCTTGGGACTACGAGTTATTATAACTTCAGTTCCATCCTTTTTGAATACCTTTTTATAAGGCACATCATAACGCATTTCTTTCGGATCAACAAAATCTGGACAAGAAAAACCTGCTTGCATCAATTTGTCAGGAGTAATTCTAAGACCATTTATGTTAGATACATGCACGACAATATGCCCTTTTTTAAGAAGCCGATTATAGGTGACTAGATATTCCGTTTCAGAAATACGCCCCAAAACTTCATATATACGATGGCAGTCTATTGATACCAAGTCTCCAGTAATGAACTGAGATTCTATGTCCCATTGGCATTTCTCCTCTCCTGCCCAAAGCCTATGACTTAATCTGTAAGATCTTTCTTCTTTTATCTTATCACAGATTACAAATATAATCATTACTAAGAACACGAACAGAAATACCAAGAGAGGGTTTGTTACTATGAACATACGCTATTTTCTTTTATCACTATTAATAAAATCCTAATATCCTTCTATCTCGACTTTCTTGAAATCAAGATTACACTCTTCGACTCGGGCACGATCATCAAAAGAAACGAAAATGCAGTCCTTACGACGAAAGAGCATAATTTTATTACCAAAAGGACTAACATGAGATACATCTATTCCCAATTCCTTTATTATCTCATCTTTTCCGATGAGAGATTTATAGGAGTCGAGTACGCTAGCTAACAGCCTTCCTTGCTTATAGCGCTTATTGGGCACTATAGCTACATATCGGCCGTCCTCTCGTTTATCCCAATCTATTACTCGCCATGCCTTGTTATCTAGTGTTTCGCATTGTTTAAAAGGCACCCAGATATAGGATATTTCGATTTTTCGATCATTGCTGTCGTTAGCTAGACAACATAGGTAATCATCGAACTCGAAACCCACAGCTTCTTTTACTCTCTCCATATAAACCTGATGCTCCTTTTTCTCCGCATCAAGAATACCCTTAATGTATTCGTAAGTCTTTGTTCCTTGTTTTGCTTCGTACAACATATCTTCTTCGTTTTTTAGTTCTTAATCTTAATCTGCGGCGGAATAGCAGAGGATGAGGGCGAGATGGAGGCGGCGGTGGCGGGATATCCGGCGGCTTTATAGGCTCATGCCCACCTTCAAATATTCCAGAAAACAACACCAGGAAGAATATCGTGAACACCCAAAGAACGGTTACGATTATCTTTTCCTCCATTGATAACTCTAACGTCATTTCTTTCTTCTCCTATTACGTTTTATATTCTGCAAATACTGCCCGAAATCTTTCGGAGTAGGAATCATCATAAAGGACTTGTCCATCATTGTAAATTCCGGGTGATAATAATAATTTCTAAGACTTTCTTTCATACGCTTATCTATTTGAATCTGATTACGAACATATTCTTTTTTAACCAATTATCTGGGCACATACCCTTCTTTGGTTTATCTACCGTTATCTCGTCGATTTCCTTCTCGATATACGGTTGATTATCTTTCGGATAACCAAGGAGAAAATGAACGTGAGTGAAAGGCTCCAATACCTCCTTGCGGTAAGTTCTATCTTCCGGACTATCCGAAGTGTGTTTGAGTCCTCCGGTGAGATAGCCTTGCACAAAAAGGCCTCTATCGGCAGCACGATGATATTTGGCTACGCCAGCTATCACGTCTGGCCTATTCGGAACATCCTTTCTTAAAAGACGTACCGTCCAGTATAAGGAGCATTCCCGATATTCCTCTGTCTTCTCTCCGCTAGCTATCTTCTGATACCACTCATCGGTTAGGTGAATGGTTAACACTTTCTTTTCTGCCATATTACTTACTTTTGAACTGTGATAAAACCGCGATAGGCAAGACGAATAGGATAAGATAAACTATTGGCCAATTCCTTATAGAAGAAATTGTTAGGGTTGCGATATAATTTCGTAAAATCGTTCCGCATCTCAAATGGCACATGAGGCATGGTGATGGATAGCATAGACTTGCTGAATACTGGCAATACCGTTACTGCTAACATCTGAGCTTCATATCGTGCTTCTTTATCATCTACCAGTATGAAAGTGCCGGTGAAACTACGGGGCTTTTTCTTACTCGTTTGCTTACCTGTGGCAGAATCGCTTGGGATAGAAACTGTGCTGTCATCAGCAAGAGAGACTTTGTGCCACAGGGAAGGATTGCCGAAGTTCTTTCTCTTACAGATGAAGACTTCCTTACCTAAACCTGCATATTCTTCTGCCGGTTCTTTCATTGGATCTTCTTTCTTTGCCATAGTTATTTTCCCTTATAATCTATACCTATCTTTTCCAGATACTCTTTTGCTGCATCAAAGCTATCAAACTTCAATGGACGGGTGAAACGATCATTCAGGTATCTGTATCTCTGCCACCAATGTTTCTTATACATGATGAAGTATTTCACCTCATCCGCAAAGTTCGGGAGTCTCTCCCCATTAAAGAATCTGGGAAGACGAACTGAAATAATCTTTATCTTCATACTACTATCCTTTTTAAAATAAATATACTCTGCTATCTGTTCCATCAGCACGATAAGGAATATTACAAATATCGCAAGGAGTATAAGTTGCAAATCCAAACATTACTCAAGTGCCATAACTATATTACTACTTCTTGCTATAATCTACCCGCTCATCTTTGAAACCGGTGAGGCGCTTGGCATCCTCCTCGGTTATCAACTCTATCTCGCCGTTGTTATCATCGGCAAGAACGATGTTATCATCTGCGAGGACGAAGTAATACTTATTCTCGTGGGTGAAAAGACTGACGGGGGTAGTGTCGATTTCTCGAACAATGGATTTCAAGTCCAACTTTTCAAGAATTTCAGCATGGCAGGTTATGGGGTTATATGATTGCATCGCTTCCCTGATACGCTTGCCCTGCTCGCTTATCGGGCTAGGAACTACGTATACGACAGATTCACCGCCGCCAAGCTTCTTCCATACATCTTTATCCATTTTAGCATACTCTTCAGAGGTAAACTCGAACTTATGGATAATCGCTTTTCTGGCATAGCAGAAATTGGCGGAGCGATAGATGCAATTACCTAGAGGAATGCCCATCGCTTCTTGAACTCGTCTGCCATACGCATTCTTTTCTTCGAGTTCTTTTGACATTACGTCCTTTACCCAATCGTAGGACTTGGAACCTTCTTTTAGCTTGAATATTTTCATATACTTATTATTCTAGATGTTTTCTTTTGGACCAGCGATAGAATCGCTGGGAACGGAAGCTTTAGCAATTATAGAGCTTGATGCCATAGCGATCCTTCATCAGGGTTACTGCCCAGTCGGGATAACCGCCTTTATGCTGCTCCTGATATATTTCTATCTCCCGGATATAGCGCCGCAAGAGGAGAACAAATCTAGGGTCGGGCGCTTCGCCACCACGGATATGATACTTCTCTTGAGCAAACTGCATTTCTACCCTCAACTTGTAGCTGTTGGTAAACTGCTCGTTGCCTCCCTCGTTGAGAATGATAGCCATGACACGTGCCAAGTCATCCTTCTTCACTACCGTCATGCCTACTGCATCAGCCGTGCGGAGCGTGACGAGATAGAAATCATAATCGAAATCTGCTTTATCCATATCGTTTTGTTTTATTTGCCATTGTCTTTTCCATTCTCTCAAGACTATTCTTTTATTTATCACATTTCTTCTGCATCTTCTCTACACTATCCGCAAGAATCTCCTTCAGAAAGTCTTCGGGGAAATTAGAGATATTCATTTCTTCTCCGGAAATGTGTTGATGGAACTCCTGATAGTAGATGTCCTTGATTTCATCCCTATCAAGAGACTCGTATGTTACGAAATCGAACAACTCAGCAGAAAGTATTTCCTCATCCTTGAAGACGCATCGAGCTACGGCTATGCCACCGGGGAGTGCCAACATGGAATAATCTCCGATAACTGACTTAACGCCTTCAAATGCGAAGAAGCGAGATAATTCCTGCGCAACCTGCAATTCAGAAATCTGCTTGTAGCCATATATCGACGAGATATAAGCATTCGTAAAACAAGGAAGAAAACTGATTTTAAAATTGTGAAACTCCCACTTAGAGCTTTTCGCCTTAGTCAGCATATCTGTGATTACCTCGCCCTTTTCGTTGTGATAAACCGCGGCATAAACGCTACCCATCTTGTTTCGGAAGACAAATTCAACATCCGTTTCTGCGTGGTCTACTACCCGGGGCTTCGATAAACGTTCTGTGACGTTGTTGAATTTTATGCAGCCGAACTCTTCGGGTCTGCCAACAGGAGTAGGCATCAGAACGATATTGTCCTTTCTTTCTACCCTTGAAAGAAACAAATTCTTCGGATTGATGATACCTTGATCCATACGCTTTTCTACTTGTTATAATCTACCACGATGTTGTACTTGGAGAGGACGGGTACCAAGCCCGTCATTACACCCTTGCCCAAGAGCGGAACGGCATCGAGAACGCTGTATGGGATGATTTTCTTCTTCGGAAGCTGCTCGCGATTGGCTTCCTCTTCGAGAAGTTTCTTGCAGGTTTCCAACTCCTTGTCGGCATCATCACGCTCATCCAGAGCTTTCTTGTATTTGGCATTCAGCTCATCGTATTGCTTCTGGACTTCCTGGGCTTCCTGACGCAGCTTAGAAATATAATTGCTTGCCTTCTGCATAGTGGCATTGGCTTCATCGACTTTCTGCTGAAGGACGGTTATATCTTTTTGGTGCTCGGCTTTCTGGGCTTCTAGCTGACGCTGCAGGTCGGAGAGCTTCTGACGAAGGACATCGGTATCATTGTCGGTGCGGATGAAATCAAACAGGCGTTCGATGTTCTGCTTCAACTGAGCGCAGGTTTCGGAAGTGGTACCGATGAGGGCTACGGCATCTTCGGCGGTGAGCGTATAGCCTGGGGCGGATTCCTTTTTGCCAGCGATGGAATCGCTGGGAACGGGAGCGAGAGGGGGATTTTTGCCAGGTGCTCCAGTGAGGGGCATTGCGGCTTTCTCCTCCTCAACTTTCTTCTCCTCGGCTTGCTGCTGTTCCTGGACCATGGCGATGGCGGAAGGCATATCTTCCAGCTTGTCGTAGTAATTTTCTTCCTGCGCATCCAGGGCTAGGCGACCTTCGTAGGTTTCCCACAAGCCATTGTCGATAAGGTAATAGATGGCAGAGAGAACGATGCGCTCGCCGTACTCCTCGGTGTATTCATTAAGAGGAGCTACCCAGGCTTTTTCTACCACATCTTTCAGCCATTCCTTGTAAATGATACCGTTCAGCTTCTCTTTATCCCCTTCCACGGCATAGCAGGAAGCGATGCGAGGAATAACGTAGAGGGGTTCCGTCTTCTGTAGGAAGTTCTCGAAATTGATTCCGAGTTCCTGGCGGACTATATTGCTCACACTCTTGAATTTATATTTCTTCAAAAGAGTGCGAAGAACATTCTGTTGTTTTGTGTTCATGCTTTTGTTGTTTATTGTTCACTATGACCAGCCTTGCGTTCCTCGGCTAGGACCTCACGGCTCTTCTCGTAATATATAGGCTGCTCGCCTGCGGTTACTCGTTCTTTGTTATATTGGGAAAAGGCGATGCCTACTTTATCCATATACTCCTCGTTGGCACGGCGTTTTGCTATCTTCTCATCATGCTTGGCTTTATCATACTTGGCGCAGGCATCTGTACGCTCGGCGGTCAGCAGGAGTTTATATGCCTTTCGGTCGAGGAGTTGCTGGTGTATGAATACTTCCAGTACTTGCTCTTGCAGTTCTTTGAAGGCATGTTCCTTTTCCTCAATCATCTTCTTTGCCTTCATATACTCAGCCGCAGCGTTAGAGCGAACTTCTCTCGCTGCGTCCTGCTTGTCGTCTCTCTCCTTACGCAAAGGAGTAAGAACTTGTTTCTGAAATTCTTCTAATGTTTTCATTCTACTCTATAAATCTTTATTGTATTAAAACTCGAATTATCTAATCGAAAAACGAAGGGTTCTGTCTCTTCTCTTTTTCTTTTCTTACTGCCTTTTCGGCTTCCTCACCCTTCTTCTTTATTTCGGCTTGCTGGGTGAGGATTTCCTTCAGCTCCTTGCGGGAAGTCAAAGGGTTGGCATTGACGATGGAAATAAACAAATCTCTGCCCAGCTTCTTATAGAGAGGAATAAACTCCTTATCTACCAAGTCGGCTGACTCGCCAGAAGGGATGCCCACCTGATACAGGTCTTTACCCTCCTTATTCACGATGAGGAGAGTTCTCTTCTTACCGCCTTCGCCAGTAACCTGCACACCTCCGGAATACTTGGCCACACTCAGTGGGCTATTCATCCAAGACTCCTTGGTAAGCAGGATGGCCTTAAATTCTTTTTCCATATCTTTACCTTATTATTGTGTTACTAACTAACCTGCTCCATCTCCTTATCCGGGCAATCGGCGGTGTCCTGATACTGCACATACCGTTTCCGTTTGCAGCAGTACAATCCGCCGATGCAATACCTACCGTGCAGGCATACCCAGCAAGGCTTGGCATCAGGCTTCTGCGAACAATGGGTGATATTAACCATTTCGTTTTTTATTTAAAAAAGTATATATTACCTATCTTTCGGTTGCAAAGATACAAAAATATTTCAAACAATGATAGGTTAGCTATTGTTTAATTTATAATTTGGTCTAAATTTAAGAATTATTATATATTAGATACTAAAAAAAGGTATAGTTTTAAGACTATACCTTCTTATTATTATATCTTTATCCTCATTACTTTTCTTCTTTCAGATCATTCTTGATTTCGTCCCACATTGCCATTTCCACCTTCTTACCATCGAAATGACCTACGGCTACCAGTTGGCCTCCTTCCTCGGTGGCATCCGCCGAAGAGATAGCGTTGCTGCGGATGATCATAATGTCGAACTCATGGATGGCATCCAGGATACTCTTCATGTCGATGTGCTGCATATCTTTGCGTGCATCCTGGCGGATGCGCTGAATATCAATATCGGTGAGTTTATTCAGGGTCTGCTCCTGCGCCTTTCGCACGGCTGCCGTCTCCAGGTCTAGGCGCTGCTGCTCGTAGGCATTACCCACCAGTTCGGCATTCTTTAACTGCGCTAAGAGATTGAGGAACTTCTTGAATTTCTCAGATCCCAACGACATCACGGAGACTGCGAGGCTCTGCTCCAGCAAAAGAGTCTTGCCCTTCACCTGCCAATGAAGCAAGCCAGAACGCTCCCACTTCGTAACCAAGGCGGTGAGGGCGCTTAAATCTTTTAACGCGTTTCCTGCCTTTTTCTTCTTAAGTCTTTTTAAGATGAAGACTACGAGAACTGCCCCTATCAGGATGAGGGCGATTCTTGCTAAAAATGGAATTTCTATCATAGTTTATATTTCGTTTTTAAAATGAGTATTCTTGTTTAAAAAGCCCTCCTATGCTCACGCACCGGAGGGGAACCAATTCACCTAAAAAGATGAACATCATAGAGTTTAAAAAACTATAATCTAACTAACCAAAAAAACATGAAGTCTCATTAATCACTACTCACTCATCACTAATGGGTAATGAACCTGATTCCGTCCACTTCGAGTACCAGGATGTCGTTCACTACCCTTATCTGCTTGCTGTTGACGAACTGCACCTTTCGCTGGTGGCGAAGCACATCTACCTTCAGGCAGACACATTCACCTTCATCCACATGACCCGTCTTGGTGAGGAACTTGATGTAGAACGGCTTGCGTTCCACCTTCCTCGCCGTCTGCGGATGCACGTAGCCAGTTACCTGCTGACCGCTGCGTGGGTCTATCCACTGCCACTTTTCGCAAAACTGGCGAAGGTTCTGATAAGACTGCTTATATCTTGTCATGGCGATACATATTTATCAGTTTACAAATGCTTACACGTTGCCGCCGAAGTCGTAATAATCACGATGGATTTTCTGCTCCATATCCTCTGCATAAGGAGGCATCTGGGCATGCAGGAAACGGTCTAGGATGATGCTTTTTATCTTTCGTTTCTCCTTGGCTACCCTTTGTCGGTGTCGCAATATATCTGGCAAACAGATATTTTTTAAAGGGTTTGACCAGTCAGAGGCGTTATCCCAGGCTGCATAGTCAGGATAGAGTACCATCGAATAATGCGACAGCTTGCCCGTTGGCGTATCGAGCATCGGACCAGCCACGGTGAAAGCCTTTTCCTCGTTGTAAAGAACCATGTGCGAAGTCTGCGCTGTTACGTCCTTATGATTCACATAAAGGATTCTATCCTTATACTCCCGCAGATGGATATCCAGCCAATCCTCTACGCTCTTGTCGGTAGAGAGCACCAGGTGGGTGATCCATTCACGCTCAAAACAAGTCTTCAGGTAGTTGATGATATAACCGGTGGCAGAAGTCCTGCTTACGGTCATAGCCAGCACCATCACGCAGAAATGGTTCTTTGTTCTACGATTCGGAGTCGTATCGGCCATACATCCGACAGCGTGGAAGAATTTATCCACCAGCACGTCGCCGTGAGTATAGAAGCTCAGTGCCCGCCGTGGTGCCTGCATCACTGCCTGTGGCAATTTTCTGTCCACGCAGCAGGGAGGGATAAAGAGCAATGTATCGTCCATAATCTTATCAGTTTAATGTAAGTTTAATCATTGATAATCATCGGCATGAGCATGGTCAATGCTCTTGGCGATGACTCATTGGCAGTGATAACTGCTGCACGGCTAGGGTCGCTCAGATGCAGACAGATGCTATCATCAGGAATAGGTGCAAGAACATCGAGCAGACTACTTGCCTTGAATCCGATACTATGACCTTCCGGACAGGTACTGTCATTGATAAGTACCTGGTCGTTGGCTGCCATATTGAAGTCGAGATCCTGCGCAGTAATATCGAGGAACATGCCATCTTTCTTCAGCATAATAAGGTTGCTACTCTCACTGGCGAAGAGAGCCACACGCTTCACTACGCTAGCCAGCTCTCGCTTGTCTACAACAACCGTATATGGATTGTTCTTAGGGATGACGGAATTGTAGTTAGGATATTGACCCTCTGCCTTCTTGCAGACGAAGGTAATGTCACCTGCCGTGAATCTCACCATGCTCTCGTTTGCCTCAATATCAATATCCTCTTCGCCATCAAAAGCAGAAAAAGTCTTGAAGAAGGAGCTATATACGAGAATCTTTCCCGGTGTTCCACTACGGAAGAAATTGCTGCCTCCTGTATAAGGGTTGTTGGTATGAATCAGTTTGATAAGGACGTGGCCGTTGGAAGCTACGAAGATAACTTCACTTCTATCCTCGGCTACATCGATGCAGAGGCATCTCATCACTGGGCGAAGATCGGAATCAGATACGAACTTGCCGGCATGAGAAAGTACATTGCTGAAGGTTGTCATCGGCAGGGAGATATGGAGACTGGCATTATCGGGCTGTGCAGCACGAGGGAATGCCTCTGCGCTGAAATAAACCAGACTCACATTACCTTTTTTTACATTTTCGCCGTTCTGGGTGCAGTACTCGATGTTCATGTTGCGCTCCTTGTCCTGAGACAGATCCATGGTGACTACGCAGTCGGCAGGGAGGGTGGAGAGGAGGGATAGTAATGATGTAATAGGCAGAACGGCATCTTCTTTGAAGCTTCCTTCTACGATGGTGAGGGGTGCAGGAATGATAAGTTCCGAATCAGTGGTAGCTGATACGAAAAAGAATTTGCCGTCTTCCTTGCGCTGGGTAAGGAGTACGTTGGCCAATATGGCGACGGATGACTTGCTGTCGATACACTTCGCTGCTTTTTGTAAAGCCTGGCGAAGCAAGAGGGATGATTGCGCTTGTATCTTCATTTTATTATTAACTATTATCTATTAACTATTAACTAGAATGGCAGGTCGCTGTTCGGATCGTCGTAACCTGGCATTGATGAATAATCATTGCCTCCTTCAGCTGGCGGTACATAGGCGGTGGCATTGCCGGCAGCGCCGTAGGCTTGCTGCGGATATGGCTGCTGCTGGGTCGCGGTCTGTGGCTGATAGAGGCTGGCGATTCGCTTGTTCATACGGGTGCGGATTGCCTTAAAGAGGTGAGAGTTCTCATCGTTGAAATCCTGATTTACGATTTCCGGATCTCGTTCCTTGTTGGCTTCCTTCACCGACTCTACGAGCTTCGGAAATGCCTTGGCTACTGCCTTGACGTACTCGGTGGAGAACGAGAGCTGCATTTCGTGGGTAGGTACACTCACCTGGGTATCGCCACGCTCGGCTGCACTCTGGCGTATCTTATTCTTATACGCCTCATTGAAAGGCCAGATGTTGACTCTCAGTTTTGCCTGAGTTTTACTTGCATCATTCTTAGATGCTTCTACTCTAATTTCGTTCACATCGAGAGGAATGCAAACGTAAGGACGCTTTGCATTCTTCTCGTCGATACCAACTAAGACCTTGGCTCCATTCAGAGCCAGAAGGTCGACATTTCCACTAAAACTAGCCATAATTTAAATATTATTTTTATAAAAATTCAATTTCCTTGTTTATAAACTTAATGATACCCTATTAACTATTAACTCTTAACTATTAATTGCCTAAAATGGCAGGTTGCTCTTATCTATTTCATCTACGGTAGCAGCAGCATTGCTGCTATCGCTAGCGTTCGGGATAGCTTGTCTTCTGCCCTGCTTGCGGGAGGTGAATGCCTTCCAGCGTTCTTCCTCTTCTGAGGTGAGGGAAACGATATTTCCATCATCATCACGATAAGGTAATGGGTCGGGACCCTCTACATATTCCTTCGCTATCCGCTTCAACTCGTCATAGCTTTCCGGAATGTGATCCTTACCACTACGGAAGAAGAAATAGACGTGCTTACTGGTCTTCACCCTGCGGATGAGTTTCGGCTCTACACTATCATCATTCTCCCACTCTCTGCCTACGAAGTATTCCTCCGTTATCCAGGCTCGGAGCTTGAAGCAGCCATGACGCTTGTTGTCCTCACCCACCAATAGATTATCAGGATTGCAGGTAATACCCATGTGTTCGCAATACTTCCTGATTTTCTTCTTGAAGGTAGCTCGGCTATATTCCTTGCTCTTGCCCTCAGAGGCATCAGCCCAATCTCGCATGAACTCACTAAACATGTCGTCTGCGCAGATAGGTACTCCATAGACATCGTTTCGACTGAAGAACCATTCAAAGTAGTTCACCGAATTTTCGGTCATTTCCCTTACCATCAATCTTCGCTGAACGTTCTTCTGAGGAGCGATAGCGAAGGTATGATAGCGCATGATGAACTGCACGGCAAGAGCACAGATGTAAATGATTTGATTGCGGTCTCGCTCGGCTATCTTTTCGGGAGAATCTGCAAGACTTTTCATCAAGTCTTTAGGAGAACGTTCCAATTCATGCAGCATCGGATTGGCTCCTGCAAATCTGTCAGAAAACGATACCAGCGGAAAACGTCTGGCGGTAGAACCTGCCGCATTATTCAGCTGTGAGTTACTTGATATGACATTGATAGGAGAGTTATCCAGATTCAGTGATATTGGATCTCCGAACTTCCGTTCAACCTGCGAGCCTGATGTGACTATATTATAGAAGTATTCCACCGAGAAATTAGATGGTTTATCCTCCCAATGCACTACCCTATATTTTCCAGGATACTTCAGAATATCAGTAAGCGCAAACTGCGCTTTATCTTCTGTCTTGTATTTCTTCAGGTCTATATGCAGTACATTTACGGCCGAGTTGACGAGGATATTAATCATCATGGATTTTCCCGTACCACCACTTGCCTGCTTTTCATCCTTCACTTCATCTTCCAAAAGATATGGGCATATAGTTGTCATATCTGCCCAAGAACGATAGCACACTCTTCCGATGCAAGAAATCATGTTGGCAAAATGAGAATCAATGATAGCCTGTTCTTCTTTAGTAAGAGGCTCCTTATTACGAATCGCATCACGTTCTCTTCGCCACAATACGTTGGAACAGCCTCTGATAACACGGAGCGGTGCCCAAAGTTCTTTTTCTTGCTTGCCGCGCCAATCAACTTGCCACTGATAGGTATGCGACCATTCCTCCAAGTCTTTCTTCTTCTGTTCAATTTCGGCTCTCGTAAAGACAGGTGAACCGTCCTCATTAACCTGCGCTTCATCTTGGGCGATGGCTGCTACCTTATCCTTATATTCCTGGCTCTCGCTGATAACGAAAGGAGGATTGAATACCCTCATCGTGAAATCGTACGGCTTCTTTGCCAAGGCTGGGATAAAGAAGTTCAGCTTTTCATAGCTAACCGGCATGATGGTTTCTGGCGTAATCTTTAACGCCACATTGCGGAAAAAGAAATACTCCGTATGCGCATCGAAACTTTCAGTGAAATCTATCACCATGCTCTGCAAGCCTCCAGCCGATTTCTCACTGAAATTCTTGTCTATCAGATTCGCACAATCTGACATCATCTTGCGCTCCTTGTCATTATACCGCCAACTCTGCTCAGTGAACTGCAGAAGTTGAACCTTTGTTGCCTGGATGATACTCTTCTGGTCGATGTACTCAACAAAGCATCTGTCTAGATGGATATACTGACCTACGAGGTCGGTACTCTCAGGGTCTATCATTCTGTAATAGCCGTGACAGGTCATAAAGAGCCACACCTTGGTAGGCGATACCTTGCAGGTAGGCGGTTTAGGTTTGCCGCTTCTCGGATCACGAGGATATTCTATCTCGAATGGGTCCGTATTGTTGGCTCCCCGCAATCTCGAATATAGCGGCAACCTTATATCGTGGTCGAACTTAAAATTGTCGGCATCATCCATGTGGTAGCACATCAGATAATCTCTCACGCTTCGTGGTGAACAACCATACAACCAGTTCCACCTTTGATTATATCTGCTTCTGAAGCCATCGGGCAGCGTGGCATAACAAATATCGCAATACTTAGTTGCGATGGCTCCACAATCCCTTTGGCTGGCAATGTCGTTAGGGTAAATCATGATGACCCTTTCGGCAAATCGCTTCATTTTCTGATACTGCAAAGCATTGAAGTCGAGTTTTTCCTGCCTCCACTGCCCACGCTCGATATACCAGAAGTTTCTTCTGCCTAGCGAGAAGGCTACGTGATACCAACAATATTTCTGAAAATGCTTATCTTGCGCCTTATCCTGACGCAGGGAACGCATGGCATAATAAATGCTCAATGCGTCTTCGGGTGTTCTACAGAACACGATGTTCTGAGCCTTGATGTCGCCCACTTCTATGGGTTCCTCTTCACTATGATAAGTACCTTTCGGCGCTCCTTCCTTCGTTTCATTCTCCACCCATATCTCCTTAGTCTCTGTATAAGGTTCATCGGGTTGCAGCTTTTCTATTGCCGAGTGAACGGCAGTAGAGTTATTACTCCGATGGTCCATCGCATAGGTGAAAACCTTATCACCCATCAGCCACTTACTCACCTTTCTCACGCTGTGATCCTCGCAGGTGGAGAAGACGATGGGGTCTTGCTGCATGGCTGGACGAAAGAAGCATCCGCAGCTGCCCTGCGGCGCTATTACGTCTGTAGCGAAGCAGACGAACAGCGGGTTCCAGGGAGTGCCGTAAATGATTTCGCTTACCAGTTGTCCGTTTCTCACCACGTTAGGCAGGGTTACTTTATCTACGGCGTATATGCGGAAATCTTCATTTAGCATCGTAGTATTAAAGTCCTTACCGAAGCCGTATTGCGGAATGCCTTTTACGGATGTAACTTCGCACCCAAGGGCTGCAAGCTCCTGGGGATTGAAGTCAGTTTTTGGAATAAAAGAAAACGTTTCAATCGTTTGTGGGGCGATGGTACGGTAGTCCATCCTGGCAAAGAGCATCGGCCACTTGGCTCTTGTCTTCTCGTTGTCGCCATACACCTTTGCCACGAGGTCGTGGCAAAGACGCAATAGGCTTGCTCCGTGCATTGGCAACTTGCGCATTGCCGCATAAAGCTCGATTGCACCGTAGCCATACTTTCCGGTCTTGGTACACATCCAGCGCAAGGCACCATGCTCTGCCTTGGTATCATTATCCACCCCTACACCATTATACATACCACCACGCTCATTATTATAGATAATGAGGTGCGGTGTCTGCTTCGCTTTGCTCTGCTCGCCATCGTCTGCCTCTTCCTTCTGGCAGAGGGGACAGAAACAAGCCGTCTGTCCTTCGATGCGCTGCTCATCGGCTGGCTTCACAAGGAAAGCCATGTCGAGATTGGCAATCTGGTTTAATATAGGGTGGAATAACATATCTTATACCAAGAGTAATTATAGAGTTAAAAGAGAAAAGGAAGGCACCACTCTTGACCTCGCCAGCGCCGGAATCGCTGGGAACGGCTGCATGAGGGTAGGACAAACTTCAAGTGTTTACATCTTGCCAGGTTATTTCCCAGAGCGAGCGGTCGGAGCATTTGAAAATCTGTGGTACTCGCCCGCTGCAAAGATGCAGTGTACAGCATAGTCGTGGGGCATTACTGACTCCCACTACCCCTGCTTAAGAGCGTTTCCAGACTGCCTCCCCTATTCTCTTTATATCATATTGTCAAAGAAAGAAGACCTTCGGGGCGACACCGCCAAATTTCGAGGATGCCCCGCTTACCGCATCGATAGGTATTCCTCAGGCTTTTTAATCAGACTTTTCACTTATCGTTCCGAGACTGCGGTGGGGGGGTATCAACTTATTAGTGAAGCTTTTCAGCGTCCACCTATCGCCCGTCTGGTCTTCCTGCCATTTAACCGATGGCTCGGTTGTCTAACAAAATAAAAATCGGAAACGAAGTGTATATCGTACCGAAGTTGCATGATGTCATGCAGAATATCTTTTATTTCTTCATATCTTTTCGTTTATAAATTCAAGAATGTTTCCAGGCGATAACGCCTTACTTTGCAGTTGCAGATGGTTTCCATACGGTGTACTATCATCTGCGATAGACTTTCCATCGTGAGAAAATCGGTATCTAGACCGATAATCTGCACCTCCTGCCTCCAATAGATTTTTCCGTTCTTTCGGCGGCAACTATGCGACGGCGTGATGATCATATCTTCCACGCTGCCCCCCATCATCCTGCAAAGATACTCGCAGGTATCTTTTAACAGGGCGAATGGCGCATAGAATAGCAGTGTCGGAATATCATCCCTCAGTCCGCTCATCGTCTCGGTATAGGCGAAGCGATGCAGCAGCTTATATCGGGATAGATTTCTGTGCTTCTGCTGAATGCCCTTCCGGTTAGGGATATAAGGCAAATCAAATAGACGGGGCATAGGCTGCTTCCCTTATTTTCTGCATCATCTGCCAAGTACTATAAATACTGCGCTTGCAATCAAAGAGCGGATCATGTGCCGCGCCTTCATCATCGGCGATGTCTTTATAGTCCGTAGTCAAGGCATAAGCCCTGTCGAGGGTAAAAGGTTCCTCATGAACCCCAGCTGCATCCCACAAGATTCTTGCCATTTCCAGGTAGAACGTGCGATGGTCTCTCAACTGGGTATGCTTTATCTCGAACTTGATGCCAAGCTTGTAGCAGATATATCTCAAGATGGCCACATCAAAGTCGGTGCCCTGCGCCCAAAGGCAAAGGTCTTCATCACCGAGTTTCTGCTTGATATAGGTTATCCACCCGAATAGGTCGTTAACGACTACATCAATCGGCCGGCAAGGTTCCTCGTCGCTGTCGTTGTCGAGCAAGGCAGCCTTCGCCTCGTCACTCTGCTTTGCCCACCAGTCTGCCGTATTCTGATCGAAGGTGAAGCCATTGAGGAACATGGATCGTAAATCCACATGTGCAGAGAAAGTTGAATTTCTCAAAACGCCGTCGCCTTCATCAAAGAAAGGCGATTCTTTTCCGTAGCGCTTCCACGCCACCGCGCCGATACTCATCACGGCAGCGGTGGGAGAAAGCGAACAGGTTTCTAAATCAACAGTTACATCTATCATTTGTAGTTATGAATGCTTAAAAGTGCCTTGATGCCTTCCTGCTCCCATGGCTTCCAATCATCAGCGGTGAAACGCTTGATGATGGTGGTGCGGCTCATGCCCCGCTCCTCCATAAAGGCGAAGAACTTCATGCAGAGTCCATTGTTCGCCTTCTTTAAGCAGGTATAGAACACACCCGGTTCGTCGCTCTTGGCAAGTTCTGCCAGATAGCCTTTCTTGCCTATCTCGTTGCCCAGTGCATCGGTTTCTACGTATTCAGCTAATAGCTTACCTACTTCGGGTATAGCTAAGAACTGTTTTTTGCAGTCGTTAACGCCTTGGATCTCCCAGGCATCAAAACCTTTCTGGAAAAATCTGAGATAGAAAGTAGAAGTAGTGAATCCCTTAGTCGATAAAAACTCAGCTAAGTTCTTCTTTTCCTCCACTGAAACATCGTTTACCTCCAATGGAGTATTTTTTCTACATATTTTTTCTAAGATTTCCTTTGTCATCTCAATTTTATTTCTTAATTTTGGTGCAAATTTAAAGAATAAAATCAAAACTACCAAACGTTACCTATATTTTCTTTCAGAAATTAGGGGAATTTAACATAGGTTAGGTATATTAATTGGTTTTTCAGATGAACAGAATAGAGTTATTCACCTTATAAATATATTTGAGATATGAAGTACTTTTATAATTATAGCTACCTAAACAAGTGGATGGAAGCTAACAGGGACATCACCAACAAGCAGGTGATGAGAGCAATGGGCACAACGAGTAATACATGCCTGGATAGTTGGGTGCGCATGAAGTCGCCGCTGCCTACCATCGCCCTGCTGCGTTTCTGCAATGCGTTTCATGTTCCGCTTTCGGCATTTATTGTAGATGCGGATGCTAACCCTATGGGAGATGGTGATTGTTGCGGGGTGGAATACGTGCGCCCTGATATAGGCGACCAGTTTGAGCCGGATGGCGGATACTTAGGGAATGATGCCAAACGGCAAATGGGCACACGTGCCCTGCGTGACCCGCTCGACGTGGATAGAATCAAGTCGGTGGTTCCTGGACTGATCGGCAACAGAATCGCCGGGAACGGGGAAGAGAAACCGAGATGTGAAGGAACGGAAGAAGAAGGAAAGAATAAGCAGGGCGCGGCTACCGCCTCGGCTCCTATCGTAGAGACTGCTTCTGAGCCGACGGCAGAATCGGGTATCAGCATAGATACGCTCAACCGCATGCTCGACATCATAGCCGAGCAGCAGAAGCAGATATGCGACCAGCAGAAGCTCATCACGGAGCTGACCCGCCGCATAGGTCCCCAGCAAGCGGACTACGGAATGGTGGCAGAGGATATTCGCCACCGTGAGCCTTAGATAATAAAAAACAGCCAGCTACCCATCACGGGCGGCTGGCTGCAGAAAGTTAACCTTAATAACTTAAATTCCAAAACTAAAATATAGATGATATATATACACGAAAAAATAGTAATCTAGCTTTCGTTTACTGCCGCCATCTTGCGGCGAAGGAACTCCTTCTCCGTGATGGCCTGGCAATCGGTGCTTGCGCTCTCGTAAGGCACATCGGTGTAGAAGAAGCCATGATGCAGGAAGAGCACAGGCGTGGTATTACCAAAGGTGAAGGGAAGAGGAACTTCCTTGCCGTCCTTATCCTTTGCCATCTTAGGTTTGAACTGCAAGATGGCAATAAGAGCCGCTTCGTTTACTACAGGGAGCGCCATCATCTCCTTTTCCAGTTCGCTGTTCTCTTCCGGAATAAAGAGAGAAGTGCTCTTCATTCCGTCCTTGGTAGGAGTCTGAACGTTTGTCCAACCTTCCTTGCTAATGGTGTCCTTGAACTCCACCATCACCACGCCCCCGGCAAAGCCTTCTGGCGACTCATAATAAGTATCACCGCCCTGCTTCTCTACCCAGATGCGAGCCTTTTCGCTTGCTTCACTGCACTCAGCAAGAAATGCTTTCAGCTTCTTGCCTGTCTCACTCTCCTCTGCTATCTTCAGATAGTTGTGAGGTCTTTTATCTTTACCCATAAATCCTTATATTTAGTTTATAGTTTATAATTTATAGTTTATAGAGCACGGCAATAGATAACCGGCTCGCCGCTCTCGTCATGCTGCATGTGGAAGCCTTTATAGCCTAGCTCTTGAAGGTATAGGCTCAAAGGGTCGCCCAGCGGACAGACTATCGCCTTGAAGTACTCCCGAAGCCGGGCATCATTAAATACCTCGCAGTCTTCCGTCCAGTGATTCATCGGTTCAAACTGCTTACCGAAGGCTTCTATCTTTGCCGGAATGACGAAATCCTGCAGCGTAACCTCTGCCTGTTCCTCATTATCTACGAGATCGTAATCATTCTTTCTTTTCTTGCCCTTGCCCATAGTCGTTATGCTTTTTGAAGGTTGTCAATATCAGCACTACTACTAATATCAGGAACAACGCGAAGGCGTTCTTTCTTGCCGTCTGCTGCCAGGTAGCCTTTCTTGTCTCCTCGGTATTCTTTTCTTGCATATCCGATAAGCTATCGATGGCTGCCCAATGGGTGCCCACGTCGCTGCGGGTACGAATGGATAGGCTATCGATGGTCTTCTGCATCTGATTGATTTCCTGCTGCTGTCGCTGCAAACGCTCATCGTAGGAAGATTGGCTGTTGTGAGTGCCTTTGCGGTGAGTGGTGCGCTGGGTAGTCTTCTGCTTGTTGCCGGAAGAATCAGTGGACTCGGTGATATTCTCCTGGATAGTTTCCTCATATTCGCCCGATTCCGAGGAGGTGACAGATACGTGCTTGTCCTCATTTACCTTCATGGCGGCGCTATCGCTCACTGCCACCTGCTTATGCACGCTATCCTGCTGCTCGGTTTTCACGCTATCCTTCGTCTCCTGGTGATTGTTGCTAACCACCCGTCGAGAGGAAGCGCATGCCGCAAACATCATCATCGCTACTGCTATCAAGAGTAGATGAATAATCTCTTTCCTTTTCATACGTTTTCATTGTTTTTAATATTTCTGATGCAAAGGTAGCTATTTTCTCAGAAATGATGGGGACAAAAAAGTTAATAGTTGATAGTTAATAGTTAATAGTTGACAGTTTATAGTTGATAGCAGAAAAAATGCCCTATCAACTATAAACTATCAACTATCAACTGCAAAAATCATCCTCGGTAGAACACCGGAGCAAAAGAACCTTTGCACCCAAAGAACTCTTTTGCTTTATCCTCGATACCTAATTTTCGGATCATCTCAAAATCCTCATCGCTGCACTCCACGCAAAAGCGGTCGTTCTTCATGCCGACGAAGGAAAGGCGTGAAATCAGTGATTTCTCAGCGTCGCCTATAATGAGGTTGCAGAACGCTTTCCACTTGTCGCCACCCTCGCCTACTTTCGTTTCTATCTTAGAAGAAGCAGGCTGCACGTTCTTCGCTACATCGAATGCCTTCGCATCGAACAATTCACCCTCAGTAAACTTTCCAGCCTTGTGAAGCCTTCCCAGGGGCGTATAGAACACCTCAAAGGTGATGTAATCAGGATTGCCACGCTTTCCTCCATTCAGGTAGTGCTCTTTGTAATCAAAAGTAATGTCAATCTCATTTCGCTTTGCCTGCTCTATCAGGTCAGCCTTCGCCTTATCAAGAACATCCTTCTTAAATCGGGAATATCTCGGATATTGATACACCTTTTCGTTTGTTTCTGGATTGATTTCATAGCAACCCAGAAAATCCTTCAAGTCTTCGAGCGTAACCGATAGCGGATCATCCAAGCCCTTTCTTTTCTTAGAGCGGTCTTTATTCTCCATCAGCCAAAGATACACCCTAGGTGTTACCCTTCGTTTGCTCGTCTTTGCTACACGAGCCATGTGTGGAATATATCCCTTACTCAAGTCGAAAGCGTAGTCAGCGATGAAATGATTAATACGCAAATCTATGATACCTGAATAAGCCCATTTCTCGGTCCCGTCCTGCATCTTCCATACTTTCTTAGGAAGAGAAATCTTATCAAACACCGGATAAAGATCTACCACATTATCCTTCCTTACATACATCTTCAGGGCGCTGATCTGCTCGGCTACGGGAACCTTGCCATCAGCATACTCTTGAAACATTTCCTTATAATTTGAACGTGATGATACCAGGTCAGACATATCAAGCTGAATATGCAATGCCTCGTCCTTCTGCTCTTCAGAAAGGAAAGGTGACTTAGGGTAAGTCTTTTCCTTATATCGCATTTGGTCGTAATACTGATTGATGTATCGTTGAAGTCTTGCACTCACTTGTAGCATGATGTCCTGCTGCAAAAGGGTGAACGTGCTGCCTAGCGAAGCATAGGAACACGGAGTCTTTATCCACCGTAAACTGCAAAGCTCTTCGGCGGTAGGCTGCCTCTCCAGGTCTTTAAACGATACCTGAGTAGAGTCGGATACTTTTTCAACTATTTTTTTGGCCATAACTATTACCTATATATATTTTCATTCTTTCATATACGGATATAATAAATAGTATTAGTATTAGTATAGGGACCCCGAAATCGTCGGAAACCCCGATAAACACTACACTTTCGAGATTTTTAATGTACCAAGAACTATAACCCTTTGTACCAAGAACTATAACCCTTTGTACCAAGAACTATAACCCTCCAGATTTGGTATTTTCGTACCAAGAACTATAACCATTTGTACCAAGAACTATAACCCTTTGTACCAAGAACTATAACCCTCGGTAAAAAGATTTAGTAAGAAGGTAAAATACTTTAGTAGGATTTTACCTCAAACTTAGCCACAAATGTATTGACTTGTTGCGTACCAAGAACTATAACCCTTTTGTACCTTTTGGTCCGAAAGTCGCTACATTTATGGCTAAGTTTTTATCGTAATAATTTGGAAATCAATCATTTAACCATTTGGTATAATGAGAAATACATTAGTATGATACATTTTGCAGTATATAAATGCTTGAAATTCAATACTTTACGCTTCAAACTTAGCCATAAATGCAGTGATTTGGTACCAAAAACTATACCCTTCGGTACTATTTTGGTACCAAATCAGGTAAAAGACTTTAGTAAGATTTTACCTCAATCTGACTTTTCGTTTACCTGCAAATCTGACTTTTCGTTTACCTACATATCTGACTTTTCGTTTACCTGCTTCTTCCCGAAATTATCCACGAAATCCATCACGGCCTGAGCTGCCAAGTCCTGCAAAGACTTGTTGGTGCATTCCTTGATTCTTGACAACGAAAAATAATACTCTATCGGGAGAATCAATTTCACGGTCTTTGTAGTCTTCGCAGGCTTCACGTTTACTACAGGCGCAATGCGCTGCGCTGGCTGCCCTGATTGCTCCTGCTGTGGGGATTGCTTCGGCTGCGGTGTGGGTGATGCAGCAGATGATGAAGAATCGGGCGTTGCATCCTCATTTAAAACCTTCTCGTTCTCCTCTACGAGGTCAGAACCTTCAAGCGTAAATACGTTATACGGCTTCTTTACTTTTTCTACCATAATCTATAATCTATAAATCATTATATGAAACATTAATCGGGCATGGTGTCCATCACTTCCTTGGTAAATTGCTCGTAGTCTAAACCTACTCTGCAGTAAGGCGTGCGCTCAAAGATGGATAACTTCATTGACTGCGCCTCCACCATCTTGGTATCACGACGGGTGTAGGAATCAAAAAGATACTTTGCGAACGTCGTGCCCAGATATTCTTTATATTCCTTAGTGGCTCTCGTCTGATCATTACTCATCACCATCAGGATTCCACGGATATTCAAACCTTCGTTCAAATCCTCTCTAGTCTCCTTAATGGCATTGATGATTTCAGAAATACCCTTCGTTGCCAAGGCTTCCAGTTGCACCGGAAGCACGGCACCCGATGCAGCCGTCAGCGCATTATAGGTAAGCAGGGACAGCGCAGGTGGGCAATCGAGCAACACGAAATCGAACGCCTCCATCACGTTTACGCCATCCTTGTAATCAATGCCATCACTCGCCAGGTCGCCATCCTCCTCGCTCATCAGGGCGAGCGGCTTCGCCATCAGCTTGAAGAGTGCCTTTCTCGGCACTGCACGCTGATTCAAAAAAGGCTCAATGGTAATCAATTTCTTGGATGCAGGAGTCAGATAGATGCCCTCTCTTACCTGATAGATAGGGATAGGCTTCTGCTCTACCAGCGAATCGTAGATAGTGAGCTGCTCGGGGTGCTTGGTCGCGCTACGGTCAAAGAGGAAGGAGAGTGAACCCTGCGGATCGAGGTCGATGAGCAGGATGCGTGGCTTGCGCTGCTTGCCAGCCGCATTCAGCCCAAACTTACCTTTGCCGAATCTGCGCAAACCTACAGCCAAATTCTGCACGGTTGTAGTCTTACCAACACCGCCCTTGTGGTTCACAAAGGCAAGAACTTCTTTCAATCTATTTTCTGCCATAATCTTTATATTTTAAAGTATTAATAATAAAATTCAAACTACGAGTACTAAAGTACAAATGAACCTAAGCTCAAATACTCTATCGTACCAAAGTACTACGGTGCAAAAGTACGAAAAATAAATGAATCCTGCAAGTAAATCCGTATATATTTCTAAGATTTTAATCTTATTTAATTATTAAGAATAGAAATAGTACGATAGTACTATAGTACAAATGGCGGAAGGTTCTAAGGTGTGGATATTAGATAGTACGATAGTGCGATAGTACTAGAGTACGAAAGGCGAAAAGTGCAATCGTGCGAAAGCCCCGTTTTTATCTTCAAAAATTGAAAATCATATCTACGAAACCGTTTACCTCGTACCAAGGTGTAAGCGTACAAAAGTACTAAAGGGCAAAGGTGTAGATGTACAAAAGTGTAAAGATGGAAATGTACTATAGTACTAAAGAACAAAGGTGCGGGTGTACCAAAATGTAGAGATGGAAATGTACTATAGTGTAAAAGAACAAAGGTGCAAACGTTCAATAGTACGATAGTCTAGAGTACGTTTGCACCCTCTGATTTCCCCTATAGTCTATAAACTATAAACTATCAACTATAATCTAAATCTCCACATCGTTTCCGTTCTTATTCCATTCCGCCTTCAGCGAAAAGGAAACGCCCGACTGGTGGTTGTAATACTTACCCCTAATCGTCGTAACCTTATTACGCTCAAACGGAACATTCTGCACCGTGAACTTAGAATAAGGCTTATCACTGCCCTTCTTGCCCAGGGTAAAGGTAATATCCGATGAATAGCCATCCGATGGCACCAACACGAAATACGTAATCAACACGCCATTTCCGCCAGCATAGGTAGTCATATCGTAGGTTCTCTGATTTCTCACCGGCTGTATAACGTCGAAATCCTCCCACGAAAAATGGCAGTACTCATCCAGGCCCATCATCAGATTACTGCAATCCGCAGGAATCGCATCCGTCACGTCAAGCACCAGCTTCGCCACGATACGCTCCATCTGGATATTCACCGCCAATGCCTTGCCGGGCGTAACGCTCACGTCCTTGGTAGCCCCGAAGCTATCCGAAGTCTTGCCGCTCGTCAAGATAGCCGGCACTTTGTCTGAGATAGGCGTGAGCACATTATCCTTCGCAGCCCATGCAGCCGAATCGGCATCCAGCAGGGTAGGGGAGACGCTGCGTGTGGCAATCACCTTCAAGGTGTGGTCGCCATAAGCAAGCGTCATATCAGGCTGCGCAAAATCCTCGGCGCTATTGGTCTGATGAAGCACCTGCAGCAGTTTACCGCTCGTCTGATTATAATCAAAGATATAAATATCCGTCATGCTCTTGCCGTCGGCTTGCAGGACTGCACGGGTAGCGGATCCGTCGCCCAGAGCAACCTCCGGAGCCGAAAGGTTCAGCTTCACATGCTCCACGCCCACGGCTGCATCCGTCTGTGCGTCCTGATAGGAATCCGTAAACTCATCTGCATACTTGCTGCATGAAGTATTCATGCACGCTGCCATCATCATGAAGGTGGTGGCAAACAAAAACGTCTTTGTTTTCATAAGCCAAAAAAATTAGAAAGTTTTTATTTATAATTCTGTCGCAGCAGGGCGGAATCCGTGGATTTTCCCTGCTGCTATAAAGTTTCTGTTATGCTGCTATAATACCAGTATAGCATAACCAGTACATAGCGATAACTACTCCATCAGATTAGGATTCCTGTCGTACCCGCTGGCGGCTTCCTGCTGCCACTCGTCATGCTTCTTCTTATAAAGTTCCTTCTGATACTCTCTGTCCAGAAAATTGTTCCACTCCTTTTCAAATTCCTCCTTCACAAATTTTCGTATCAGTCCGAGATACTTCTTTTCATCCTCACAGATGATGCGATTTCTATCTTTGCGTAGGTCAGCATCACTTGAGGTTGATTTCCGGAAGAATATTCCAAACTCAACCTTTGAACTCATCAGCTTGCAGTATTCTATCAGGAAAGGGACCAGGTAGTCTTTCAGTGTCCCTAGTACATCCACATCTCTATCCTCTAAACCGAGATTCGTAAAGCGCAGACTCTCCAATAAAGACATAACTAATACTTCCCTGTCTGTTTCTACCGTCAGTTCGTAGGATGAACATCCGCCATCAGGAAATTCGTCATCATAGAAATCGTAGTCAATAAATACCTTTAAAGAACCGGTCATATTCGATTTGTCTATATGAACATCATAACCCTTCAGGTCGGGAATAACCGATGAAATATATCGAGTATATCCAAAGATGTCACGTAGATTTTCAAAAGGTACCGTCTCTCCACGATGGGCGATGATGGGGCTATACTCAAAATCGTCATTCTCACCTGCAGGAAGATTCCAATGACCTTCTTCGCTGATATAATACTGATTATCCAGCTTTTCTAAACAGTCTTTATCTTTCTTCCATGCAATACCGATGCGCTCACGCAATACGCCGAACTCATCAAAGAAAATGGCGTGATCATTACATGGAATGACAACTATCTCTTTATTATCTGTCATATTTTCTAGTTTTAAAATTGTTCTATAATGTATATGTATATTAAAGTAACGCAAAGGCTTCCGGAATTATTATATACCTTCACGTTTTTATTAAATCTACTCAAGCAGCACGCCCTGAAAGGGCAGAAGCTCCTAGCCCAGGGTAGCGCCCTGGGTAATCATAGGCGCACCCCTCTCGCCCTGTAAGGGCAAAAGCTTTATCTCATCCCCAGGTGGTGGCATAGGGCAGGCAGCCACGCCTACCAGATAGTGGTTTTTCCTTGCGCCTACGCCCTTATCACGCCCAAATGGTACAATGATAGGCGATGATGCAAGATAGCCGCATACAGGCTTAAAATCACAGATGTGCGATAACGATGCAACCTTTTTCTTTGAAGATGGTACAACCTTTTTCTCTAAAGATGGCGCAGCCACCTTCTCGCCGATATACGAATCGCCATCCTTGCGAGGGCAGAGCAGATAGATGTTTCCGTTCTTGCACTCAGCCATCTTCGGAGTCTTCGCCTCGGTGCCCAGATACAGAATATCCAACTGAGGAATAGCCAGTAGATGCTCACGTCCAAAACACAGGGCGAAACTACGCTTCAGCACTTCATCGGTGGCAAAGGTCGCCACGTCTTCGCCCACTTTTATCTGGATGAACTTTTCGCCCATCCTACCGGAAAGATAAGCACAATCTCCACCCTTGCTGGAGCGGATCATCTTGCGGATAGCATCCCAGCTATCGCCTACATGAGCACAATATCCGTCGAAGATATTGCCAAAGCAGGAAGCCCAGTCTACGAACCGGCAAGGAGAAGGCTCATAGGAAGTCAAGCCATCAAACTCTATCACGGTAGCCTCTTCACGATTATCCAGTTTCACTGCCACCAGGTCGTACACTTCGCCTGGCTTCATCTTTGCGCACATCTTCTTCCAGGTCTTCGCATTGATAAGCATTTCGCGGGTATCACCCGATTTTTGAGTGATGGTAACAGGCATAGCCAGCAGCTTATGGCTATCAGTAGCCACCAGGCGGTTTTTCTCTGCATCTATAAAGATACTGGTTATTGCCGCCATATTATGCTTTTTGTTGACGAAATCGCAAAGCTCTGCCATCTCCCTGGTAGCCTGGAAGCATACGCATCCACGTTCCTTGCTATCCTCCTCCTGATAAGTAAACATGTGCGCATTCTTGCCGATACCGGCAAGCCCCTCGAACTTGGTAACAAGACGAAAGATATACGCAGCAGCAAACTCGCAGCGGAAGCTATCCACCTCTACCTGAAAAAGTTCATCCTTATCTACATCACCCCAGCAAAAAATCTTATCCAGGTTCTTTGCTATCTCGCTGGCACGAAAACAACCATGGTCGTTTCGTGCCATCTTCTGCCAAATCATTTCGGCTATCTCATACAACTTACTGAGGATAGCCATATTCAGTTCCTTATTAGTCATAATCTTATAATCTTTAAAACGAAAGTATTAAAATTGATATATCTTATTTGAATGCTCCTGCCAGAAGGGGCAGGAAAAACACTGCCACGCCGATGGTAGAGAAGAGCAGCACGGCTACACCTACGAAGGCGAGGGCTGCAAGGGAGTAAGTAATTGCTTTTTTCATAATGTCTATAATCTTTAAAGTATTAATATTAATGTTTATAATTTTGTCGCAGCATCGATGAAGTTTCACCGATGCTATAACGAGGAGTGACTAGCTACCGAAGGTAACAGTAGCTACCCCAGAATCCTTGCAAATCTCTATGCCTTCTATAACGTAGTCTTCAAATCTGTGAGGAGTTCCCGAACAAAGGCCTTGATCATAATCGCTCTTCAAACACTGGCGAATTATTTCGGCAAGTTTATGAAGTGTTGTTGCATCTACATCTTCATCTAACCTCCATGATCCACCATTAGAATCAGAATTTACAGGATAACCATATCTGATACGTTTCACATTGCAAATCAGCTTGCGATCCTGCTCCTCGATAGGTTCATCTGTCACAGGTATGCAAATATGCTCGATTACCTGTTTGAAGTTAGAAGCCTGCACCGAAGGGCTGCTGTCATGATTATTCAGTTCCTTCTCCTCGCTTTTCTGCTGCTGTCCTTGCGCCTTTAAGGTCGCAGCCTCGATAGCGCGTACAATATCCGTGATATATCGGCTGCCTCCGTGCTTTCTGATCCAGTCGTGTACATCATCGGGCACCACGTATTTGTGAGCCTTGCCCTCTGCTGCAGGTCTCCCCTTCTTGTTTGATGTTTTGTTATTCTCCATTTTCTTTGTGAATTTAAAAAGTTGCTATAAAATGTTCTATTTTCCCGAAATAGAAGTTTGGCCAAAGCCTTTTTGTGTTCTAATTTTCCTCTTCCTCTTCGAGTTCAAAACCTTCAGCTTCGATAAACTTGCTATCGTTACCCATCGCTTCGTTTTGCTGCTCGCTGGATAAATAGTCCGGCCAATGAGCAATATCAGCTGCATAATTACCAACTTCTATTTCAGCCTTGGCTTTATAGTTCCAATAAACCGAAGCCACGCAAAAACAGTTCCATTGCCTCTTTATCTGATAGCATAGATACCGCACCCAGAAGTCGAGTTCGCCCTATGAGATGATTGAACTCATTTTCGCCATCGCCCGTAAGAACGTAATCGCGAACCTTGTTAAAGAGAATATCAGAAGCATTCGCCATATCCACATCGTTAGGAGAGATACCCTTAATAGCCCGAGTAATAACTGCCAAGCTATAGTAATCGTTCATCAGCCAGATAGCGCGTAATCGGGCAGAAACGTTGCATACAGCCAGATCCAAGTGATTCTCACCTATCCACTTAGTGATATTTGCAACGATGCCATCAATATCCTTATTCTTGCATTTTTCTTTGTCGATGACAAAATATCTACAAGTATCAAACAAATCTCCTTCTACGAAAGTGATTCCTATGCCTGATACATTATCTTCAACCGTCCATGTTACTGATTCGGTCTTACTGGGATTTACGACAAATCTATCTTTCTCCATAAAAATCCGCTTCGCCGTGATGCGGTAGGGCTGAATGATTATATTACTTTTTCTTCTTTAGCCAGGGAAAGAACCAAGAACCGTCTAAATATTGTTGCGCCCTGATAACGGCATACTCCCTGGTATGTATGCGCAAATCGGACGGAATCTTCTCTATTATCTTCCCTTCTAATTCGTGGTCGTAATTCACCCCGCACTCTTTCAGAAGCTCATAGAGAGGATCATCGAAGAATGAAGCAAATATATGATCCTGAGTGTCGAGATTCAGAAACTCGAACGAGCAGAAGGGATAATCAAGGAAGGCGTGCAATATCTTAAACATCTTTATTCCGCTTATCCGTGATGCGGTAGGGCTTTAAAAACATAAAATTCTATAATTTTTCAGGTAAATTGATACGCCGTATTATTTTATTTTTTAAATTTGCACCGTCTTCGGAAGATTTCAATCGAACCTTTATGGAATAAAAAGAAACATATAGCTTCCGTTGACGGTCAGACTCTTCAAAGTCTGTGGATTTAAACGCTCTTACAGAGCCAAATTTCTACTATAGTAGATTCGAGCCGGAAGGCTCGCGGTTGCCCCGGCTTCGGTCGGGGCTTTTTTATTTCTCCTCGTCGTCTTCTTCCTCCTCATCCTCGTTGCTATTCTGATAGTCGTCGCTATGTGCGACCAAATCATCGAGAGCTGCCTTGAAGTTGAAATCCTTTCTCGGATAATCTGCTGCGTCATTTTCCAAATCATCATAAAAGAAACAAGATCGCTCATCGTCAGAAGCTCGAAGGATTCCGCCTTCAGGGTCTATCCAGAAACCAAAAGAGTAGAGATCCTTACCCCAGCTATAAACGTTTATCTCGTAACCCTTATAATCGAGTGCAAGAAAATCAACCTTTGATATAAACCTAATACTCTCAGAATCACCGGCAACAATGTAGAGACCTCCATTCTCGCCCTCTCGCAAATCGTACCAGGCTTTATCTTCGTTCTTCTTTTTCCACTCTGAAAACTCCTTCCATCCGTTTTCGCGTGTTGAAAAAGACTCAAAGCGTTCACGGACAATATCCTCCAAGGTATCACTGCTTTCCAGGGCTTCACTATCAAAAAAGCCTTCACCAAACTTCGTGTACTTAGCATCACAAAGAGGAATATTTACGCAGGATAATATATTATGTCCACCATCGATTGTAATTCTCATATCTTATCCGCTTAACCGTGATGCGGTAGGGCTGAATATAATCTATAAACTAGTAATAAATCGCCAATGCTATAACAAAGTACTTGTTATCTGTAACGCAGGGACGGGGATAATCTGAGTGGTGGCGATAGTCTCGTAATCGAGAAGGTCGTCGCCGTACTTATCTCTCAGCTTCTCCGTCGCCTTCTTGTAGGCATCTTCGCCGTTCTCGGCCTGGCACCCGATAATGGCTACATCATGAAAAGGACCGCAGGTGTGATGGTCGAGAATGGAGATAATAATCTCCACGGTATAGGTGCCCTTCGGCATCGCAGCCAGCTCCTTGCGGCGCTCGTTGATTTCTCGGGCTATGCGCTGCTTCTCCTGGATCTCCTCATCCTGCTTGCGCTTGCGGTCTGCTGCCTCTTTCGCTATGATAGCCTTCTCGCACTCTTCAGGTGTATCAGCAAGGGCAGGATAGCAATAGATGAAGGATGAAGGGCTACAGCCCGTAGTCTGCAATTTTCTGCCCGCCTGCTCATCCTGATAAATCTTTTTCAGAAGAGCGTGAACGTTGTAGTTAACCTCCAGTTTTCTGCCGCCAGGCTCGTTTTTGTCGGTCAGGCTATTAATAAACTCCTCGGCTTCTTCTGCTGAGTTGATGATAACTTTCTTGTCGAAATATACAAAAAACTTCTTCATGTTCTTGCGCTTAACCGTGATGCGCCTAGGGCTGAATGGTTATTATTTTACTTTAAACTCCTTAATCTCGTAAACAAAGGTTTCTTCCTGGCACTCTACCTGGAATCCCATCACATCCTCCGTATGCTCTGCTACATGAACATAAATAGGGGTACCCAGATAGAAATTATCCGCTGTAGGGATAATTGCTTCCTCACCGTCGCAAGTACGTATAGTCTGATAAACTTCCGTAAACTCATCTTTCTGAGGAAGGCTATTGAAAGCCTTTTCTGGAGAATCAAAAACATTGGTGATAGTCTTGTCGCAAAGGACAACATATACTTTCTTATCGTTCATATTACTACGCTTCACCGTGATGCGCCTAGGGCTTAGATGTGATTACTTATTTTCTTTATAGATGTTCTCCTGGTCCTTGATAGCCTTCTCCAGCGTCCAATCTGCCTTTGGGTAGATGCCTTCGCCCAGACCGGTGTTGAAATCCACAAAGAAATTCTCGCTATCCTCACGAACCGTAATATCAGTGCCGTTGTGGTTGATGTCCTGTCCGTCGTTAGGAAGAACCTCGAAGCCGTTAGAAGTCAAAGAAAGGATGTGCTCACCATCGGTGGCGAAATCCTCATCATCATAACCGATTGAAGAATCAGCGGTATAAATCCATCCGTTCTCCTGGCAGATACCACGAACCAACTCACAGCAATCATCCTCCGGATTTTCCTCCTGATAAGCTACCAAAAACTCCTTGAGATCATCTAATGATGTAATATCATTCTTCTTCATATTCTCGTCGCTTAACCGTGATGCGCTAGGGCTAAAATGATTATTATTGTTTTTATTTATCTTCTTGTTTTATTTTCTGATGCAAAGGTACAAAGAATTTTTGAAACTACCAAATAAAATGCACTTTAATTGCTATTTTAGGTGCATTTTTAACCTTTGTTTTATTTTCAAAGTAAATTCTCAACACCTTTTTATCTTCTTTCTTCTCTTGTCGCCCACCTGAGATTCGGACCCAGAAGGATAGAAATCTTATCATCCTTGGCCAACCATGGGCGAAATTCGGCTGCTGCTATCCTCTCGAACTGCAGACAGCCTTTTTAAAAACAAAGCGCTGACGCTTCAGCGTAAACAAATTAAAATTTTAAAGTTATGTTTAAAATAACGCACCTCGCCGTGGTGGTGATCCACGCTTGCCGGTCTGCCGGACGGGGTAGGGGAAGGCTCTCGGGCTTCCCCTGTATGGATGATGGGCGGTTACTGCTCAACGTCTGAAGGCTTAAATATCTTCGTCATGCGGTTAACGCGATTCGTTGCCTGAGATACGTATTTCCAGCAGTACTCAAGGAACTCCTGCTTCTCCCCCGGTGTGTGATCCATTATCATCTGGGCGTATTCATAAGCCTCTTCACGCAGGGTGATGGCATCGCCCAGTATCTGCTCAGAGATAGCTCTATCGTGCTCCTCATCGTTCTCATACTGCTGGCGCTTATCATCGTAATGGTAAATCTCGCTCCAGACAATCAGGCGAATATCCTTTGCCCATGCGCTTGCATCCTCTCTGTCGATGCGGAGACTCTCGCACACCATATCAGCCAGGCGGGAAATGACTATCTTGCCCTTGATGAAAAAGTTGTGATACTCAGCAAATGGCAATACTGCATTCACCTGCCAACCTGTTTCCTTATTCTCTATAACGTTCATACCGTTGTTTTTATTATTCTTTGCTTCCATAATTTCTAAATTTTAAATATGTTCTATAATATGTGATTTCCAAAACCCTCCATAATGAGGGCTTACGGTTTCTGAATATCTCGCCATACCTTGCGAGCCTTGCACTGAGATACGCTGCCGATTGCCCAGCCTTTATGCTTTGCGGCTACCTGATTAAAGCGATACCAGATGTTTATATCGGTAAACTCAAAATGCATCGTACCTTTTTTGTAAAACTTCACACGGAACCAATCGAAATAGAACCATTTGCCGAAGTCGGTGCAGCGGCGTACCACATTCTGCTCGAAGGGGCGGGCGTACTCATCAGTTAGCGGCTTGCCGTTTAGGAAGCTCATCGCCTTGAAAAAATCTTCCATTTCTCGCTGGCGGCCATCGGATGAGTAAAAGCTGTAATCCAGATACCCGCGGTAATTCATTTCACAGTCTAAGTAATCTACAATAAACTTCTGGTTCACCATATAATTGCTATTCGTCTTCCACTTTTCGCCCGCTGTCGAGTTCTCGGCAGACAGGCTGCAAATCGTGTCGAATGCCTTAACCACGCACTCCTCCATGATGTTTCCGATGTTCTGTAATACAGAAGAGACAACCAGATAGATATTTTTCAGATTGAAGGGGCGAGCCTCTGAGGTCTCAACAAATCGGGCGATCTTCTCCTGTAGTACGTTGGTGGTGTACTTCTGCATGTTGAGCAGCTCGAAAATACTGCTCCACGCTGCGTGCTGCAACTCCTTGCGGAATCGGTCGCGGGTGATGTTCTGGAACTTGTTGCCTCGGCAGTCATCCCCGTGAGCGCCAAAATGAATGCGGCAAGCCGTGAAGGTTTTTATATCTTCATTTATCTTTCTGCTTGCCTCCTGCACGGCATCAAACTGCGCCAGGGCTGAATTGTACCGCTTCACCATATCGCGCACGGCATCGTATTTGATTACGCCCTCCTGACCGTTGCCCATATCGTCCCAGCCTTCCGGTGTCTCGTCAAATTCCAGATCCTCGAAATCCTCTGTTTTTTCCGATGGCTTATAAAGACGAATAAGCGAGATTTCCGCATCTGTTCGGCGGTCGGCGGTCGAAGTATTGAAAACATCGCCCAATTCCTCACGGCTGCCATAAAGTTCCGCCAGTTCCTTTAATTTCTTATCGTCACCATAACAACCAAACTTGAAGCGGGAAGAAGGGCAAAGGGCTAAAATCGTGCAGCCATCCGGCGCAATCTCCCAGGCGTGCAAAATATGCTTTTCTACGCTAGTAAATGGCGGGTTCATGATTATATAGTTTATATCTGCCACCTGCTCACGCTGTACCGTCAGGAAGTCTGGCGCTATCACGTTGCACTCATTATATAAGGCGCTCCGTAGTACGTCGTTTATCTCGCAAGCTTTCACGTATCTTGCGCCGTCCTGCTTGCAGTATCTTACAATATCGCCAGAACCTGCAGAAGGTTCTAATATTACGGCATCCGCCAGGCTCTCGCCCTGGGTCATCATATCGAAGACCTCGCGGGGTGTGGTGTAAAAATCACGGTTAAATATATTTTGATAATCTATCATTTTATTTTTTGCTTTTTTGATGAGTAAAAGAAAATTTTTTCTTGCGGGCGATTTTTTCAGTGAAGAAATACGCACGCTATAACGTAGGATTTCCGAAGCTTTGAGGGGGTAGGGGTGAGGGATTGAACCCTCACCCGGTGCCCTTGGCTCTCGATTTATGCGGCTTTGCCGTTGTTCGCCTCGGAACCCTCGTCCCAGGTGTAAAGGGTCCGGAGCTCCTCGGCACTTAATACAACCTTTGCGCGATTTCTTGCAGCTCGGCGGATCTGTGAGTGCTTCGCCCAAATCTCCGGCGCTGGCTTATTCCCTAGCGCCTCGGAAGTGTTCAGCTCTCGCAACTCGTCTATGAGGTCGCGAACGTCAACGCCGCAGGCGCAAAGGGCGTATAGTTCAGCGAGTGCCGCGCGCCCGTGCTCGTTGGCATACGTGAGCCGCTCCACGTCTTCCGCTGCTGCTCGCAGCATGTCGAGAGAGACACCCGAACCGCTGCCGCCCTTCTGGCGGCTCTGTGCGGTTGTTTCGTTCTGCTGCTGGGTGGTTGCTCCATCCTGTGCGGTTGCGCCCGTCTGTGGCTCTTCTGTCGCTTTCTCGCTTGCGTCCTGCCCTGATTCCAGAGCGTTCAAACGTTCTTGCATCTGCGAGAGAGTGCCGGCCAGGTTCGCCACCTGTTCAGATACTTTCTTTATCTGTTCGCGAAGGATGGCGGCGGCCTCCTTGCGTTCTTCTGCTCTGTGCTCTGCCTCAAATTTGGCGGTAGCTTTCGCCGCTTCTGCTGCTGCCTGTTTTAGTGCCTCGTTTGCCTTTTCGGTTGCTGATACGATAGCACCGACAAGGAAGGAGAGGGCAGAAGCAAGAACGCCGACGGCTTCCACCTGCTCGCAGGTTTCCGCATCCGCTGCGCTCTGCTCAGTCATGCCGAACCACTCGCGAAGAGCTGCCACGGCCTCGGCGGTGGTTGCTTGCCACTGCTGCGCCTCCTTGTTCCATTTTGCGCCGTGCGCTTTAATCTGCTTGCGGTTTTTGTAGGTCGTGTGCTGATCGCCCACGACTGCCACACCCTCGGCAATCTCTACCAGTTCCAGACCCTCGGCAGGTGCTGCGGCCATATCCACGCCCTCGGCTGCCTTCTCGCTCTTCGCTGCCTTCTGGCTGCGGTCTGCCTTGCGTGCAGTCTGTTTGCCGTTCTTCTGTTCCTCTTCCCACGCCTTGCGCTGCTTCTCGACCTCCTCGGCATCCTTGCGAAGCTCTGCGAGAACATTTGCGGCGAACTGCAAGATTTCCACATCCTTATAACTATTATAGCCATAATTTGAGATTTGAATACCTACGGAAGCGAACTTGTCGGCGCGCTTCTGCTGAACCTTAGCACCGCCGCCGTTAACGCCATAAATGCACCTTTCACCGTCATACATTGCAGGCTTGCCAAGGTACACTTTTTCGCCATTCGCTACCATCTCGGCGGCTTCATAAAATGAAATCTCTTTATAATGGCAAGTACCATCTACAGGCACGCAGAAAACATTTGCGCCCAGTGCCTTTTTAATTGCCTGCCAGGTTGCGCCGTGCTTAGGCTCAAAAACGGGCGCGGCTGCTGCCTCTGCTGCTGCTCGTGTGGTTTCTTCGCTGATGGTGTAATATTTAAAAAATACATCTAAAACGGCCGACAAAGGAGTTTTTCCCGTCCACCAGTTAGAACTGTCGATTTGTTTGCATTCTCTGCACTGGTCATAATATTTATGATTAAATGCAGCTTCTGCCGTCTTCTCCTCGTCGCTCATATCCTGCCAACGCTCGCAAGATCTTTTATAAATGAACCCAAAGAATTTTTGAAGGCGGTAAATATCATCATAAGCAATTGCGGCGGCATCGTTTTTGTTTGTCATCCCTTCAAACTGTGGGAAAACCTCGTAAATCTTTGCCATAACTTCAGCTTTACCGAACTCCGAGAAAGTGCGAGTAAATTTAAAGCGATCATCTGAAATCTGCCCGAACTTCTCACGCCATGCCCTGGTGCTCTTCTTCTCTTCGTCGTGTCCATAATCCTCGTAAGGGTCACAAACGTGATAATGAGAAATAAAAAAAGAAAGCTCTTTCACGTCTTCCACCTCGTCAACGGTCGGACCATCTACCCAAGATATTTCGGCCGATGCGCTCCAAAGTTTAGTCCGTAAAGAGATATTAAATTTCACGCCTGGGAAATATTCGTTTAACATCTTCTTTATGTTATATTTCACTGCGGCGAGATAAGAAGCGTCTGGGGCTTCGTACCATCCAGCCGCAGGGGTCACAGTCTTTAATTTGCCCTCCCACTTTGCGATGATCTCACGGAGTGCCTCGGCTGCTTTGCGCTCCTCCTCCTCTTCCTTGCGCTTGCGCTCCTCTTCTGCCTTGCGTGCCTCCTCGGCTTCCTTGCGTGCTTCCTCCTCGGCTCTTGCCTCTTCCTTTGCACGCTCGAAGTTCTTGATAATGTCGTTATACTCCGCCATCATCGTTTTGAACTCCTCAGGATCTCCGCCCTTATCAGGGTGCATACTTACACAATAAGCGCGGAACTGCTTTTTAATTTCTTCTGCTGTGGTAATATGATTAAAGTACTTCATAACTTTCCGATTTTAAAATGTTTTGTATAACGTATAATTAAAACTTAATAGAGAACAGGAGACCGCAGACGATAGCAACCGCAGCAACTCCCAGATATTGCCACCCGGTGAGCGTGACCGCCTCGGAGTCATCCCCGAATAAGTGGCGGGTATTGAGCCAGCGCCAAGCGATGCGGGCGGCTCTTTCTGTTGTCTTCGCAGTCTTCGTTATGCCCTGAATGAAAAACAGAGCGCAGAGGGTGAAGAACTCGACGAGGGCGGCGAGCACCTCGACAAATGAAATATTACTGCTATGTATTGTTTTTGCTTCCATGATCTTATATATTTATATTGTTGTATTATTATAAACTTTCATTTATCAGACGATACCAGAACGAAAAAGGCTTTGTGAAATGTGGCTTTTGCGCTTTCTCAAACTCAGAAGGGAAAAAGTACGAAAGTACTGCCATTGTATTAATAGCAACAAAAGCCATGAAATCAAGGCCAACAGTTAGCACAAGGACCGAGCCAAGGAGTGCGCCCCAGATGCTGCCGCAAATGCCCAGCGCCTCGACGATTGAAGCTATCGCGGACACCGCAACGTAAACAGACAAGAGACCAACCGCGAAGAATACAACCAGACTAAAGACAAACGCCGCCTTTTCTGCTGCTGCCTTTGCGCCGTTCTTCATCTTTGCCAGGATGCCGGCGAGCCTTGAAGGCTCGCAAGCTGTTGCGTTCTCTTTGTTCTCTTCGCCCTCGCCGTTCTCTTCGTCCTTCGCAGACTCTATGCAATGAATCATATAAACGTTGCCGGCGTTGTCTGCCTCACTGTCTACAAGTTCGCCAGGATCAATTCCGCGAGCCTCGCAAGCTTTGATATATTCCCAAGTTAAATCTACTAAAATCTTGGTTTTGCCTGTCTTCTCGATGTCCTCGATTGCTTCGGCTACCGTTTCATCTTCGCGTGCCTTCTGCTCCAGCATCTCGCCGGCGATGAAGTCGGCGCGGTCGTATCTGCTTGCTAAGTATTTGTTACGGTTGCGGTCAATGAAGTAGTAACGGCCGTTACACTTACGGAAGCCGATAATAACCTCGTATTCGTTCGCGCTGCTGATATTGTAAGCCTGCACGCCCTGGTAATTAAGATCAAAAAACAAATTTTCGTTTACGATCTCCTTTAACTGCTTGATATTATTATTCTTTTTCATAACTTTATTATTTTAATGTTCTACTTTGTTTTTATTTTGTGCTGCAAAGATACTACAAAAAGTAATAACTACCAAATATTTAAAGGGAAAAGTTATCATATAGTGTATTATTTAACGTTTCTAAACAGAAAAATAAAACATCATTACCTTTTTACGTATTATTTATTGTGTTATTGCTATTATATATTGTATGTTAGTTATTATATTATATACCTTATTATATATAGAGAAAGAACAAAAGCAAACGGAAAGGGAAGGGCAGCGCCTCGACGGTCTGCCATCCTGCCCGCCTCGTCCTCGTCCCCGTCCTCTCCTTCAGGTGGTGAGGGAAGGAAAGAGCAAAGCAGCAGACGAAACAGGAAGAGAGAGAACCAGGGCGAAGGATGCCGCCGACATCTTCGCCAGTTCCTCGCCTCTCTTCCTGTTCTGTCTGCTGTCTCCACCGTCCACACCATCGCCAGCGCTCACCCTCTCGCCCACATCTCGCAATCAATCGACCAGCAACAGGGCAGGGCCTCGGCCGTCTGTCATCCTGCCCGCCTCGTCCTCTTCCCCTCTTCCAGATGGTGAGGGAAGGGCAGCGAGCCAGCCAGGGCGGGGCGATCCCCTGCCGTTCATCCTGCCGGCCCTCTCCACCCTGCCGGGGTGCCGTCCGCATAGTTCCTGACGAATCCAGGCAGGCGGGCAGTGGGTCAACATACCAGGGCGGTGGTCGCTGCCGCGCGAGACTCAAAGTTCTCAGGAAAAACTACAAGGCTGTATCGCTCTAAATATCAATTATTTATTTTCTCCGCTGGGATGTGTCGTGCACAAGCCAGTGCGGTGGAGGTCGGTAATTGTACTTAAAGTGAAAAATATAACTATTTAAAACACAAATAGTTAGAGGGGGAATTTATTAATTCGTTTTAGTAGTTTAGGTAAGGCTTTTGCCCTTACAGGGCGAAGGAAACCGCACGCCTATACCCAGGGCGATGCCCTGGGCTAGAAGCTTCTGCCCTTGCAGGGCGTGAGGAGCGTGCGGCTTGCTTTTTCTATTATTCAGTCTTTAAACATCTTTCTTCTGCCGATTAGTCCTCGAACATCGAGAAGGCTTCGGGACCTTCCAGTTTGAAGGCTGTCTCTACATACACCAGTTTGTTGATGCAGTTACGATAAGCATGATAATAAGCTCGGCTTTTATTTAAGATATTAGACAGGGAGCCTTCCTCTCTTACGTCTCCATCCTCTATGCCGGCATTGGCTAGCGTACCTCTTACGATTTCAAAACGATCTTCTATCATTGTATTGTAGCGAGCCAAAGGTGCAAGCGTATCTTCTAGGCTCATAGGTGCAGACTGGAACACCTGGTTGCCGAGACTGATGCCGCCACCTGCTACCTTGTGGAATACCTGGCGATAAACCTCGAATACCGAACGAACCTTGCGGGCAATGAAGAACTCAAGGCATGGAACACTAAGCATATAAGTGTTCTGTGGGCGACCCATCACGCTTTTACCGTCAGCTTGCATGTCATCAGACTTTTCCCCATTTTGGGGGAAAACTCCAGACTTTTTGCCATTTTGGGCAAAAACTCCAGACTTTTGAGCATTCTGGGAGAAAACTCCCGACTTTTGAGCATTTGTGCTCAAAACTTGATAATCAATGTCTTTCACGAATAAATTGCTCCTTGTTAATGCTCTTACAGCATCGGAGCGGAACTTAAATACCAACGGCCATACCTCATCCAGATTCACGGGAAACTCCTCTTTACTTCTAGAAAGGTTCAACACTTGAATAAAGTATGCCTTTATCTCGCTATCACTACTCTGCTTTGTTAACTGAATCATAATCTAAATCTCTTTAAAAGGTAAAACTTCATGCTTGCAAAAAGTGGAGCGCAAACACGCAAAAAGGATGCTCAGACCCATATTATAGGATATGGACTGCTCTTGGCTCATACTCCCAGTGTCGGGTGGTG